GGTAAAATAGTTCACTAACGTTCACTATTTTACCGGGACTATTATACTATTGATATTTGGTAAGAAATAATAATAATTAAAATTTACTATTTAAAAGGTAAGTAAAAAGAAAGAAAATTAAAAATAAAAGAAAGAAAAAAGACGAGCGAAGCGAAGTCAAAGAAAATTAAAACAAGAAAAATCCAAAAGAAGAAGAATAGGAGTGATGTTGCGGGAAAACGTGCCATCTAGCTGCGGAAATAGGAAAACACAAGCTTTTACCTGCCCATTTCCCGCACCTGTTTTGATTTTTACTCTTGGATATAAAATATAAAAATATTATAATTGCAATAAATTACTATAATTGCAGGTAGATATCATATTTTAGATTTATTTAACTGCTAGTTGCGGGAAAAATTAAGTAGTTTAACAGGGGATATACGGTATAAGGCTCTGAGAGAAGTTTTAAGCGATGGTTATAATCAAAATGGGTAAATACTCATAAATAGTTAGAAGTATAGCTTAGATAGCGCTACAGACAGTCTCATAAGCAAAATATAGACTATCACTCCCCACATTTTACAATAGATTTTGATTTTGCTCTTGGATACTAAGAGAAGAAATAAAAAATAATAGAAAATAGAATAATAGAAAATAATAAAATTATGCTATTTTGTTGATGTGCGGGAAAATGTAGACGTTTACCTGCTGATACGCTGTGTAAGGCTTTCTAATGTGTTTTAAGGGGTAGTTTTATTTGAAATGATTAGTTATTCATAAAATAGTAAAAGTATATCTTAGAATGTCTTACAGAGCCTTAGAATGGTAAAATATAGAGTATCACTCACTGTAAATTACATAGGATAAATATTTTATGATTTGACTCTTGGATGTTTAGTGGTTGTAAAATTTTTATATTTGATGATTATAAATTTTTGTGTTAAGTGATTACAAAATTTTATATTTTGTAGTTTGTGAATTTTTGTGTTTTGTATGCAGAAAATTTTATGTAAAGTGTTGTGAGATTTTTGTACAAGGTGTTAAAAATTTTTTATCCAGAGTGTTGTAAAATTTTTAGTAAGATGACTACAAAATTGTATACAAGTTATAAAAATTTTTGTGTGTACAAGTTGACAAAAGTTGACTAGAATTTTATGTACAAGTTAACAAAAGTTATTAAATTTAAATGTATAAAATATGAAATTTTTAATAAAATTATCCAAAAAATTAATAAATTTAATTAAAAATTTTTTTTATAATTGTTAAATCTTTGTTACAAGATTTGTTAATTTTGTCAAAAATATAACAATATGTAATACTTTTTGTATGAAAATAATTTTTCACAATTATGAAAATAACTTTTCACAGTTATGAAAAATATTTATTTTTAATAAAAAATCCCGCAACTAAAAATAGCTGCGGGAAAAACAGGCTTTTACCTGCGGTTACAAATAAAATTTGTAATACCATATAAAAGCTGTAAAATGTGATAAAAAAAAATATTGCAATGTAACACAAAAATGTATCACATTGCAATATAAAAATTTTTTATAGCACAATACAAAAAATTGTACTACATTGTAGTACGAACGCAAGTGTCCTTAATGAAAATTTTACAACATGCTGAACACTTTGATTCGTTTTATCTGCGCGAAAAAGTTCAAAGGTTCGTTACTGATATTATAAACGACTGCATTGCATAAAAAATATTCTAAATATTATACTATGCAATACATAGTATACAATATTATATATACTATGCAATACATAGTATACAATAACTTGTATAGATGTTTAGAACAATATGAATTAGTTGTTGGCTGCGGCAAATTTCCCGCAAATATCATGTAACCTATCTTTGTATTTTGCTTGCGGGAAAATTTTAGATAATCCCATATACAAACAGTCTGTGACAAAATTATTTGGTTTTGTCATGTGAATAAATTCATTAACATCAATTTTATTCTCATTCAATGCCATAGCTAAAAGTCCAACAGTAATTCCAGCATTACACATTTTGTCATTGTCAAAAACAATTAGAATGTTGTTGTATGTAACATTTGTAAGTGTTTTTATGATGTGCCGCAAACAATTAGCCCTATAGTTACTAGAATCATAGCTGCGGGGATAGGTATGAGTTTTTATAACGCCTTCCCGCATAAATAATTCTGGCTTTTGGACTTCACGATTGTAATCATAAGTGAGATATACAACTAAGCAATTAGTCAGTTGTATATCTTTTATCTCTTGGATTGTACCTATATAATATTTGTGGTTTTGTTTATTGAAGTAATAAAACATTATACCCAACAATCTCCTACACGATATCTTTTTACTTCACCATGACGTAAAGTGTCGACAAAGAAAATATTTTTCTCAAGATTCCCGCAAGAAAATCCTATAACCTCTCGTTGTTCAGATTTCCCATAAATATTTACTTTGTCTCCAATAGCATAAGGGGCTACATAAATATTGTTGCGGTTTTTGGTAAAGATAGGAATCTTAAAATCAAATCCCTCTACTAGCATATAATTTTCTTGTTTGTTAAAATCATTTATGCAAAAGAATCCAATAGGCTCCATAGAACAATTTGCTACCATAATAGTAGAGTGTCTTTTGGCAGATAAAAGTTTTTGTGTAAAATTATCTGTACCCGGCTGCGGCGTATCAGCAAGCAATTCTTTCCGCAAATAGATTATGCGGCCATCAATAGGTTCAAACACTTTAATAGTTTCTTTAGTTCTATTACCATCCTCTAGTGCGCAAACCTTTCGGTTATTCCAATTAGAGGTAGGGTCGTTTATAAATAGAATATCTCCAAATTTAATCATGTATTATTTTAACACCTCTCTTGATTCCATCTTCAAAGCCTTCTTCATATCCGCGTTTATATCCTGCGGAAAAGGCTTCTTGAATTTTTTCTTCTGCTTTATCCATTGCGGACTTATAGACTTTCCGCATAAGTTTAGCCATCCAAAGATATTGGATACCCTTGGATGACATAGCTTTATTAAAATTGTCTTTATTCGTCTGTTTCATCAGACTCGTCCTCAACACCAATAATTTTATCTTTATCGTCTAATGCAAGGTAGTCGTTTACCCATTCCGCAACAGACTTTGGAATGTCAATATCATCTTTACTGTAGAAAAAGATAAGTTGCGCGACAAGAAAAGATTTCAAATCACCAATCATACCTCTCTCAAGAAGATTATCAAGAGTATCAATACAATCATTCTTCAACTTTGGCTTGCGGCCATCGCCTAGCTCGTGCATCATATAACAAATATCTTCCTGATTCTGAAAAGCGTCCCAAGCCAAAGAACGATACACATCATTGTAAAAATCTTCAAGCTTTTCGTCAGGTTCGCAATAATTGTGCTTTTTCGCCCAATTTACAATGCTCATTGTTTTACCTCCATAACATACCAATTAGCGGTGCGACCATTTGCTTTTACCTTATTGACTTTCTTTTGGCAATATTCCTCAATTTCTTTTAAATCTTTGAAATGTATCTGTTTCGTTTCTGTTCTCTGAAAAACTCCAAAAGCATCAAAATAATCTATGCGGATAGTCGCTACCATATTTTTATTCCTCATTCTCGCCATTATATTTTTCGAGTGCTTCCTCTAGATGATTAGTAGCATCTTGTATAACTTGAGAAAGCATATAGCAGCGAACAGTAGCGTCAATCCAATCACGGCCACTATTTCCTTGGCCTAATACCTTTTCAGCGAGTGTAGAAGTCTCTATTCCAAATTCCATAAAAACTTCCTTCAAAATGTCGCTGTCAAAAATAATGCTGGTGATGAAATCATCGTCAAAACGGTTGGGGCAACCATTGTACCCATTTCCGCAAACCTCGTCTGTGACAAACAAGGTATCATACAAATCATCTACTTCACCAAGATTACCATTGGCGAAATCCTCGATATTGTCATCAATGTAATCAAAAGCATCTTGCTTTATCGTCTCTTGAATCTTATCAAAAATTTCTTCATTCATATAAAATTCCTCTTTTCTACAAAAACTAATAAAAAATACCGACCTTACTATTGTAAAGCCGGTATTCAATTATTAACTAAATAAAAGAAACCTCTGCGGGAAAGACCCACTGTTGTGTAGTGCCATCAAGAGAGCAGATTAAAACAGAATCGTCAAAAATAAGCTGAGCAATAAAAGCGTGTCCTTTGTAGAAAACTGCCATTTTTAATACTCCTTTACATTCTCCTTGCGGACCCAGAGACAATCATCTTCATCTTCCGTGTTACAAATCATAATATACTCGTCATTTTCGTCCATGACAACATATATTTGACTATTATAGAGTACGTATTTCATAACTGACTCCATTCTTTTCTCTCTTGCTTATATATATATTATAGCATAGATATTCTATCTTTGCAAGAGCTTTTTTCTTTCTTCTGTCCAAAAATTTTTAGTAAAAAAGGCAATGGGTATTGGCTTTGTCCAATAGTCAATTCCAATATTAAATTCATTGCTATTTTTACCAAATTCAAATGGAACAGTAGAATGCGTATGACCATAAAGGTAAATTTTACCTTCTTCTTTTTCTGGAGCAAAATTTTTGTATTGTTTTCGGTAGCTTGTCGCGCACCAATCATATTTTTCCTCAAAATGATTTTTTGTCGGAAAATGAGAAATAATAATATTATCTCCAAACTTGATTGGTTGGAAATATGCTTGCGCGAATACCTCAAGTAATTTTTTTCGTACATCTTCCCGCAACATAAGTTCATGATTACCCATGACAATAGCCATGTGACTTTTCTTGAATTTACAGTTTTCTTTTATAAAATCTATACTTTTTTCAAAAGATTGTCTACCACCGGAAGAAATATCTCCAGCCACAAAGAGATAATCATTATTACTTTGAATAACAGAATTTATCTTCTTCATAATATGTTCGTCATGTTTGCGGACATCTACAAAATCTTTCATTGGGACATTATTTTCAAAGCAATATTCCCGCAACTGTTGAGGATTTTGTGCTGGAGCACCCTTCTTTATGTATCCGCGCATAGCGGCTACATAAGGGTGGTTAAAGTGCAAATCAGCTGTTACAAAATCCATCAAGTATCAACTCTCCTAAAAAACTATGTATTTGTGTCATATCAGGAATATATTTTTCTTCTATTGGATTAAACCATATTGGAATATTCTCGCCATACTTTTTAGATACGGTCTTTAAGTCATCAAAATAATTTTTGTTTTTGTAATCGAAAATATTCTTTTTACCGCTGGCTATTGCAGTTAGGGCAGGACGCAATGCTTTCGTACGTTTATACAAGTCAGATTTTACCTTGAACATATAGTTGTTAGAATCACGATATACCGCGCCCTCATGATATAGCATATCTTTAGTATATTTGATTTTATACATTAAGTCTACTTCGTCCGTGATAGGAGAAAAGAATGTGGTAAAATTGAGACAGTCAGAAGCAATAGATTTAATATCTTCTAAAGCGTTATTACAAAACTCCAATTTTATTTGATTTTTTATGATGTCAAGAATATATAGACGAGAATCACGATAATAAATGATATGTCTATCATATTGTGGAGCTATAACTTCTACTGCCATAGTTGCATTTAAATCATATAGAATTTTCCAGATTTTCTCTTGTGTTGGTATATCAACTCTTTTATTAAAAAGATGATATATTATCCAAGAATATTGGGTGTTTCCAGCTTTTGTGAAGAAATAAAATTTACCCTTTTCATTTTTAGGAGCAATCAAACCAAGAAAACCGTTTTCCTTATAAGAAGATATAATAGGGTATTTAACTTTTTCAAAAATTGCTCCTTCTGTTGTCTCCTTGTTTTCGTTAATGTTAAAGAATTTGTTATATCCTCTTACAACAACATCGCTACGAGAATTAAGAAACAGACCACGGGCAGTAGTAGTATACTGATTCCACACATGATTCCTAAAAGCATCTCTTGTAAAGTTACACGCATACAAATCTTCTTCCCCTTGGACGGGCTTGACTTTTACATATTTGTTTGATGCCATTTCATTGAGCAGACTCATTTTATTTAAACCTTCCATCCAAAAGCAAACGATTATATGTTTTATACATCATATAAAGCCAATCTTCATTGACCCTTTCTTGAATTGGACGAGTTTTGTTACGCTCCTTGAGTGTTGCCCAATCTTCTTTCATTTCAACAATTTTAACATTAGCATTATATTCTTTTGCGATTTCCTTAAACTTTTTAAGATATGGAATCCTAAGATTCATATTATCAACAATCACATCTTCCCCATTAGAAAGATGCAATTCAATCATAGAATATTGCACTTGCGCGATAGCGTTACCAACTTTCTTAAAAATTGCAGGCTTGCTATGCCACATATCACGACTGCCAGCAATATATTCCCGCATATTATCAAGAGAAGTGATAAATGCACCTGTCTTTTCTGCAATTTCTTTTGCTTTTGTAGATTTTCCACTTCCGAGGAGTCCGCGCATGATGTACAATGTAGGCATAATTTTCTCCTTCTAATTTTTTCTTACTAATATAGTATACCAAATTTTTCTTCTTTTGGCAATAATGAACTTTTATCTGTGGAAAAATTTCCTTCTTGACATTATATATTATTTTTGGTATGGTATACTTATCAATTTAAAAAGAAAGGAAAATTATGGGTCTTGATAGTTTTATTCTTCTCACTAACAAAAAGAATACAGAATATACCGATGACAATCTTGAGGAAGTCGGATATTTCCGCAAGGTTAATTTTATTCATTTTTGGGTAGAGAAAAATCTCAATAATGGAGAACAGACTAACTGTGAGTTTATCGAGATTCCAAAAGATAAGTTAGATGAATTTATCGATTTATTACAGAAGGTAAAAGATGATAATAGTCTTGCTTTTGAGTTACTCCCCTGTCATTCTAGATTTTTCTTTGGCAATACATATTATAACGATATATATTTTTATGATATTGATATAGCCTTAAAAACATTCATAGAGATTAGAGATACCATAGATTTTGATACACAGAAGATTTTGTATTATTCATGGTGGTAATGGATTCCCGCATCATTATTCTGGTGCGGAAAATTTTTTATTTGACATTTGGACCAAAATCTTATATAATAGAAACAAATATAGAATAGATTGGAGAAACATGTCTTATAAGTCATATACTCGTGTTCTTAGAATTGATAAAAATGAAGTTATGGGAATCCTTAATGGGGATGTTGTTGTCATGCCAAAGCTTGATGGAACTAATGCTTGCCTTTTTGTAAAGGACGGCGAGGTTCATGCTGGTTCCCGCACGCGCGAGATTAGTGTTGAAAAAGATAATGCACATTTTTGTGAAACACTTGTTAAAAATGGTTCTTCTGATTTTCCGCAGGTAATTGATTATCTTCTTACGCATCCAAATCATATTGTATATGGTGAGTGGCTTGGTGCAGAGGGTATGGCCTTCCCCGGACATATCAAGTCTTATCTAAAGCATGGTTTTTTCATTTTTGACGTTTTTGATATTGATACCCAGAAGTATATTCCATACGATTCTTACAAGGATGCTTTCGGCGATTATGACAAAGTTATTCCAGTAATTGCGGAATTTACTAATCCGACTCTTGAAGATATTGAGAAGTGTCTTGACAACACTTCTTACAATCTTCCAGAGGGTACTCTTGGTGAGGGTATTGTTATTAAGAATTATGATTTCCGTGATAAGTGGGGGCATATTCAGATTGCAAAGATTGTTCGTGACGAATATCTCCAAAAAAAGAGAGAGAAAAAGATGGTTGCGGAAAATCGTGAGGAAGAATTTGTTGATAAGTTCTGCACCGCAGCGTTTATGAGTAAGTGTCAAGCAAAGATTATGGTTACCCTTGGAATGGACGAGTGGGAAAATAACAAGAAAACTATTGGTATGTTTTTGAATCTTTGCGCAGATGACATTATGGAAGAAGAATTTTGGGGCTTTTTTAAGAAGAAGAAGGGTGTTGTAGATATTAACCGTATTACTTGGCTTATCTTTACCAATGCCCGCAAGTATCTTGGTCTGTAGAATTGGAGATATTTTGAAACGTTGGATTATTTATGGTAAGGCTTTAAAAGATTTTAAAAAAGTTAAAAAAATGAATCGCTTTGCTGCCTTAGACCGTTTTGGTAATAAGGCTTTTGGCTTACAAAATGCTTATTTTTATCCTACAAAAGAAGCAGCAGAAAGTATGATTAAAAGCTCGCGTGAGCATGGTATGACAGAAGATATGGTTGCTTTTGAAATTCGTCATGTGAATGTTCCTACAGAAGAGGAGTGGCTAAATGCGTGATACGTCTCTTGTTTTTATTGCGGAAAGCTATAAAGACAATAAACAAGCATATTTGACTCCTTACGGTATGTTACTTAATATCAAAGGTACAAATCATGGTTTACTTCAAGTTTGGGCTGATGTTGGTAGACAGCACACTTTTAAAAAACTAAAAATGGGAGAAAATCCTTTTGCTATGGCTGATTCAGATAAATCTTGCCTTAATTGTAAAACTTTTTTGTCACTTCAAGCCGTAGAAGATTATTACAATAAATATAATTGTTGGAATCTCTATTATGATGGAGAAGATTATACCTTTAGTTTCCCAAACGCTATTCATTTTGTTAAGGATGATGGTAGTAGGAATGTCCCTCCTCTGCTTTCGTCTGCGTTTTGGCGTGGCATCAAAGATTTAAAGGAAAAATATTCTTGTGTTTCTGATGTAGTTGAATTAATAGATTCTCCTCATTACATTGATGTGTATTGTAAACTAAAAGAAGCGTATACACAAGAAAGTATTTCTTTGCTTCAAAATGAACAACATATTGATGACCAATTCTTTGAAGAGTTGATTGAAAATTATGATTTTATACTAGATTACTATGATGTTTTTGGAACACGTAAATTTAGATATAATGGCTTTAAATATATCTATAAACATGATAGTGATTTTGGTAACAAGAATGGCGAGTATGGTAGAAGTATTCGTTGTATAGATACAAATTGCACAGAGCCTCTTTTTGAAGAGGGAGAATTTAGTGTAAATGTTGATAATATGCTGCATTATGATTATAATTATGAAGTACTAGGCAGGTTTGCTAAAGAAAATTGTTTTGGTATGCTTGATGATATAGCTAGTCCAGTAGCATTTGTAGCTGAATATAATCCTTCTAATCAAGCTTATAGCGATTATTTTGTTTTCCCGAACCAAGAAGAGCGTTATAAGGTTCTTGCAGAAAATAACAAACTTAAAGTTGGGGAATCTTTTTCTCATGGAACGACTAATTATGAATTAGTGAGTGAAAACGAAGATGGTACAAAAACTTATAAGGTTACCAAGAAGGAAAGTGCCTATTCTGATTCGGGAAAAGAACTAATTCAAACAGTTAAAATATTGAGCTGTTATTTTTAGTGAGGAGATATAATGGGATATAAAAATTGTCGCGGAGCAAAGACAGCAGAGGAATATTTACTTAAATGTCTCTTCGCCGCAGAGGAAGAAAGAGATAAGGCTGTTTTTTATGCCAATAGTCTAAAAATTGCAGAAGATAAAAGAATCAAGGCAGAAGAAGAAAAGAACAAAAAGTTTAAAGAAAAACTTAAAAATGCACCAGTTTTTAAAGTTAATGATACAAAAACCATTTCTTTTCAAGTAGAACCATCATATAGGCTAATTAAATCAGAATATGGTCTTAATAATATTGAAACTTTATCTAGTATTTTAGAGAAAGATGATAAAGAGTTATATGAGTGGGCATCTAAAAATTTTGAAGCTCAACCATCTTCTTATCTTGGTGATTTAAGACCGATTCGTAAAAAAGAAGATACTTACGATTATGTTCTTGGTTATATGGAAGATGAGACAACAGAAAAAACGTATGTGTCAAAAGAGTGGTATCCAGAGAATTTTGTTGAATTAAGAACTGAATATCATAGAATTGATGATATTTATCCATTGGATATGGAAGAAGAAATTAAAAAGATGGCTATTAAAGAATTGAGAGAAAATTTACAAGATGCCATCAATAAATTAAAATCAGAATAGGTTAATCTCTGCGAGAAATCGTAAGAGATTTTTCACTGATGTAAAAAATTTTTTATGATATAAAGGAGGAAAACTCAACGTGATAATTAAAATAGAATTACCTCAAATAATTTGGTTAATTTTTTCACTTATAGGACTTGTTTCTCCTATGCTTCAAAAAGGAGAGAAACCTAAACCATATGAGATTTTTGCTGAAATTGTTGGTTTTTTAGTTTCTTTAGGTTTACTCTATTGGGGCGGATTTTTTTCTTAAAAATCAAATGGTGAGGCAATAGTGAAATGGATTATCAAGAGAAAGAAATAAAAACAGGTTAAGAGAATTAATATCAACTGGTACTATAGAATTAGGCGATGTAGAACAAATTTTTACTAAAAGAAAAGCTAAATATCAATGCAATGAATATATAATATATTGTCATAATTGTTATGCAGAATTTGGCTATGTTCTTTGGTCTGATGGAGGAGAGGCATTTATGGATACATTGCCAAATTTTTGTCCTAATTGCGGCAAACCTGTAAAGTTATTAAATAAAAAGGAAAATAATGAGTAATTATGTAACATACAAACTCTGGAACGGTCACAAAGCACCAAATAACCTAGAGTTTAATGGGAGACTTATAGGACAACGTGTTGCAGTCGTAACAGGCGACCGTGATATGTGTAATTTGATTGACAACTGTGTGGAGTTTTGTTGCTCTAAATGTGATTGGAGATTTGATTACTCAGATGATGTACAAGAATATGAATATTGTCCCGGATGCGGAGCAAGAATCATGGATAGATAATAATGCCAATAGTAAAACTAAGATGTAGAAATTGTTCTTCCTTCTCTTGTAAGATTTGCCCTATTGGTACGTATGTACCAGAGGATTATTTATGTGGTTGTTCCCGCAAGTTATCTGACGAAGAATATGCGGAATATATCCATATAAAAGAAGAGATTGCTCCGTTTTTGAGAAAATCTCAATATAAAGAATACTTTAAACAATGTGACTATTTAGACGAACTATTATTATCAAAACCAATAGTACACATTCTTGACAGAAAAGGAAAAGTTGTAGTTGATAGCTCTAGATATAAAAGAAAAAATAAAAAATGAGTTATGGGGAATGATTAATTGCCTTTCTGAAAATGAGGTAAAATTACTTTTTACTTCTTATGAATATGACGCGGATTCTTTGTCTGAATGTTCTAAAATTATTAAAAATTATGGCTTTTCTGTTTTGGGACATGGCGCAACAAAAAATGTTTTTGTTTTTGATTTTTTAACTGGCTTTGTTATTAAGACTCCTGTCTTATATGTACGAAAAGGAAAAAAGTTATTTAAAAGGTTGATTAATAATGGTGAAACAGACTCTTGTGAAAAAGAAAAAAAATTATTCGAAGTGGCCGAAGATAAAAAAGTTGAAAGTTTCTTCCTTCCATCGGAAAGGATTGTCTCTCTTGGTGGAAAACGAAATTTTTATATTTCAGAAAAATTAATAGAATCCCCAGAAGAAGATAACCCATGTTGGAATATTATTAATATAACAGATACTTTTAACAAAGAAGAAAAAGATAAATTCAATTTAGCTATTGAAAAATATATAGATAATATTGATTTATCTATAACTGCGGCAATCATTCTCTATAAACAAAATCCCGATAAATTTTTAGACTTTTTGAAATTTATTAAAGAATATGACATAAATGATTTGTATTTATACAATATGGGTTTTGATATAAATGGCAAATTAAAAATTTTTGATTATTCTGGTTTAGATGATATTTAGGAGCAATTATGATTGAAGAAACGGTTGCGGAAATTCCACCGAAACTAATTACAGAATTTGAAAAAGAATTAATTGAATATGAGGACAAACAATTAGTCTTAAAACATAATTATAAAGTTTTTATGTTTGCGGAAGATGGTACTAAATTGATTTCCCCAGCATACGATTCTGTTTATCCTTGTTTTACTCTTTTTAATCGGTATGTTGGTTTATGTGAATATACTTTTGAAGGTGGAGAAGTTTATTTGGTAGAATATTCTGATACAGAATATGATATTATAAAACATAGCTTTTGTTAAAAATAATACTTGCTGTCTTTGTTATTTTGTGATATAATAATATAAAGTGTAAAAAGGAGGTGTATTGTGTTACCAGAGGTTTTTGAAGTTCCATCGTATGAAGCAAACTATTGTATACATATCACTGATAGGTGTCCTATTTTTAATATTAATCGAGAGATAGCTACTTTTTATTTGCGTGTCCCGCACGCTTCTATTGATGGGGCAGCACGCGCTATTTCTTATGTAGCACAGCATTATCCCGATAAGCTTTATTCTGATTATTGTGTTTACTTGCATTATATTAAAGACAACAAGGTAATGGATTAACGAAAAAAATTAGGAGATTTTTTATGCAGCTTACTGATTTTGTTTCAGAAGAAGAAAAAAATCAAATAGATAAAATTAGAGCAATTCAAATTGGTTCTTCTAGAATAAAGAATTGTCCCTATTCAGCAGATGATTTTTTGTTCTATTGGAATAAAAATAAAAAATCTCTTTTTCGTCTTTTGGGAAATAAGTCAATTATTTCTAAGACATTTATTGCGCCAATAAGAAAAGAAGAGGCTTATCACAAAATTGATATATACCTTGGTAATATCTGTTTTGGGTCGAATAAAGTAAAAATTGATGATAATTCTCCAGCTTTTGTCAAAAAGGCACTCCCCTTTTTCTTTAAAAAAATGAATAAAATTGATGATACATTTACCTTTTGTTGTCTTATTAAAGGTTTATTTATTCCGTTTTTTATTTATGATAACAAACTTCTTACTGATTATAAATACACCGACATGGAACTTGAAAAAAAATTCTGTTTTCATCGCGGGGAAAAAGTTATGCGAGTGTTACAAAAATTGAACAAGGTATATCAATTTGCAACACAAGAGGAGTTTAACGAGTATCGTGAAAAAATCAGCGTTTTAACTTCTGTTAAAAAAAGCAAACAAACTGTTTATATTAGTATCCATCCTCTTGATTTTTTAACTATGAGTACAACCAATAGTTGGTCAACTTGTATGAACCTTAATCATGGTTCTTACAGGGATGGCGTTACCGAAATGATGAATAGTAATATGACAGTAGTTGCTTATACAAAAACAAAAGAAAAATTAAAAGATATTGGCTGGAATGACAAATCATGGCGTTGTCTTTTTTATATTAACAAAGACATTATTTTAGCTGGAAAAGAATATCCTTTCAGCAACGATAAACTGAAACAAGAAATTTTAGTTTTTTTGAAAAAGTTGGTTGCGGAAAAATTTGGTTGGAATTACAAATATGGTATGCAAAAATACTATGATTTGGCTCCGCTATCTGGCTATATAGATGTTAATAGCAAACTTCTTTTAAAAAAGAAGTGTACTAAAAAAGACAAACATAAAATACTCCTTTATACCAATGGCTGTATGTATAATGATATGGCAGAGGACAATCAAGAAAATTATTATTGTTTTCGTAATTACGTCAAACATACAAAACTTATTTGTGTGTCTGGTCCAGCTATTTGTTATCAATGCGGGAAACCATTAAAGACAAAAGACGAATTACATAATAAAGTTTTGAAGTTTTCAAAAGAAGAAGTTGATTATATAGGTGTGGGAGATGGCATGTGTCATAAATGTGATGATTGGTTGTGATATCATTGGACAAAGTTTGTGTTCCATTTAAGTATGAAAATGAGTTTAATGGAGTCAATAAAACAGTAAGGGAATTTGATATAAATTTTATTCAAGTTACTGATGGAGTTGACTCAAAAACCAGTAATATTACAACCTTGCTCGATTTTGTGCGGAAAAATAAAGACAAAAATATTAATATCTCTTTCCCGCATGAAATATCTATGTCTGCATTGGAATTGGTTAATGAGATTCATAAAAATATTTATGTCCGCTTGTCCGCAGAACAAATTGGTAGCGTTGCAGAATTAAAGAAGAATAATATTAAATTCTTCTTTGATTCAACTGTTTCCGCATACAATTATTCCATGCTAGAATCTCTTCTTTCTCTTGGAATATCACAACTCTATATTAGCGATGATTTATGCTATAATATGGACGAAGTTGCTAAAATTGCGAGAAAAAAGAACGTAAAATTACGTTGTATTCTTAATCGAATTCCATCAACTGCTCTAGATAAGGGCATTAACGAAAAGTCTATGATTTATCGACCACAAGACTTACCTCTTTTGTATGAATATTTTGATTGTTTTGAATTTGATTGCGGCGAACCGTATGACTGGGCAAAATTTGATGTTTTATTTCGTACCTTTTTCCGCAAGGGGAAATGGAATGGTAATCTTCAAGAATTAAATCCAGACGTTGCATTCAGATTTGATGATAGGTTTATTTTCCCAGAATATACCGCAAATAAAATTAACTGTGAAAGACGTTGTTGCTCTCATTATGGTAATTCTTGTAAAAAATGTAAGCAATATTTAAATTTACATAGTATGCTAATCCAAAAGAAGATTCGTTTAACAGGTGGTGATTCACATTAAAAAACGATATTTAATAAGTTTGATTATTATTTTTATATTATCATGTTTAATCTTGTTTTTTGTTATTAATACTGGTGATAATAATTCCAATTTTATTGTCTCTTGGACTGAACAAAATGCAGAAAATTTCCAACTCAAAAAAGAAGAATATGATAACTATATTCTACAAAGAAAAGATAAGATAGAAGAAATCTGCAATTCTATTCTTGCGGAATATGGCGATTTAATGGATGACCACGAAAAAGGGTTATTAAATGATTTTCTTTCTAAGATAGATAGTATTAATTCTGTAGACGAAATAGATGCTAAAATAGAAGAATTTGAGAATTTTACTATTGACCTCCAACATCGTAGAAAAAACCAAGAGGAAGAAAACAAAAAAGCAGAAGAAGCAAAACAAGCAGAATATCAAGCTAATTATTCCAATAGTCAAGAAGATTCTTCTCAAGATTATAATTCTGCGGGAAATAGTGAGAGTAATTACTCTAATGGCGATTTTAAGTCACAGGGGATTATTAATCAGAATGGCTACAGATATAGTTATTATTCCTCAAATGTATTGAGACATTATCGCACTGATGAATGGATTGCTGGAGACGATGGAATTTATCGTGATTCAGATGGTTATGTGGTTGCAGCATCGGACGCTCACCCGCAAGGTTCAACTGTGGATACGCCTTTTGGAAAAGGTAAAGTATATGATACTGGTGTTGGTAGGAATGACACTATAGATATTTATACAAATTATTAAAATTCTCAGTATATTTCTTTTTATTTTGTGGTATAATATAATCATGAAGAATAAGGAGATGAAAGATGTTGCCATTTTTTCCAATAAACACTACAGATGGTAAATATATTTATAATGATTATTCTTTAGGAGAATATCTTGAATCAAAAGGTATACCATTTGATGATTTAAAAGAACATTTAACACCAGTTATCCCGCAAGGAGACGATTGGGAAGCTATCGCGGATTCTTACCGCAATAATTTAGCAAGCATCTATAATCTTTTAGAAGATTTGGCAAATGAGTTAGAAAATGGGAACAAAAGAAAAAAGACTTATGCCAAAGAGTTATGGGGAATTTTAAATAACGAGTTTGAAATCTAAGGAGAATTGCTAATGAGTTATACTAATTATGGTTTTACCGCACATGTCACAGGTGTCGTGAATGAAAATGGCGACAGCTCTATTGGAATCAAATATGAAGATTCTGATGGTATCAAGTTTGATACAAATAAATCTGGAAAAGATTTTAACAAAGTCTTGCAAGATTTGTATACTGATGCTATTACCAAAATTTGTGGTATGCTAACCAAGCAAGAGGAGTTGCGGAAAAAGGAAGAAGAAGCTGCGAAGGATAATGAGCATATCGCAGAACTTACATCGCAACTTGACGCTCTTGATAAGCAGCGTAAAGAGCTTAATGACAAAATTGAAACTTTACGTGGCACTAAGAAAGATGTTAAGACCGGTATTGATAAAGACGTAGATGATTTTGAAAAACTTTTTTCGTTTTTGTTCTAAAATTTTCCTTGCAATCATAAAAAATCTATGATATAATAGATATAGAAAGTAGGGGAGCACAAGAGTTTTAAATAACTGTTCTTATGCTTCTCTGATTGGTAAAATTTCTTCTTGACTTTTACTAATCAAAGAAGTATAATTAAAGATGATGAATCTTTTACCTTACTTCTAAGCGGAAAGTTCTTGACTTGCCAATGTCAATAAACTTGGTGGATGTAGTCTGTCCGAAACTTGCTATTTTAGCTAACACTATTGGGTCCGAATCCCTTAAATCTTGGCGATATGGTGTAATGGTAAGTAAGACGAATCCAGTCTAGTTAAACACGTTAGCAGACGTAGAAAACTAGAAAAAGACATGACTATCTGCTAATAGTCTATGTCGTGTAGTCGTTCAAGGATTCGACTACGTAATGAATTAAGTAAGAGAGTAGCTACTCTTACTTCCTAGGAAAGGGTACTCCTTTGTAAGGGGTACCCAATGCCAGACGGCGTTTCTGGTGCTGTGTTAGATATTCCATGCTTTGGAGTTAGGTACACAGAATTCTCAGGAACGCGGTCTAGCAATCTTATTGCGGTGTAGAGTATTGGTAACTCAACTGGCTCATAACCAGTAATATGCGGGTTCAAATCCCGCCACCGCGACCATTAGTAGTATCTATTTACTAGACTCTGACAGCGACTTAATATCCTACAGAGACAAACGGAGTCTAGTAAATAGATATTAGATTATATTGTATTATAAGACAACTTTAGACATAAACAGCAATTTTAAATACATCAGACTTGAAAATCTGACCATGTAATTGTGTCTAGTAGATTTTATGCGGGGACAGAATTTTTTCTTGCTTTTCTTGTTTTTACATGCTATAATATATATGTAAGACAAAGAGGAAAGGATAAGTCCAATGGACAAATCATTAGGTGCATTAGAGGCACGTTATAATCGCTTGCGGGATAATGGTAAGAATGTCAATTCGCAAGGCGTTCTCCGCAAGATTGCACGTAAGATTCGACTATTAAAGGCTACACAAAAGTAGTTTTAATAAGTGGCATGGTATAGCCTAATATACCCCTACACAGCTATATGGTCAAAGCTGCAAAATTCAGCGGGCTTATCAACGCCATTAAACTTGAGAAGATGGTAACTTGAAGCTGTATAGTCTAGTCTAGCCAACTAGGTACAAGCAATAACCAATGGTTTATATTGTCCGGTAAGCAGTAAAAATCATTTTTACGAGTGGCGCTCGTGTGGGTTAAAATCCCACTCATCCATATTAGAGTTCACGGCTGGTAAAAACCAGCCACGAACCCCTTTTGTTTAGTCATTGGGAGTTTAGCGAAGTAGTCAAACGCGGTGGTCTGTAAAACCATTTCTTTTTAGATTCATAGGTGCAAATCCGTTAACTCCCACCATAAAAGAATAAATCGACTTATCAATGTCGTTAAACTTGAGAAGATGGTAACGTGAAGTCTGATAGCTTAGCCAGCTGACAGTCATAGCTTGTCTGGGTAACGAATTGGTGCTTGTTGCAAATGTAATTCATATGTGGGTGGATGGCTTCCCAATGAGAATTTAGCCCCAAGTATCATGAGCCTACCAAGTCGGCTCGGCTACGGCTTGTCCCGACTAGTAGGCGTGTTACCCCTTCATGGGGACTTAGTTCAATGGTAGAACGGATGCCTGTTAAGCATCTCACGGAAGTTCAATTCTTTCAGTCCCCGCCATTATACAAACACGATTAGGTTAACGGTAAACTCGCAGTCTCCAAAACTGTCAATGAATGTTCGAGTCATTCATTGTGTGCCATTGCGGTATCGTCTAACGGACTAGGACATAAGTTTCTGGTACTTAGAATATAGGTTCGATTCCTATTGCCGCAGCCAGTTATTTTTAGTTTGATAATCAACTAATATTTTATTATTAGTTAATTATATATTCCTCCTTAGCTTAATTGGCTAAAGCAGTGGACTCTTAATCCAAAGAGTTTGGGTTCGATTCCCAAAGGAGGAACCAAATGGGGACGATAGGTTCTCGATGTTTAGAAGAAATTACGTAGCTTCAAGGGGTTTCGTTAACTAATCCTTAATAGTTAGCAAAAAGAGAAATGGCACTAATGTGACATACTTTGCTAGCCGGGGTAGTAGACTAGCTGCTTAGTAGAATAAGTTTAACCTTATCTTAGCGTTTTCTATTAGGTACTTAATATTTGAAAAAGGTTTTAGGCTATTTCTTTGAGATGCGGAAATAGCTTAATAAAATAATATTGTATCTCCTTGCAGAAGAAATTTTTGTTATTTTGATATTCTGTGTATGTTATATAAATAGCTAGCCTTGTGAATAATGGCGCGTAAGAGTAGATAAACAGACTGAGGTTCGATTCCTCACGTCTCCACCAAATGTTGTACCCTGTGAGGGTTTTTTGATAATGAGGTGTTTATATTGTTTTTGTAGTATAAACACCTCTTTTTTATTAGAGACGAGGTGATAAGATGTATCGTTGGCAAGATAGTTGGTTTATTTCTGATTTGCACTTGGGGCATGATTATATTATGCGGGATGGTACAAGAAATGGCATTATTCATTTTGAGCGTACCCAATTCAAGACAATTCAAGAACATGATGAGTTTGTCATTAATAGCATAGAGAATTGGTGTAAGGAACATCTCGGACAATATGACCATATTCTTTATATTCTTGGCGATTTTGGAAAACCAACCTATTTATCAGAAATTGGCGGACTGAAAAAGAAGTATCATAACAAAATGGTTTTTCTAAAAGGCAATCATGATTTTAGAACTGATATTCCTAAGTTTGAACAAGTGTTTGATAAAGTATATTTATACCCAACATATATTGCACCACGTATTCTGATTTCTCATGAGCCGCAATATCCTACTCCATTCGGTATTTTGAATATTTGCGGACATCTGCACGGGGCTAAATTAGATGATATTCAGTCTCTTTGTGTGTCTATTAATGATGTCAATTACAAACCGGTTGGGCCACGAACTATTAACAAGAGATTGGCTACTATTCAAGCACCTAATTATAAGTTCTTAAAAGAGCCTTATCGTGAAAAATACGTGTTTTTGCATGAAAAAGAAGATGTAGTTATGGATAAGAATGGAAAAATCCTTTTAGAAGAATCCATTCAGCGGTTTAATCAAAGGCATAATAAGTAGAAAGTAGAAAAATGAAAAGCTTTGTCCGCAAGTTTATTGCAATTATCACAATTTGTGTTGTTACTCTTGGATTTGTTGGTTGCGGTATGATGCCAAATATCACGAACGATTCTCCACAAACCAGTAGTGCAAAAGCTAATGGAGAAAAACCTTTTATTCCAAGAGACATCAATACACATCTTAATTTTGCTGCGGACTACGGTGAAGATGTTAATCTTCCTGAATATAAATTTGTTTATTCCATGAAATTTGATGGAACAGTCAAATATGATGCTCAAAGTTGCGGCCATGTAATAGGACAAATTGTTGAGCATTATACAGGGCTTTCTGGCGAAGATGTTTTCAATAAACTCAATAAAGACAAAACAGAAGATGGCGATGTACTTATGTGGATGGAACATAAAAACGTAAAGGTCGTTATTACTATTGCTAAAGATGGTACTACAAAAGCAGGAATCTTTATATCATAGGAGTCATCATGCGGGATATTGCACGTATTAAACGAATTACAGATAAGCTAGCTCGTGTATGGGAGTTAGGCGCTCCTGACCAGCGACTAGGACAACTGTTGCAAAACTATGTTTTTGGTCGAGTAGACCCATTCTTTCAAGAGGATGACCGCACAGAAGAACTATTGGATGATTTAATCAAACAGATAGATGATTCAATTAAACAGACAAACTCTTGATAAAAAATTACTTGTTTTTCTTTTCTTTTTGTGCTATAATTATATAGAAAGAACAAGAGGAGAGGAAAATAGAGTGGTTTTTTCTAAGAACGACATAAAGTTTTTTGAGGACGCTAAATTTGAAGCTTTAAAGTCAGACTATTCTCCATTTCACTTGGGTTGTGTAGTTGTTTACAAAGGACATGTTATTTCAACTGGTCATAATTCAAATCGGACCCATCCTCTTCAAAAGTATTACAATCGCTATCGTAATTTTAAGTATGGTCCCAAGACAATTAGGCATAGCCTTCATGCGGAAATTGATGCTTTAAGCCATATATCATATACAACTGATATTCAAATTGATTATTCAAAAGTGAAGATATACATATATCGCATTAGTTCCGGTCATCCTAGTAGGCATGGCATGGCTAGACCTTGCCCTGGTTGTCTTAAAGCATTGCGGGATAGAGGCATCAAGCACATTTATTATTCTACTGATAGCGGCTTTGCTTATGAGAGGTTGGATTAATGAATTGGTTCATTATTTTTGTTGTATTTCTTTTAGTTCTTTTTATTATAAAAGATTCTCATTGGGGTAATTTCCCGCCTACTAGCGGTTCTTCAACAGTTAAACTCGTATAGGAGTATATGATGAAAAAAGAAAAGTCAAAAAATTTGCAGAATTGTGCTACTCTTATAGATGACCATTATTGGAACATATCTTCTGTCGAAAAATTACTTGACCTTTTAGGGATTCAAGGATGGAAAGATGATGATGGAGAACCATACAATGAAGAAGAATTAATGCCTTTTCTTCTTGATTGGATTCTTGATATTTTGCGGTACCGTTACGAGTATCCAATACCAGTAAGTTACGATGGAAAACATATACGTGTTGGGCAAAAGGTATATTTGCTTGCCAATGGACTAGATGTAATTGTAAAAGAAGTTATATATGGTCCAACTGGGATTACCGTTGTTAGTATAGGTCCAAATGATAAAATTTTCCGCAATGAGCCTATGTATCTTGTCGTCAATCACGAGGTCATCGAACATCTTGATGATGTAAAAGAAGTTAAGAAGTTTATTAATTGGTTCAATAAAAAAGATGGATATACAAAAGAACAAAAAGAGGAGTTACAAGCGGCAATACACAAAATTTTTATGGAGATATAATGAAAAATTTTAAGAAATCTGAATTTGTTCGTTGTAACTTTGAAGTATTACCATACTATCATATTGTAACTGATAATGATACCATTGAAGCAGAAAGATTTAATCCTAACTCTTTGGAGCCTGATGTTTTTGACTATCCTTGTTCATTAAATTATGTTGGTAGCACTACTCTTACTTTGTGTTATGAGAATAAGGCTATTTTTCAGATAGAGTATGATACGTCTGAATCAAAAGACCACGCAATATTACTCGCGGAATTTGATGACGAAGATAACCGCGGATATGGAGACTATACTTCTGAAACAGATATAGAAAGAATTTTAGTAAACACATATCCGTCTGACCCGCTAGTGTGGTTATATGAATCAAAAGACATTCAAGATAATCATTTAGTTAAAGACGAATTTACTTTTCGTGATTTGTTTAAAACTATTCTTGACTGTAGTGGGAATAAGATTATATTTGCTAGATATTTAGATATCTAATAGAAAGAGGTTATAATGCTACGTGGAAATGCAATTCAGAAGGCGTTCGCGGAAAATGGTATCTTCCCATCAAAAAAGAAGAATAAGCGTAAGTATTCCCGCAAGATTAAGTGTAAAGCCTGCGGAACGGAGATGATTCGTCATGAGGGGACTAATGTTATTGCATGTCCTAGGTGTGATGAAAAATTCATCTTGACAGAAAATTCTCGTTGACTTGCTTAGAATTTTCTGATATAATAGATATATAAGCAAGAGAGAAAGATTTGATTATATTCTTAGCTTTTGAAAAATTACAAAAACAAGAAAAAAAATTCTTGACAAGCAATTTTTTACATGCTATAATATAATAAGTACATTGAAAGACGAATATTAGAAGCATTTTAACCATGTGTATACCATTTGGTCAATGGGTCATGGGAACATCTAAACTTGCGAACTTTAAGAGGATACCCTTAGAGTATAGGCTGAGAAGTTGGTTATTAGTAATAATAATCAGTACGACTAGATAAGCTAGTGAATTAGATGTTGCGCAAATGGTAATCGTGAATCAAAAAGCCTAGTCATCTGGGGTGGAGCAATAGACGGCTCTGTGAGCAAGAATCCAAGTTAGGGTTGGGGCGGAAGCCAACCAGACCTTGGAAAACCAACAATCCATCCTGTAGTTGATGCCAAGTAATTGGCTATAACCAGAGCAGCTAGGGCGAGTAGCCGAATCTACAGCTTAAAAAATCTTAATTAATGACGAATTCGAGAGGAACATAGATAAAGTTCAAGAAGAATTCATATAGAAAATTTTTATTTGCTGAATGACTGGTGAAAGTTGGAGGTAAAGTCCTTCCATAGTATAAAACAAGAAATTCTTGTTGGGGTAAGAAGCAATAGGGTAGCTCCTTATTGTTCAGCCTTATCTCCTATGTGGCTGAATTTGAGCGATTATTATTTGTAGGACGAAAGTCCAAGAATGTTTCTATTATTCGTCTTTCTCTGTATGTGCGGGGTATGCAAAAGCTAGTATAGAATGTTTTTTGTTCTATCTCCCGCAAGAACTAGCAGACTTATCAACTGCTTTTCATATTTGGCGTAAAGATGTGTCTTCCACATATTCTATGGGTGATTGATACCGCTCAAAAGTGCCATAAAAGAGAAAAACGAGGTGTTTCTTTTTTCATAAAGATTTTTCTTAATCACGGAAAAGAAAAAATTTTTATTTTATTGCTTTTAGAAAGGTATACTACATGAAGCAATTATTCGATAAGAACAATCGTTTAGATATTTATGATTTTGATTTAGAAGATGATGAAGATAAGCCGTTGCGGAAATTCAAAGAACAAAATTCTAAACAATATTATCGCCGGAAAAATGATAAAAAGAGAACTCTGAAAAGAAAGAATGAGCGAAATGACAAAGAGAATCGTTGGCAAGAGTGACCCTGAATTTTACCATGTAAAAGGCAAAAGCGATAATACCTTGTGTGTTATTGCTACAAAATATGGGGAGATTTTAGGGAAGGCAACAGTATCACCAGAAGATATGAAACGTGATGGCTATGCCAACCGTGGGCAGGGTGAAAAGATTGCTAACCTAAAGGCTGCCATAGAATACTATCGCCGCAAAAAGAATGCTATGCTTTATAAAAAGGAAGCTATTTCAGCGGCTATTTTTAATATGCCAAAACCTGAAACTGCGTATGAGTTAAAGTTTAGCAATCACCTTGAAATTCTTTCTGACAATTATCAACATGAGTGGCAAAAGGCTAAACATGAATATGAGTATACACAGAAACTCCTTGAACAGGTTATTTGTGAATATGAAGATAAATACGAAGGGGTAATTCGTTAGAATTATCCCTGATTTTTTATTAGGAAGGTATTTTTATTGAAAAAAGATAACTTTTATACTGATGACAGTATTGAATCTTTGACTCCGATAGAACATGTTCAATTAAGACCCGGAATGTATATTGGTAGTACCGAAAATCCCAATCAGTTACTTTTGGAAATTTTTAGTAATGCTCTTGACGAACATAATATTGGGCATGGCAATTTAATTACTGTAGATGTCAATGAAAAAACTGGTGAATGTTATGTATTAGACGAAGCACAAGGTTTTCCCATTAATCAAATTAGAGAAGATGGTAAAACAATCCTTGAAGCATCTTTCTCTGTTTTAAATACATCTGGAAAGTATTCTGATGATGGAGTTTATGAGGGAACTTCACTAGGATTAAATGGTATCGGGGCAAAAGCCGCAAACTTTCTTTCTGAGACTTTTAAAGTTATATCGTGGAATGAAAAAAATTATGAATCTTTAACTTTTAAAGACGGTATTCTCCAAAAGAGAAAAGTTGGTAAAACGAAAGAACTTGAAGCAGTAAACTCAAAAACAGGAACAGATATTTACTATCTTCCAAAAGCAAAATACTTTTCTTCTATTTATACAGATATTTCATTTTTCAAAAAGTTCTTTAATGATATTTGTTGTCTATGTAATGATTTGTCTATTAAATTTAATGGTGAACTAATTCATCATGATAGCATTGAAGATATTTTAGATTTCAAAAAAGGCGATAATTTTGAAGTTATAAAAAATAGGTTAATCATAGAAGAAAAAGATTTTAAGCTAGGAATGACTTTTACCTCCGCAGATAGTGATAAAATTATTCCTTATGTTAATTATGGTTTAACTGATACTGGTCCGCACATTAGTAGTATAAAAACAACACTTACGAAAACTCTTAACTCTTGGGCAAAAGAAAAAGGTTTGCTTGGTCCAAAAGACAAGAATTTGGATGGTAATTCGTTGCGGGAAGGTCTACTATTAGTATGCAATATTAATTCTCGTGGCGTAGTTTACAATGCGCAAGTTAAATCAACTATCGTAAAAATTAATTCTGATTTTGATAAGGTTTTTGCACGTGAATTAGAGTTATGGCTAGACAATAATCCAGATGATGCAACAGCTATCATAGAAAAAGCTATCATTGCCCGCAAAGCGTCAGAAGCAGCTAAAAAAGCACGTGCTAAAATTAAAGCTGCGGGAAATGGCTCTAAAAAGAAATTCATTGATATGCCAACAACTCTTATCGACGCTACGTCAAGAAATCGCAAAGAATGTGAATTAATTATTTGTGAGGGAATCTCAGCCGCGAGTTCGCTAATTGCTCAGCGTAACGCAAAGACAACTGCCGTTTATTCAATTCGTGGTATGATGTTGAATGTTCAGAAAACTTCAACTGATAAAATTATTGAAAATAAAGAGATTAATAATTTAGTTTTGGCTCTTGGATTAGAATATTCTAATGGTAAAATGATGTTTGACGAGAATAAGTTAAGATATGGTAAAATAATCGCAGCATCAGATGCAGACCCAGCTGGTAATGAAATTGAAAATCTTCTATTCAATATTATTTGGCAACTGTGTCCTGAACTTATCATAGGTGGATATGTTTATTCATCTGAACCGCCACTTTATAGAGTAACTTTAACAGATAATTCATACCATTTTTTAGCTGATGCGGAAGAATTGGCTGAATTTAAGAAAATACATAAGAATATTAGAGAAATTCATAGAGCAAAAGGGTAAGAGATAGTCTGGCCCTTATCTACTTTACCGTTTATCAACGGGGTCACATTTGTGGCTAACGAGGGAGTCTGACCGCTTATATAAAAATCTTGGTCATTTCACGGTTTACCTGAAATGGATAATTTTATATATAGTAGAAGATAATCTCGTGGGAAATATTAAACTATAAAAAAGTATTATCTTCTATTTTAATGTAAAAAGGAGGTAATATTTTGATAGGAATTTATAAAATTACAAATAAGATAAATAATAAAACTTATATAGGGCAATCAATTTGTATAGAAAGACGCTTTGCTCAACACAAATCCCCTTATGAGCAAGAAAGATTTTCAGATAAACCTTTATATAAAGCTGTAAAAAAATATGGAATTGAAAATTTTTCTTTTGAAGTTGTAGAAGAATGTTCTGTAAATCAGTTAAACAAAAAAGAAGCATATTACATTAATTTATATAATTCTCTTTGTCACGAAAATGGGTATAATATCCTTTCAGGAGGAGAAGGAAGCTACGGAGAAAATCACCCTAAACATAAATTGATAAAAGAAGATGTTATAGATATAAGAAAGAGATATGCTAATAGAGAAAGATGTAAAGAAGTAGAGAAAAAATATTCTGATAAAATTGGTCATTCCGGTTTCTCAAAAATTTGGAAAGGAGAAACTTGGGCTGATATCATACCAGAAGTTTATACTGAAGAAAATAAGCAATTTCATTTACACAACACAGGGCAAAAAGGCTCTGAAAATGGACGCTCAAAATTAACAGAAGATGATGTTATTTCTATTAGAATGAGAAAGAAAAACGGGGAATCTTTTGAACAAGTTTATAATGATTATTCTTTTGTAGGCATAAAAAAGAAATCTTTTTATAATACTTGGCAAGGATACAATTGGAAGCACATTATAGTTTAATAAACCTGTAACGACTATCTCCTTTGTCGGAGAGTACTGACGCTATTGATACGCGTTGGGAAAAGGTAGACTACTATAAAACAATAGTAGAAGAAATAGTCTGTACCTTTAGAAATAAAGGAATAATACGTAGCGGAAATGCAACCAGAACAACTGGCTGCTGCAATTCTTGATGAAGATACGCGTAAAATTAAACAACTAACCGTGTCTGATGTTAAGAATACAAATAAACTCTTTATAGACTTATATGGACCTGTTGTATTACCGCGTGTAAAATATATTAATAGCAATCCTTGGGGGGTGCAAGTAGATTATGAATAAAATTGACATCCAAGAGGAGTTAGGAAAAAATTTCTTAGTGTATGCTATTGATACAGACCAAAATAAAGCATTTCCCGCAGTAGCAGATGGATTACTTCCCGGCGCAAGAGCGGCTTTATGGGAAATGTATAAACAGAAGTATTTTAGCAATAAACCCCATGTAAAATCGGCTAAAGTTGCTTCTGGTGTTATTGGTCGTTGGTGGCCGCACAATCAAGATGCAACTTATGGTACGCTGGTTCGCATGGCACAACCATTTGTGGAAAATGTGTGTGAGATTGATTTTCAAGGTGCTGTTGGCAATACAATTATTGGTCAGCAGAGTTATGGCTCTGCTCGTTATACTGAGATGCGTTTATCCCCATTGGTAGAAAAATATATGCTCGCGGGAATTGAGAAGAACAATTCTGAAATGATTTGGAATTATCTACAAGACGAAAAATGGCCTCGTGTTTTCCCTAGTATTTTCCCAAGGCTTTTGGTAAATGGCTCAATGGGTCTAGGTGTTGGTATGAGCCAGAATTTTGTTCCGCATAATTTAACTGACACCTGTAACTTAATTATTGATTATTTAAAAACAGGCGATTTGGATAACAGAAATTATTTTCCAGATTTTCCTACTGGAGCAACTATTGTTAACAGAGATGAATTAAGTCTAATCAACAAAAACGGCCATGGTAAAGTAATTATGGAATCTAAATACATTAAGAGTGAAAAGAATCATGCTCTTAAATTTATTGAGTTTCCTTACCAAGTTTATATTGAGCCGACTATTGACAAAATTAAACAAGCGGTAAATGCGGGTAAAATTGTATCTGTAGATGATATTCTCAACACTAGCGATAAATCTCGTATTTCTATTAGTATTAAGGTTAAACCAGAGTTTACTCTTGATTATTGCGTGAACGAGCTTTTTTCTAATTCCCCTCTAAGAACACAGATTAATGTGAATCAAAATGCAATCATTAACCAAATTCCAGAGAGAGTTAATCTAAAAACTATTTTAGACGCTTACCTCAAAAATAATCTTGCCTGCTTGCAAAAAGAATATCAATATGATTTAAACGCGGCAAAGGCTCGGCTTGAAATCATTAATGGTTTGTTGATTGTTTTGGAAAATACTGATAAAGTTATTGAAATTATTAAGGGTAGTGAACAACCAAAAGTTGAATTAGAAAAAGTATTTAATCTTTCAGAAGAACAGATTAAAGCTATTCTTGATATGAGATTAACTAAACTTTCTAAAATGGAAAACAAAAAACTTCTTGCGGAAAAAGAAGAGAAAACTAAAATTATCAAGAATTGTGAAGAAGTTTTATCTTCTGACGAAAAACAAAAATTAATTTTAATTTCCCGCATAAAAAAGATGGAAGAAGAATTTGGTAGTGAAAGAAAAACGGAAGTTATTCAAAAAGAATTTACAAGAACTACTGTTTCAACTTCAAAACCAAAAGAAAAAGCTATTGAGGATATTGTATTTGTGTTTAATCCTCTTGGATATATTCAAAATATTCCCTTACACTTATACCGCAAAACTAAATTTGAAGCAATAAAAACTACTTCTGATAGTATGGTTTTGTTGTTTAGTAACAAAGGAAGATGTTTTAGAGTTAGTACTAAAGATGTTAAATCTTGCGAACCAAGTCAAAAGGGTACTGCCTTTGGTAGCTTTTTGCCATTAGAGTCAAAAGAAAAAATTATCTCTATGATAGACAACGAAGAGATAGATAATATTGAGTATCTTTTATTTGTTACCGCCAATGGCAAAGTTAAAAAAACAAAAATAACTAATTACATTAGCAATACTCGTAATATAGGGGGAGTAATGGCAATTAATCTAAGTGAAAACGATGATGTTATAGCCATTTTTCCAGTTGACAAAGAAGAAGTTTTGTTGTATACTAATAGTATGAAATATATTAGATTTGGTTTAGACGAGTTATCAGTAAGCGGTCGTTCTTCTTCTGGTATGATTGGAATCAAACTATCAGATGATGACCGAGTAAAAGATGCCGAATTAGTTAAGTCTAATTGTAAAACTCAATTTGTAAAACAGAAACGTGCGGGAAAGGGTAAGAAATATGAGTGAGCTTTATCCAGAGAGTTTACAAATTAAACCTATGAAATATGGTAAAGCGCCTGACGACTGGAAAGAAAAAGCTATTAGTGGCGAATACTATGCTCAAATCAAAAAAGATGGAGCACATTATATTCTAGAAAAAACTGAATCTGGTAACATTTATCTTTTTGGTCGTACTGTTTCAAAAAAGACTGGTGAGCTTACTGAAAAATCTGACAATGTTCCGCATATTGTGGATTGGGCAAAAACCAAATTACCAAATGGAACTATTCTATGTGGAGAAATTTATTATCCTGGAAAAACATCTAAAGATGTTACTAAAGTAATGGGAGCCAAGCCACAGAAGGCTATAGACCGTCAAAAAGAAATATATGGACCTGTACACTATTATATTTTTGATTGTCTCGAATATGACGGTAGGATGCTTATAAATGAGCCTTTCTATGTTAGGTCTACTTATGTAATTAATCATATCTTCCCCACGGAACTTATTGAGGTTGCTCATATTTATTACGAAGAAATACCAAGTTGTATTAATAAATGGCTAGAGCGCGGAGAAGAAGGAGCCGTAGTTAAGCGAATTGACGGTCTTTATATTCCAGATAAACGCCCAGCAGAAAACTTTAAAATAAAGCAAAAAATAGATAGCATTGATGTTGTTATTATGGAACTGTTAGACCCTAAATACGAATATACCGGCAAGGAAAAGGATACTTGGCAATATAAAGATTCAGAAGGCAAGTTAATCACAAAAGACGCTTATCTTAAAAGAAAAGCCGGACTTCTCGTAGGAGCATATAAAGATGGGAATTTGGTTCCTGTTGGTCGTGTTACTTCTGGAATTACTGACAAAATGAAAGACAGTATGACAAAATATCCGTATTTGTATCTTAATAACACTTGTTCTATTCAATGTATGAGTGTTGATAAAAATGAACATACTTTACGTCATGCTTTCTTCTTGAATATGCGGGAAGATAAAGACGCAAAAGATTGTTTATTTGAGGATATTTTTTCTTGACATCAGAATCAAGAAGTAATATAATTGTTTTATAAAGAAAAGACAGCGACAAAAGGAGAAAAAATGTCTTATGTACTAACTAACAAATCTCGTGCGGTTCTTGAGGCTCTCAAGGGATTCTCAGAGCCAGTCGATTCAAAGACCCTTGCGGCCGAGGCTGCTAAGTCCGCAATGCTAGACGAGGGTGAGACTGTTTCCGCTCGTGGCGTTAATGCGGTAGTTAATGGTCTTGTCCGCCGTGGTCTTGCAACTCGTGTAATTGTTGTGGACGAGGATGGCGCAGAGTCTAAGCTTATCGAGGTTACGCCTGATGGTCAGAACTTTGATGTAAATGCAGAGGTTCCCGCCAAGGAAGCAGATACCGCATTTTAATCTAGCGTTCTAAAAAATGACGGTAGAAAATATTTGCATTTTAATTCTAGTTGCGTTAATTTGTTTTTGTATTGGTTATTTTATCAGCTTTTCAAAGATAGACAGAAAAGTTGAGGAATCAAAACAAGAACGAAAAACGCAACTAGATTCTGAAATAAATCTTTTGCAAAACAATATTGATTCTCTTACTGGTTTTTACAATACATATGAAGTAAAAACAAAAACAGTAGACGATGATTTCAAAAAGAAAAAGAAATTATTACAAGAACAATATGAACGGATGCAAGAAGATTTAAAAAACAATTTTTTGCTTAATCAAGCTGATTACCAAAATCAAATAGAGGAATACAAAAAAGAATTATTCTCTTTCCAAAAGCAAAAAGCCGCAGCCATAGAAGCAAATCTTAGAGAACAGGTCTTAAAAGATAACCCAAATAATTTTATTCTTGGGCTTACAGATGACGAAAAACATGACGTGGAGTTTCTAAATCAGTTGCGGCCCAAGCTTGTATTCCCGCAGGTAGTTGGTAAGATTATATGGTCTACTTTTATCAAAGACAAACTTAAAACATTATCAGATAAACTGTTAGACGAAACTAAAGTATGCGGCATCTATAAAATCACAAACATAAGAACAAGTGAATGCTACATAGGTCAAAGTGTTGATGTGCGGAGAAGATGGCAACAACACTGTAAAGAGGGTGTGGGAGCAATTTCCGCATCTAACCGCAATCAATTATATACTGCTATGCAAAATTATGGTATATATAATTTTAGCTTTGAACTCTTGGAAAAATGCAATCCAGAAGAATTAAATCAAAAGGAAAGCTTCTATATCCAAACATACAATTCAAATAAATTCGGTTACAATCAGACAAAGGGGAACGACTAATGGGAAAAGTTATCATAAACGAAAACACACCTAAAGAACCCCTAAGTTTAATTGGAAAAATGATTGGTCCTTGCTACGGCAGTGAGACGAATAGTAATCAAAAAAATCACAAGCGCGGTCTGCAAGCCGTCAAGGACGGTCATTTCCGTTGTTTGGAATATGCTACCACATGGTTTACTCTTGATGGATATTCTGCAAAAGTAATTCGAGAGTTCTATACTCATATAGGTGGGGCACCTACCCGCACGCAAGCTTCAACACGGTATATCAAATATAAGCAATTTGATTATATTACACCACCGGCTATTCTTAAAGATAGAGAAGCGCAACGAATTTATGACCAATGTATGCGGAAAATCGCAGAAACAACAAAAGAATTACAAGAAGAATATGATATTAAGGCTGAAGATGCTAATATGGTTTTACCTCTTGGTATGACCACCACAGTAAGTTGTCATTTTAATGCAAGAACATTAATGACAATGGCAGAACAAAGACTTTGTTCACGTGCTTATTGGGAATTTAGAAAAATGATGTGGGATATCATTAAAGCTTTATCTAGTTATTCTGATGACTGGAAAATTATTTGCGATTTGTTCTTTAAAGTAAAATGTGATAAAGCCCATAAATGTTTTGAACATCAATGTTGTGGGCGATGGCCGCGGGCAAAAGAGGGGTAATCCCAAAAGAAAGAGGTAAAATGAAACAAAAGTGGACTAACGAAGTAGACATTCAAGGTTATGTCTTTAGTTTTGGTGATGGCAGCAAACGCGGACTCCATAAAGCTGTAACTGGTCCTAATTCTAAAAATCCCGGAACTGAGTATATTCAGGGTGAAATTAGCATTGCTACAGATGAAGCAGCTACTAATGTAGTAAATGTTTATTATTCTTATGTAACAAAAACATTCCCCGCAAAGAATGGTAAGCCAGAGCGCTCTAATCCTATTTATGAGACGCTATTCGATATTCTTGAAGAGAATAATACTTATGAGAAGCATGGTAAAGAAGCACAGAAAGTCCGTATTTCTGGTGAGCTAGAAGTTAATGACTTCTATAATCGTGATGACGAACTTGTTACCACAAAGCGTATTCGTGGTGGATTTATTCACACTCTTCCTACTAATGCTACTATTGGCAAAGCACCTAAGTTTACTCTTGAGTGTGTACTAACTGGTTGTAAGGATAAAGAAGTTGAGAACGCAGATGATTATGTAATTCTTTCTGGTTATGCGTTCAATTTCCGCAATGACCTACTTCCATTTGAAGTGAATGTGTTTAATGAGGGCGGACAGAATTACTTCCGTGGACTTGATATTGACAAGAAGAACCCTGTTGCAACAAAGATTTGGGGAGAAATTATTTCCCGCACAGTAAAGATGGAAAAGACCATTGAAAATGCTTTTGGTGAGCCAACGGTAGAAACTACCGAGCGTTCAATTCGTTCTTGGACTGTAATTGGTGCATCTCCTGAAACTATGGAATATGGTGATGAAGATGTCATTACAAACAAGGATATGAAGAAACTTGTCTCTGAGCGTAATGAGCGTCTCGCTATTGAGAAGAAACGCCAAGAGGATTATCGAGCAAATCAGGATTCTGATGCTTTTGCCACTACCGCGCCGAAAGGTAAGGTAACTCATACCTCACAGGGCGATGAAACAGAGGACGATGATTTTCCTTTCTAAAAACATATTGGGGAGTACGTTTGTATTCCCCTTTTTTATCTAACTATATAAGAGAGGAGAATAATGGGTATTGACCTATTGAAATTACAGCCACATAAGGTTAGTAAGAATCTTAGTGGATATATTACATACATCTACGGCGAAGCTAAAATTTTGGCTATTTAATCAGTGATGATTATCTAAGACGCGGAAAAAATCTGGAAGCCTAAGTTTAAAAGATATGGTAATCAGAGGTGAAGATTATTTGTAAAACAATAACCAGCCGCAACGCATAGGAGATGAAAGATTTTTAATCAATATAATTCTCCCAAGAGTCCGCGCATCTGTTAATGCAGATGAAAAGATATGCTGAACTTATAAGAAATTATAAGAATTATAGGATAAAAAGCCTATAAGATAACACTTTTGAAAATTGGCAAGACCTCCCTTGCGGCGCAGGCAGAAGATTGCCTGTTGATTGCCACAGAACGTGGATATAACGCAATTTCAGGTATTGTTCCAGTAGATGTACCAGATTGGCGTACAATGCGTCAAGTATTCAATGACTTAAAACGTAAAGAGGTCCGTGAACGTTTTAAGACACTTATCGTGGATACAGTAGATTTAGCTGCTGCTTATTGCACTAAATATATTTGTAATCAAAAAGAAGTAGAGGACCTAGGTGACCTTGGATGGGGTAAAGGCTATAAACTTATGCGTTCTGAATTTGAGAGCGTGTTCAATGGTCTTGCACAACTAGGTTATTCAATTATCTTTATTAGTCATGTCAACCGTGTAGTTGATGAAAAAACCGGTGTTGTTACTATTGGGCCAACACTCTCGCCTAGTCGAGTGAATGATATTATTCGTAATATGTCTGACATTTATGGATGGGCTCATTATTCAGATGATGAAAATTCAACAGGTGACCGCATCCTTACTTTGCGCACTGATTCTGATGATATTTCTTGCGGGTGTCGATTCAAATATATTCCCGCAGAAATTCCCTTTTCCTATAAAGACCTTGTAAAAGCATTGCGTTATGCGGTCGAGGAAGAGGAAAAACATAATGGAAAAGATGCTGTAACAGATGAAGTTCCAAATACTGTTGCTCCAAAAGAAAATATTGAAGATTTGTTTGCTGAGTTCAAAGATATTCTAGGTAAATTGCAAGCAAATACAAGCAAAGAGCATTTTAATTCTAAATGGGCACCATTTATTACTAAACTGATTCATAAGAATCTTGGCGAAGGTAAGAAGATTTATGACGCTACAAGTGACCAGTGTGAACAGGTCGGGCGTATTATTGATGACCTCAAAGAAGAAATCGGGAGCGGTATTTAAATATGGCTGGTGGGCGTAGATACGTTAAGTGCGTAATCTGCGGGAAACAGATTGATAAGACAATAGACTCTTATCAGCCTATGAATGGCAGATACGCCCATACAAAATGCGCGGAAGATAAGCAGAGTAAGCTTTCCGCGCATTCTTATAAAAATCTCATTTTGGAAAAAACAAAAGAGTATTTAGGGTCAACCTTTATTAGATACAAAACTGAAAACCAAATAAACGCTTACATAAAGGATGGGAAAAATCCAAAAGACATATATAATGCCTTAATTTATTGGTTTGAAATCAAAAAAGGCGACCCTAGTGCGGCTAATGGCGGCATTGGGATTGTTGACTATATATATGACGAATCGTTAAAGTATTACAAAAGAGTCGAAGAGAACGCAGAACGCTACAAAAATGTAAACGAAAATATAATCCAAGATTATATTGATAAACGCACTCAAATAGAGAAAACTCCAAAACGAAAACCGTTCTCAATTCCCGCAAGAAATAAATTATTTATTTTAGATTAGAATAGATTGGAGGATTATTGGCAGGAAGTAAATATTATGACACGACCTCAGCCATACAAGTAATTGGTTGTATATTAAATAATCCTCGTCTATTAGATGAAGATGGAATCTATGATTTTCACGCAGAAGATTTTAATAATGATTTTCATAGAGTAATCTTTGGAACTCTATATAATCTTCACAATATGGGTGCGGAAAAACTTAATACAAAAGTAGTAGAAGATTATTTATCTGAAAAAGAAAAATCTTTTGCAATCTATAAAGCTAATCATGGCGCAGAATGGCTACATCAAGTATATACACAAGCAGATATACTCAATTTTAATTATTATTATTCAAGATTAAAAAAGATGACACTTCTCCGCGCCTATGACAATATAGGATTAGATGTCTCTTGGATTTATGACCCAGACAACATATTAGATTTAGAAAAGAAACAGGAACAAAGTAAGTTACTTGACAATACTCCAATAGAAGAAATTGCTGATATGATAGACAACAAAGTTCTTCATATTAGAGAATATCTAGTTGATGGAGATATGGATGAATCTTGCCAAATCGGTGATGACGCGGAAAAACTTCTAAAAGAATTAAAAACCAATCCTGCTATTGGTTATCCTTTATATGACAAAATATCAAGCGATATTGCTATGGGCGCTAGAATGGGTAAATTTTATTTAAGGTCGGCTTCCACGGGTACGGGCAAAGCAATTCCAAATGATACGTTAATTCCTACTCCAAACGGTTGGCGAAAAGTTGGAGACATTAAAGTTGGCGATTATCTTTTTGGACAAGACGGGAAACCAACAAAAGTTCTTAATGTATTTCCGCAACCAGTAGAAAAAGAAATTTGGGAAGTTAGTTTTTCTGATGGTAGAGTTGCCAAATGCTGCGGAGAACACTTATGGGAATATCGTTATGATAAAAGCCATGGTGAGAATAGATACAGGGTAGAAAATACAGAAACGATATACAAAAGAGCATTAGAGAATGAGCGGGGATTCAAAAGAAATTCTGGAAAGGGTTATCGCTTTCACGTAAAACTTAATCAACCTGTTGAATATGACAAAAAAGATTTCAAAATTGACCCCTATGTTTTAGGAGCGATTTTAAGAGACGGCAGTCTTAGATATAATAAAACTAATAAAAGCCTATATCTTTCTTCTGAAGATGAAGAGATTCCAACTTTAGTCAGCAAAAGACTTGGAAATAATATTAGTTGTCATAGGAATAGTTTAAAGAACTACAACTGGTGTTTTAAAGAAAATGATAAACCTCACCACCCCTTATGGGTAGAAGAGATTTTGAGATATTATCCAAGTTTGTGGAATTTGAAATCAGAAGATAAATTTATCCCGCAAGAATTTTTGTATGGGTCTATAGAACAAAGGTTTGAATTGTTACAAGGACTCATGGATACAGATGGCTCTATTGATAAAAAAGGTCGTTTAAGATTTTCTACAATTAGTGAAAAATTAAAAGATAATTTTGTGGAATTGTGTCATAGTCTTGGTTTCGTGACATCCGTTGGGGAAGATTGCCGTACTGAACGATATACAACGGGAAAATGTTATGATGTCCGTATCCAATGTAAAAAATCATTAAAAGATAAGTTTTTTAAATTGACTAGGAAACTACAAATTGCAAAAGAATACATGGCTTCTCAAAAAAGAGAAGAACATAAAAATTACTTAGCAATAGTTGATATTAAAAAGACTTCCCAAAAAACAAACATGACTTGCTTTACCGTAGACAATAAAGACCATCTTTTCCTTATGAATGATTTTATTGTTACTCACAATACAAGAAATGCTATGGCAGATGCTTGTTATATGTCTTGTTCGCAAATTTACGAAGATGGCGAATGGAAAGATATAGGAGAACAAATCCCAACTATTTTTATTTCTGTAGAGTTGGATAAATCAGAATTGCAAACTATGGCATGGAGTTTTGTAGCAAATGTTCCAGAGAACCATATTCTAGAAAATAATTATGATTTTGGAGAATATGAACGAGTTGTAAAAGCAATTCAAATTTTGAAAGAATCTAAATTATTTATTGAATATTTACCAGATTACAATATGAAAGATATTGAGAATTGTATAAAAAGAAATATTCGTATCAATAAATGTTCTTGTGTTTTTCTTGATTATATTACTTCTTCTATGAAAATTATTGAAGAAATTACTCGTGCTTCTGGTGGAATGAAAATACGTGAGGACCAAATCTTATTTTTACTTTCTTCTAAACTAAAAGATATTGCGGGGAAATATGGTGTATTTATTTATTCTTCTACGCAGTTAAATAACAGTTTCAAACAAGAAAAAATATTAGACCAAGGAATGTTGGCTGGGGCTAAATCTATCGCCAATAGAATAGATTATGGTTCTATTATGGTTGATATGACACCAGAAGATTACGAAGATTTAGCAGGATTATTAGAATCACATCCAGAATTAGGTGTCCCAAATATTAAATTGTCTATTTACAAAAATAGGCGAGGTAAAACAAATAGAGTGATTTGTTGGCAATATGCGGACAAAGGTGTTTCAAGATACAAAACGTTATTTGTTACAGACTACAACTTAAATTTAATTGATATATATGACAGAAAAGAGGTGTAATGAGATACGACAAACAAGAAGTAAAAGATTCCATTACACCTGATGATGTTTTTAATTTATTAGAGTTTTTTGGAGGAGAGCCGGAAGAGAATGGTAACGCTATTATCTCTAAAACCATCTGTCATGGTGGCGATTCTCACAAACTTTATTACTATACAGACACACAGTTATTCAAGTGCTATACTCATTGTAATGATACTTTTGATATTTTTGGTCTTATACAGAAAGTTGAAAATTTCAACAACTTAAATGATGCAGTTTTATTTGCAGTTAATTTTTTCAACCTACAAAGTTTTATTTTCGATTTTGAAGATAATAAAAAATATCAAGAAGATTGGCAAATTTTTGAAAAATATAACAAGACACAAGTTGAAGAAAAACAACAAGATAAAGTTGTCTTGCCTGAATTTGATATATCAATTTTAAAACATTATCCAAAAGTCAGAATAGCTGATTGGGAAAAACAGTTTATTAAAAAAGAAGTTTGCGATTATATGGGAATTTGTTTTGACCCAATTAATAGCAATATCTTAATTCCGCACAAAGATATAGACAAAAGATGTGTGGGGATTAGAAAAAGAACTCTTGTTAAAGAGTTAGAAAAATATGGTAAATATAAGCCTTGGACGCATAATGGAATTTTATATAACCATCCACTAGCTATTAATTTGTATGGGATAGATAATGCGGCAAATCGCATAAAAGATATGCAAACAGCCTTAGTCGTAGAGAGTGAAAAATCTGTACTACAATTTCAATCATATTTTGGTACAGCAAACAATATATGTGTGGCAGTTTGTGGCAGCTCAATGTCTAATTATCAATTTAATATTTTGAAAAATCTTGGAATACAAGAAATGGTAATAGCCTTTGACCGAGATTTTGAGACGAATGATTCTGATGACTTTTTCCGCACGCAAGGAAAAATAGCTAAGGTGGCTAAGAAATTTTCACCTCATGTTACTGTTAGTGTTATATTTGATGAAGATAACTTATTAGGATATAAGGATTCTCCATTGGATAGGGGAAAAGAAATATTTAATCATTTATTTACAAATCGTATAGTATTAAAGTAGGTGATAATAATTAAATATAAGTTATACAAAGAAGAGATTCCAACTCTTAATCCATTAGAGCAGATTTTATATAACCGTGACATTCCAATAGAAAAACAAAAACATTGGTTGTTTGCGGGAAAAGATGATATTAATAATTGGCGTCTCTTGGACGAAAACAAAGTAACTACAGCTTGCGACATTCTTTGGAAGTGTATTAATAACAATGAAAAAGTCCAAATTGTAGTAGACTGTGACACTGATGGCTATACGAGTGGTTCTATCTTAGCTAATTGTCTATATAACTATTTCCCCAGCTGGGTAAAAGATAATCTTTCTTATATCATGCACGAAGGTAAAGAACACGGTTTGTCAGATGTGATGGGAAAAATTAATAATGATGCTAAAATGATTTTTTGTCCAGATGGCGCATCTAATGATAGAGAACAACACAAGATTCTTGCGGAAAAAGGCATTACTTGTGTTACTCTTGACCATCACCAATGCGACAAAGATAGTGACTATGCAATAGTTATTAATCATCAGATTAATGATTATCCAGATAAAGCCTTAACTGGTGCTGGCGTTACTTGGCAATTTTGTCGAGCCTTTGAGGAAATATACAATTTAGGTAATTATACAGATGATTTAGTTGATTTATGCGCTATTGGTAACTGCGGAGACATGGCTGATTATAGAGAAAATGAAATTCGTGCCATTATGAATATTGGTTTAACTCATTTTAAGAATCATTTTCTCTTAGGTATGACCAAAAAGAATGAATATTCTATTAATAAAATGAATGGAATTAATTATTATTCTATGGCTTTTTATGTAGTACCATATATTAATGCTGCGGTTCGTTGCGGAACAAGCGAAGAAAAAGAGCTAATTTTTAAATCTATGCTGAATCAATATGCAGACGAATTAATTCCCTCTTCTAAACGTGGCGAAAAGGGTACAAAAACTCCACGCTGGGTGGAAGCAATTACAGTAATTGACCGCATAAAGCGTAGACAAACAAAACTTGTCAATGATGCAATGTTTTTCTTAGAGAATAAAATCCAAGAGGATGAATTACTTGATAATGCGATTTTGCTTTTGCTTGTTAAACCCGGAGAAGTAGAAAAAAATCTAACTGGTCTTGTTGCAAATAAACTAATGGCAAAATACCAAAGACCTTGTTTAGTATTAGTTAGAACTAGGTTAGTAGATGATAAAGAAGATGTTTATCGTGGGTCTGCCCGCAACTATTCTTTATCTGAAATTCAAAACCTAAAAACTATATTAGACAATACTGGTGACATGGTTTTAGCTGCGGGACATGAAGCAGCTTTTGGTGCGGGAATTGCTTATTCAAAATTAAAGCAATTTATTAAAGACACTAATAAAATTTATAGTGAAATTGACCAATCACCAACATTCTGGGTTGATTATGTGTGGAAAGATGACATTCCTGCAGAAAACGTTTTAGATATTGCTGAAATGAATATATACGGACAAGGAATCCCAGAAAGTTTAGTTTGTGTAAAAGATTTTCCATTATCAGAAAATTCGGTTACTCTAATGGGTCTTGAGAAAGGTCATCCTACCATTAAAATCCAACTATCCAATGGAGTAGAAGCAATTAAGTTTAAATCATCTGAGGAAGAGTTCAAAAAATTCACTGAAGATTATTCGTTGATTACTTTTGTTGCTAAATGCGGGAAAAATGAATGGAATGGCAGCGTTACTCCGCAACTCATTATTGAAGATTATAAAATTACGAAAGACTGGGCGTTTTAATACTTTACCCGAACATATTTTTATGGTATAATATAACTATATGTTCGGGATTTTTGTTTTTAAGAGGAGGTGATGGTTTGGAATATCCGGGGTCACTCCATAATCATACAGACTTTTCAAATTTTAGATTGCGCGATGCAATATCTACAATAGAAGGTTTGATAGATTATTCTTTAGAATTGGGGCAAGAAGTTATTGCCTTTACAGAACATGAAACATTGGCTAATTCCGTTAAGATAGAAGAATATTATGATAAGGTTAAAGCTGATAATCCGAGTTTTAAGGTAATTCGTGGGAATGAGATTTACCTTACTAGAAATGGTTTGAATAAAGATAATTATAATTCAGAAATAGATAGATATTTCCATTTTATTCTTTTGGCAAAAGATGCGGTGGGCCATAAACAATTACGTGAATTGTCTACAAGGGCTTGGATGCGGTCCTATATGAGTCGTGGGATGAGACGTGTGCCAACTTATTATCAAGACCTAGAAGATATAGTAGGTAATAATAAAGGCCACATTATAGCTTCTACAGCGTGTTTAGGCGGTCAACTCCCGCAATATCTCTTAAATTTTAGAGAAAATAGAACAAAACAGAATTATAAAAAAATCTTAAATTGGTGCGGATATATTCAAGGCATCTTCGGAAAAGAAAACTTCTTTTTAGAAATGCAACCGTCTAATAATCCAGACCAAATCTATGTGAATAAGTGCATTGTAAAACTTTCACAAGAGTTAGATATACCATATATTATCACAACTGATTCTCACTATATTAAAGAAGAAGAAAAATTTATTCATAGGGCATATCTTAAATCTCAAAATGGTGAACGAGAAGTTGATGAATTTTATGATACTACTTATTTGATGGGAACAGAAGAAATTGAAAAATATTTTTCTTATCTTACCCAAGAGCAATTAGAATTAGCTTATTCTAATATTTTAAGAATCAAAAACATGTGCGAGGATTACACGATTAAGAAACCTCTTAAAATTCCGCAATTACCATGGAAAGATAGCTCGGTCGATTTCCCGCAAGTAAAAGAATTTGAAAAATATATCCCTAATCTTTCTCTCTTGGATAATTCAGATTTTGAAGGTGATAAACTTTTAACCAGAATTATTGTCCAAAAGATAAAGGAAGATAAGAGATTACAAACACCAGAATGTTATGCGGAAATTGATGAAGAATTAAAATCAATTTATGATAGTTCCCTTGTAAATAAAACTCATTGGAGTTCTTACTTTCTAAATCTGCAAAAAATCGTAGATAATATTTGGGAAGCAGGAAGTTTGGTTGGGTGCGGGCGAGGTTCCGGTGGAGGATTCCTAATTCTTTATTTACTAGGCATTACACAAGTTAATCCATTATGGGAAAAAACAAAAATGTATGCTTGGCGTTTCTTGAATCCCGCACGTGTTTCTGTCTTGGACGTAGACCTCGATGTCTCGGGACTTAAAAGAGAAAAAGTCCTCAACCAGTTCCGTGGAGTCTATGGTCAAGATAGAGTTAGCAATGTTCTTACTCTTGGAACTGAAAAAGCTAAATCTGCTATTCTGACTGCCGCAAGAGGTTTGGGAATTAATAATGACATTGCACAATATATTGCCTCCTTAATTCCTAGTGACCGTGGCATTATCCGCACACTAAAACAATGTTATTATGGTGACAAAGAAAACGATATGCAACCAGTTACACCATTTGTGGCAGAAATGAATCAATACCCAGAATTATGGAAAGTCGCAAGCAGAATTGAAGGGTTAATTTGTAGAGTTGGAAGTCATGCTGGCGGTTTAATTTTCGTAGACGAACCATTTACAGAATCTACTGCTTTAATGCGAACACCAGATGGCACGGTAATTACTCAATTTGATTTGCATGATGCGGAAAAGGTTAGTCTAATTAAATATGATTTACTTAGTATTGAAGCATTAGACAAAATTCAAGTTTGCTTAGAATTGCTTGCGAAATATGGATATATTAAAGAATATCCTACATTGCAAGAAACGTATGAGAAGGCTCTTGGAATCTATAATATTAATAGAGATAACTCCGAAATGTGGAAAATGCTCCAAGAGCATAAGATTCAATCTATGTTCCAAATGGAAAAAGCAAGTGGTATTCAAGGAATTGATAAGACTAAACCACACTCTGTAGAAGATTTATCTGTTTTAAATTCAGTCATTCGTCTTATGGCGCAAGAAAAAAATGGCGAACAACCTATAGATAAATATGCCAGATTCAAGAACGATATTAGCCTTTGGTATAAAGAAATGCAAGAAGCAGGATTGACAGAGCATGAACAAAAATTACTAGAGCCTATTCTTGGCATCTCTTACGGTATTTGTGAATCGCAAGAAAAAATTATGATGTTAGTTCAGATACCGGAATGTGGCGGTTTTGACTTAAATTATGCGGATTCATTAAGGAAATCTATCGCTAAGAAAAACCCAGAAGGATTTATTAAATGCGAAGAAGAATTTTTTAATAGAATGGAAGAACGTCATTTAAGCAAGAATTTTTGTAATTATGTGTGGAAACAAATATGTATTTCTAGGGGGTACTCATTTAATTCGAGTCATACCGCGCTCTACTCGCTAATTGGTCTACAAGAAATGAATCTTGCTTACTTTTATCCTACTATCTTTTGGAATTGTGCAAATCTTATTGTTGAATCTGGTGCCATTGAAGAATTAGACGAAAAAACTTCTAATTATGGTAAAATTGCAATAGCTGTCAATAAAATCAAAACATTGACTGATACAAAAATATCTTTGATTGATATTAACAAATCAAGTTATTCTTTTACTCCCGATGTTGAAAATAATATTATTTATTTTGGTCTTGCGGGATTACAAGGAGTAGGAATTGATACTTGTAAAGATATTATTAAAAATCGTCCATATAATTCTGTAGAAGATTTCCAAGAGAAAACTAAGATAAATAAAACTGCAATGATAACTCTTATAAAAAGTGGTGCGTTTGATTGCTTCGCAGATAGAAAAGAAGTTATGACAAATTATATTAAATCTATTTGCGGGCAAAAACAGAGAATCACTATGCAAAATCTTAATGGATTATTTGATGCCGGTTTATTGAATAAGTTCAAACATGAAAAACAAACATTTAATTTTTATAAAGAATTGAAAAAGCAATGTAAGTATAAAGAATATTTTTCTTTACCAACCAATAGTCCATTTTATAGATTCTATGAAAAATATTTTGACATTGACCAAACGGAAGTAATCAATGGTAATATTTTTGTAAATCAAAAAATTATGAAAAATCAATATGATAAAGAAATTTTATCTGTTAAAAACTATATCCAAGAGAACAAAGACACTTTGTTAGTTGAACTAAACAATTATTTGTTTCAACAGGAATGGGATAAATATGCGGGAACAGGATATGCCGCAGGTGAAATGGAAAGTATTGGTACTTACCAACATCCGCATGAATTGATTAATGTCGATAGAAAATTGTATGGTATATCTAATTTTAGTGATTTGCCTAAAAATCCACCTATTGCTTATATTTGTCAATGGCATAGTAAGAATATCCCTATATTTAAAACAACAAAAATCATAGGCACAGTCATTGCAAAAGACGATTTACATTCAACAATTTATCTTTTAACTCCTGACGAAGAAGTTGTTGTTATCCGGTTTGGAAAAGATTACTATGCAAGATATAACAAAAGGATTAGTCAACAACAAAAAGATGGAACCAAAAAAGTTATGGAAGAAAGCTTCTTCAAAAAAGGAACTTTGCTTATGATAAATGGTTTTAGACGCGATGATAATTTTGTTCCAAAAGCATACAAAAAATTGAAAACGCATCAGCTTTTTAAGATTACAGAAGTAATGGACGATGGTAAGATTAACTTTACAAATCAAAGATGGGGTGATGATTCTGAATAAAGGTATTATTATTGCAATCTGCGGGAAATCCGCAAGTGGAAAAACAACGCTTGCGGAAAATCTCTTTGTTTATTTTAGTAAGCTAGGGATAAAGACACATCAGATTGTTAGCTTTACTACTCGAAAACGGCGCTGGAATGAAAGAGAAGGCATAGATTATTGTTTTGTTTCTGATAAGATTTTCAAAACCTTAGAAGAAAAGAAACAACTGATTGAATCAACTTGTTTTAATGGTTGGCACTATGGTACTGCTAAGTTTTCTCTTTTGGATAATACTATAAATATAGGAGTGTTTAATCCAGATGGAATGAAATCATTGGCAAAACTGCAAGATAAATATATAGTAATTCCTGTATTTTTGACCGCAGCTACGCCTGTTAGATTGTTTAGGTCTATAAAAAGAGAAAAAGAACTAACTTTTGAAATGTTGCGGAGAATGGTCGTTGATTTTAAAGATTTTCATAATTTTCCCGCAACTCTTGAATTTCTATTTAAGCAAAAACCTCTTATCTTAAAATCTACCTTGCCACAATATCTAGTATTTGAAAAAGTTAATAAATACTTTAAATTGTGTATAGAGAAAAAATAGGTGGCAAGTCTAAATAAATTCAAAAAGATGACTTTTAATTTATTTTAGTCGGATAAAAAAGAAAGGAGATAAATGCAAGTTATCAAACGTGATGGGAAAAAAGTTGCTTTTGACGAACGAAAAATTTCTAATGCAGTAAATAAAGCTGTTGTAGAAATTTACGGGACAAAAAACGATAAATTCAGTAACGGTATTGCACATTATGTAACAGAAAATATTGAAGCAAAATATAAAGATAAAAATATTTCTGTTGAAGAAATTCAAGACCTTGTTGAAGATTGGCTTTTAAGAAGCAACGATTTCCAAGTTGCTAAAGCATACATTAGATATAGGTATGAAAGACAACTAAAAAGACGTGAGCAAACTGACCATGAACTTATGTCTATGGTTGGTGGTACAAACAATTATTGGGCTACAGAAAACAGCAACAAAAATAGTAAGTGGGTTACAGTCCAGCGAGATTACATGGCTGGTATCGTAAGTAAAGACCTTGCCCGCAACTATATTTTCCCAAAAGAAACAATTAAAGCTCATGATGCAGGAATTATTCATATTCATGATATGGATTATGCCGCCCAGAGGACGCTTGGAAACTGTTGCCTAATTAATCTAAATGATATGCTACAGAATGGCACAGTAGTTAATGGGGTACAGATTGATAAACCACATCGTCTATCTACCGCAATGACTATCGCAACACAAGTGATTAGTGCGGTCGCAAGTGCGCAATACGGTCTAAAAAGATAACAACTGCCGTATTAAAATATCATTAACTCTAAAAGAGGTGTTTTGAGTTAATCTCAAAGCTAACGAGGGAAACGTGGAATACGCAATCTCGTGTTTAATATATAAAAGAAAAAGGTTTGGAAATGACCAATAAAGAAAAAGCTGCTTTATTGAAAGATACTATCTCTCAACTTTATGAGAAAGAGGGACGTTCTTATTCATATATTAGTAGATTATTAAAGATAGATAGAAAAGCTTTAACAAATTTTATAAAAGAACAAAAAATGGAAAAAGCTAATTGCTCTTATTTGACTCCTTCTAATCAAAAATTCGCAAATAAGAATAAAGATTTTATTATTGCCTGTTATACTAAAGGTTATACCGATAAAGATATAGCTAAACAGTTGAATGTAACGGTGGATTATTTTAGGAATATTGCTAAAAAGACCCCACAAATTCAAAAAGTAAGACAAATTTACCTTGATTCTGTTGGAGAAAAGATAAGAGAAACAAGACAAGAGAGAAATACTTATTATCACTTTGAAGAAATTGAGGGCGAAGAGTGGAAAGAAATTAAGGGATACCCCGATTATTTTATTTCTAATTGCGGCAGAGTTAAACATTATCTAAAAAGATATAAATGCTATAGATTATTGACTCCATCAGAGAATCAGTTATCAAAAAGATACCATGTAGCGATAGGTCAAAAAAGATTACAGTTAGCTCGATTGGTGGCACACACTTTTGTTGATGGCTATTCTAAGACAAATAATACAGTAGACCATATCAACAATAATTTCCAAGACAATAGAGCCTGCAATCTCCAATGGGTATCTCAGTTAGAAAATAATAAACGCTCTTACCGTAAAGATAATCGCGTTAAAAATGTCAAATATTCCCGCAATAGCCACTTTAAAGAAATTATTTTAAATGGAAAATATCATTTCAAAACAATCATTGCTCTTGGTAAATTTTTAGGGGTTTCTGAAACTCAAACTCACAGATATATTTCTGGGGAAACGCCTTTTAATGGAAAAATCACTTTTGTATATTAAATGTAACGACTAGTCGCAAGACGTAGGCTATTTATTAATAGTCGAAACATGATAATTAGAATACACAAATCTAATAAGAAATAGTCTAGAAAAAGAAAACACAAAATTCTTTTTAAGGGTTGTACAATTACGCTCACGCATTTAGCACCATTCGTCAGAGCCAGCAAAGTGAGATTTTACAATAAATATATTGATTGGGGATTCTCTGAAGAAGAAGCTATTGTATTTGCAGAAGAGGATTTGAAGAAAGAAGTTGCGGATGCAGTACAAACTCTAAACTATCAGCTCAATTCTTTAACTACCACTAATGGCCAGGCACCTTTTGTTTCTATCTTTATGTACATGGGAGAAACAGAGGAATATAAAGAAGAACTGGCTATGCTGATTGAAGAAGTGCTAAAGCAACGCATTTTGGGAATGAAAAATTCCGTAGGCGTATACGTCACAGTCGCCTTTCCTAAGCTATTATACGTTTTAGAAGAAGATAATATTAAAGAAGGAACTAAATACTGGTATTTGACAGAACTTGCGGCCAAGTGTACTGCAAAAAGAATGGTTCCCGATTACATTTCAGAAAAGGTCATGAAGGACCTTAAACTAGCCAAAGGACAAACTAAAGGAAATGGTTCTGTCTATGGCTGCATGGGTTGTAGAAGTTTTTTAACCCCAGACCGTTCTGGAAATGGTTGGGATAATATTGCCAAGGCATTAGATTATGATGGCAAACCTAAATACTGGGGTCGCTGGAATTTAGGGGTCTGCACTATCAATCTAGTTGATGCGGCATTATCCGCAATCAAAGAATCTGATAACAAAGACCAAAAGGAAATTGAAAAACATTTCTGGAAATTAATGGATGAACGTACAGAACTTTGTCATACTGTACAAAAAATTCGTGCGGAACGCTTGTCTTCCACAAAAGCAGAAGTCGCTCCTATCCTTTGGATGCACGGAGCATTGGCTAGACTAGATAAAGATGAAACCCTTGATAAGTTAGTCCACAATGGATATGCAACATCAAGTCTTGGATATGCTGGTCTTTATGAGTGTGTAAAAGCTATTACAGGTGAAAGCCATACCCATCCAAAAGGCAAAGAATTTGCATTGAAAGTCATGCAATACCTTAATGACCAATGTAATAAATGGAAACAAGCAGAAAATATTGATTATTCACTCTATGGTTCTCCAATCGAGATGACAACATATAAATTTGCCAAATGCTTACAAAAACGTTTTGGTAAAATCGAAGGCATCACAGACCGCAACTTTATTACAAATAGTTGTCATGTTCCTGTATTTGAAAAAATTGATGCTTTTGAAAAAATTAGCCTAGAAGGCGAATTTCAAGCACTATCCCCGGGCGGTTTTTAAATTCTTATCAAGCCACCCTGAAATTTCGTGAACCGCAAGGCAAAGCGGGTGTGTAATAATATTTATTATGCTAACGGTAGACGGCTAAGCTAATACCGTGCTAAGCCTAGTATGCACTAGGAAAGTGTACAGACTAATATGTACTGCGGAAAAGCCCCGCAGGAAGCGCGAAAGGTGTTAAGGCAGGTTTAACCGCCTACGCCAAGATATAGTCGAAAGGAAAAATATGTATGTTTGTGACGTTTGTGGGAGAAAAATAAATAAAAAAATATGTTTAAGGGGATATACCCTATGTTCTAAACACATGCACCAGTTATATAAATACGGAAAATTTTTAGATAATATTCAGCGGACAAACAGCGATTTAAATGATTATACCATTGACAGAAACGAACAAACAGCTTGTTTCAATATGTATAATCAAAAAAATTTGTTTACAAAATCTTTTATTATTGACTTAGAAGATATTGAAAAGGTAAAGTATCACAAGTGGCGATTAGGAAATAATTCTTATCCAATTACAGGACTCCCCGCAAAAAAGACAGTACGGACAGTCGGTCATGTTATTTTAGGGCTAGATAGTCGTGATACTGGTTCAGTTATTGACCATATAAACGGGAACACTCTTGATAACAGAAAAAGTAACCTCAGAATTATTACGCAACAACAAAACCTATTGAACAAAGGACGGGCAAAAAATACCAAATCTCCCTTTAAAGGGGTATATAAAGATAAATCCAGAAATCAATGGGCTTCTGAAATTTCTCTTAATGGAATAAAGGTTCATTTTACAAGACAAGATGACCTAAAAGTTGCTGCTTATCAAAGATATATTGCTGAATCAGTTTTGTTTAAGGAATTTTCTAGAAAAGAAGAATTGGATAAAATAAAAAAATATACTGAAAACCTTCCAAAACAAGAAAAAGAAAAAATAAAATTATATGTAATTAACAAACTACATAAATATAACCTTTGTTGATAGTTTACGTAGAAAGCACAGATATGCAAGACAATATTCCCGCAATCGAAAAAGTAATGCAACACATCTATCAAAACACCATGTATGCTGAAATTAATTGCAAGAGTGATTATTGCCAAGAGTGCGGATATGATGGTGAAATTGAATTAAAGTATGACGCGGAAAATGATAGGCACTATTACCAATGCCCTAATTGCGGAAATCTAGATACAGATAAAATGAATATAGCTCGTAGAGTATGTGGGTAAACAGAAATATGCCCCCTATACAAGTAATTGTATAGTAAAAAGTTCGTGAACCTATAAATATAGGGTGTCTACTTTTAGTAGGCTAACGGTGAAAACCTAATAATCTTAAAGGACTAAAAATAGGTTATTAGATAATACCGTGCCAAGTTTTGATTTTCAAAAAAGGTGTAACGACTATTCCGAGAGGAAGTAGGTTGTCGGTGAAATTCCGATTTCCGAAGCGCGAACCACCCATTTTAATTGTGGGTGAAGAGATAGTCTACATATAGTCCAACGTGATATTTCTACTACGATTCCAAATGAAGGAAGATTAAGCGATATTGCTAATCGCTATGTTCATTTAGATGACCATGATATAGAGGAATAGATGAAATACGCTCAAATTAGAAAAAGTGATATTTCTAATGGCGAGGGAATTGGTGTTTCTTTGTGGACACAAGGTTGCCCATACAAATGTAATGGATGCCACAACCCAGACCAATGGAACAGGAATGGAGGTAAAGAGTTAACTGACCAAGATATAGAGAATATGTTTGTCTATATTAACAAACCTTACATTTCTCGTTTTTCTATTTTGGGAGGTGAACCTCTTTTACCAGAAAATGTAGAAGAACTTTTAAAAATTATTTTAAGAGTTAGAAAAGAAAGACCAGATATTAAAATTTGGATTTGGACTGGAACTACATTACAAAATTTGGTTTTAACTGCTTATGAGGAATTAAGCTATGACCCAATTCTAAATAGTGAAAATTGGACAACAGTAACCAGAAAAGCACTATTAGATATATTAAAAAACATTGATATTCTTATTGATGGTAGATTTATCCAAGAGCAAAAAGATTTATCTTTAAAATATCGCGGCAGCAAAAACCAAAAAATATATGATATGCGGCAAAGCATGAAGAAAAAGACACCTGTTTTAATGTCTTTTTAATTTATTGGGGAGCTATTTTTTAAATAGTTCCCCAATTTTTATTTACAAAAATTAAAAAATGTGATATAATATTTTTTAAGGAAAAGAAAGGTAGGTATATGGAATTAACTGAATTTGAAATTGAACAACAATTGTACGACAAAGCAAAAATTGATGAAGCAAGAATCGTAGAAGGATTATCTTCAATCGGTGCTTGGTTTAGTACGCACCTGTTCTCAAACTATTATTGTCTTATGTGCCGTGACAAGAAAGTTCCAGATGTTACAATCCTTCATTTTAAGAATATGAACTATTCAAAAGGAATGGAAGAAGTAAGAGACTTGCTTGAAAGCCGTGGTGAAATTTTAGACATAGTATACGACCATATTAATGATGCGTATAAATGTTGGGTGCGGACAAAGGATGACAATAAACCAAATATGTATTATCTGTTTGATGGTGAAAAGATGGTGATTGATATTGAATGAGATTATAGTAGTAGCATATCCTGAATCACAAATTAAATTTATGCTGGCGGACGAAACAAATACTTTTATTGATTCTGATGTTGCTTTTCTTCCAACTCTAAATGAAAGAATGTTAATGATGATGGAAGGTAGAGAAGATACGCTTAAAGATATCCTTGTCTATGGACCGCAGCCATATATTGAAGGTGTTGCCCGCATCATTAGAAAAGATTTTCCAAAAACACCAATTCTTGAAAGGACAAAGTAATGAACCATTTTCTGATTAAAAATACCGCAGAATATCGTTTTGAAACTATTGACGATGTTAAAGACTTCCATAAGGAACTTCTTGCGCAAGCAGAAACAGAGGGGTATTTCCTCACTAACTTCTCTTGGACTGAAAAATTTATTAAAGAAAGCAAAGAAATTGTTGATAGTTATTTTCAGGTAAAGGCTACTTTCCAATTTAATGAATTAAAAGAGCCTAACAAGAGCTGGTGTACTGTTCTTTTTGACAAAAGCAAAATGCTAGAAGAAAAGCTAGAGAAAGATGCTGACGAATCTGACGATGATTGGGAGTAATAATTGGAAAGTATGAAAATTAAATATTTCCCCGGTTCTCCTAGATTGGTCCAAATTGATGGGGGAGACTTTATAGACCTCTATACATATAAAGAAATTACTTTAAAGAAAGGTGATTTTACTTATATACCTCTTGGTATAGCAGCGATTCTACCAGAGGGATACGAGGCAATTATAGTTCCTCGTTCATCTACTTTCAAACGATATGGACTACTTCAAACTAACAGTATTGGTGTAATTGATGAATCATATTGCGGAGACGATGACCAATGGATGATGCCAGTCTATGCCACTCGTGATATTACTATCCTAAAGGGAACTCGTCTATGCCAGTTTCGCATCCAAAAGCATCAGCCAATTTTAAATATGATTGAAGTAAGCGCATTAAATGAAAAAAATCGTGGTGGTTTTGGAAGTACAGGAAAATAAAATTAAATAAAAAAAGAACCCTCTTCCAAAGAGGGTTTTTTGTTAGGAGAATATATTGAGACTATTAGCATTAGACCAAGCAATGAAAACTACTGGATATACTGTTCTAGAGAATGGTAAATTTGTTACTTGCGGGAAATGGACCGTTGATAGTAATAGTAATATAGAAAAACGTTTAGCTGATTTTAAAGCGCAAGTAGCTAAAGCCTATGCGTATAATAATTGTGATTTTATTGCTTTTGAAGATATTCAACTACAATTAGGAAATGTAGATACATATAAAAAATTAGCTTATTGTCAAGCCATGATTTTGAATCTATGTTATGAACATAGTATTCCTTATATAATTTTATCTCCTTCTCATTGGAGAAAAATTATAAATAAAAAATATGGTATCTCATTTGGGAGAAAAAGAGCAGAACAAAAAGAAATGGCATTGACTTTCGCGCAAGCGCATTCCCACCAAAAAATGACAGAAGATATGGCAGATTCATATTGCTTAGCATTTGCCGCAACCGAAGAACTGAATAAAAAAGAATCAGCATTTTAGCTAATAAAAAAAGGCTCCTCTCTAATTAAAGAGAGAAGCCTTTATTTTTTTTATTCTTTTATGTTAGTAAGATAACCAGAATTATCAGTTTCTACAGTAATCTCACCTTTAATAAGATGACCATCTTTGTTAAAAGCACAGATTTTACCAGCACCAACTTCTTTTACACAATCATAAACAAGTGCGCCAGAGTCCTCGAAGAAATACCAGATATCCCTTCCATCGCCTGTATCATGATACCAACCAGATACCATACGGCCGCTGCCATCAAGGAAATAAGTCTTACCATCACGCTCTACCCATCCGTTTAACATGTGTCCATCGGATGCCAATAAGTACCAGCCACCATTGTATTCAATCCATTTATCATATTCCATAGCGCCATCGCTATTGCAATACCACCATTCCTTTGGACTATCTTGCCAGCTTGCATGTACCCAGCCAGTCATCATCCAGCCACTAGCATTAAAGTAATACCACGTAGTTCCAATTTTATACCAACCAACAGCATATTCATTAGAAGATTCACTGGTCTTATACCACCATGAACCTTTGCTATCTGTGCGCCAACCAACAGTATTTTCGCTACGACTACCAGTCATAACTTCATACCAATAGCAGCAACGCTCCATAAAATGAGCATTTTGTGAACCAGCTAACTCACCGGGACATGCTGTAGCTACAATTTGCTTATGCGGGCGAACATTTCCACCCCATTCAGGATAGCCTAAACTATACTTGATAAGTAAAGCTGCAACCAAGTGTGCGCCACTTTCAAGAGTTGCTTCGGCAACCGTCCACGGATTAGAGTCGTTGTTAGCGTGTTCAATAGAAATTGATTCACAATTTGCTACCCAATTCCCGCAAGCCCAAGCTGTATTAGATTCAAGGACATGTTGTGTAACTGTGCCATTGGAATCAATAGAATAATGTGCGGACTGAGCTTGCATATTATTCCACATGCGGGTAATGGCAGTACCGTCTAAGCCAATAGCAGCTTCATGATGGACCACAATATAACGAACACTATGCCCGTCACGACCGCTGGAATAAGCCGTTGTCGGAATATAATCGTCTGCTACAATTTCACCAGACCACTCCATATATTATAACCTCTTATTCCTTTTCGGCAGAACCAAGAAGGTTCTTAAATGCTTCATAAAGACCAGTAGAAGTAAGACCACTCATTAGACCAGTTACAACAGTATCAAGGGTAATTACCTGACCAGTGGTTGCAGCGGCGATAATCGCGCAAATAACACCTAGAATAGCCACAATGGTAGGAATAAACTTATTGACCTGTTCTGCGGGAATGAGGTTTTTAACAACATAGCCTACACAAAGGCAAATAAGAACAATACTAGGTGCGAGATACGTAGAAACAATAGATAAATCAAACATTATTTTTCTCCTATTCTATCATTTTTTGCTAATTCCAATTCAATATTTTGAATCTTTTCGTCAATTTCCGCACTTTTATTCATAAACGCACTTTGTAACTCTTTTAATTGAGTTGCTAATGCGGTAAATTGTATTTCAAGATTTTCAAGTTTTTCAAAACCCTGATTAAGGAAGAACTCACGTTCACGTTTTTTTCTTTCTTCCTCTTGATTTTGCTTTAATTCTTCTTCTGTATATAAAGTATACCGTCCAATAGCTTCATACTCGTCATAAGCTTCTTTCGCGGGAGAGCCTTTAGAATCAATAACAAGTCTAAGTTCAGTGCCACGAACTTTTTTGCCGGTTTTGTCTACATCAATAAAATCAAATACACCATTTTTCGCATCTATATCTTTTACATAAGCTGACTTTCCATCCTGATAAGACGGATGAAATTCAGTACCATCTTCAAAATGAAATACCGCAACCTCATAATGAAATTTTTCTGGTTGCTCTTGGACCGCATCATGATGTTTAATAAAAAGTTTTTCTTCTCTAATATATCCTTTTTTTAGGTCTATATTTTTTTCTTTTAACTCTTTACCATTTTTGTCTAAAATTCTCATTTTACCTCTATTCAACCCGAAGATAAATCCCTTTAATGGATTGATTATTCTCTAGCTGTATAAAAAACTGAACAAATTTTCTAATATCTTCTGCATGTATAATTTTATATTTCCATGTGTTAGCAAGCGTTTTATCTTTGCTAATGCTTCTATATCTAATTTGCATTCGTTTATCTATGGAAAAATTATCCAAAAGACTAATAAAGTATGGCTCTTGCTTTAGAGTATGATAAACAAAGCTTGCATTATCATTCTCAAAATAAGTAAAGAATTTTTCTTGCGGACCAAAGTATGAAATAGTACCATTTTCAATTTTAAAACCATACTGAATTTGAATATTGTTTTCCCCACCATTAACAAAATCTAAATATATATATGGATTATCTTTGTCAGTTAAAGATAATACTAGACTATTAGGAACTATCTCTAAAGGTTCAGCAGGGAAATAAAAAGGTTCACTATAAACCCAATCACTATATTTGCCATATATATTTTTTATAGCTATTCGTATTCTACCTTTTTTGTTTAACATATTAGCTGGTAAAACACTTAATAAATCTTGAGATTTTATCGTCATCGTATAAATATTTTCGACATTTGAGATTTCTTTTGGAATTTCAGAAAAAGAAAAATTGGTATCATTATTAGAAACCTCAATAATATAAGAATCAAAACCAATCTGGTTCTTATTATTAGTATCTTCAAAATTAAAAGAAACAATTTTACTTATGATAGATAAATTATTTCTAACCAAGTTCTGGACTGGCTGAATATTAATAAGTTGCACATTAATTGCGGGAATAATAAAAGATAAACTTTCTAGTGAATAAATGCTTGTATCTTGTATTCCAAAAATAATATTTAATTGAACATTTTTTGAATTTATTTCTCTTGGGATATAGAAAGATTGTTGTTGTTTTTCTTTTACTAAAGTATAATCAGGATATTTCTTCACCGCAAGTGTTGTGCTAAAATCTAGAAAATTATTTGTAATATCAGAACTAAAAATTCTCATATTCTGCGGTTCTACCCTAACACAAACGTTTTGTCCAATGGTGGCAGATTTTTGTTTTATCTGTAATTGAGTAGTAAGTTTAACATTATTGTCTAATATTTCTATATCGTATTTTAAAATAGCTTGGCAATCAATAAAAGATTCCTTGCTATTCAAAGTTACTATTTTTGTTAGCATAGCACCTCCTTTTTTATCCTACATAAAATAAAAACGGGCAAACTAGCTTTTAACCAATTTGCCCACTCATTTATTTTTTGTTATCAAAATTTTTAACCTTAACAAATTCTACTTTTGGTATTTCATCAAAATTAATCGCATAGATTAAACGCTTATACAGCTTTTTAATATTACCATCTTTATCCTTTTGTAAGCAGTCATTACTAAAATTCATAAGCTGAAAATTATCAGGAGTACGTTTTGTAGGATAAGTTATTGGTACACTTATAAAACATTTTTCTGCAAAAGTCATATTACTTTCATTACACTTGTTAAAATTATAAATAGGATATTTTTCGTTGTCACATAAAATAATTGGTGACAAAAGCCTTTTATCGTCATCATTTCTAAAAATTTTTTCAGTATTATCCCGCCACTCTTGAATATGGTTATAATTAACATGCAAACTAGTAATAAAAATAGCATTTGCGATACGTTTTAATGTACCATTTACTTGTATATACCACCAAGGATTGATATGATATGATACTCTCAATTTATTATTTTTAAATAATGGAAAAACATCAACATAAGTAACACAATTTACCGGAACAATGCAAAGTAAATCAAAGTTTTGTTTTAGTATATAAGGAACAAAAGTTTTTACCAAACTAAACGGGGAGTTAGTTGCAACGACAACATTTTTATTTTGTCTATACTTATTAATTTTTAGTAAGACTTCTTGACTATCAAAAGAACCGTTATCTAATGGTTCTACTTTTTCATTTGTTCCATCAAATATATAAAAAGTAGCATCTGTACCTGTCGATTTATTCTCGATACAAGAAGAAATAAGAAATTTTAAGCCTAATTTATTAAAATTGTTCTTAAAATATTTTACAAAATTAGATTTTTTATAATCATCACATGGACACCAGACAACTTTGTCAACAAAGTCATTTTGTCGATATTGCATTTCTTTTTCTACGTCTTTGTATTGAGTGTAAAATTCATCATTTTTATTCTTTTTAGCCCTATGTAGTGGAATATTATTATTTGGCATACAACTCCTTTTTATTACAGCCTATACTAAAAAATAATTATACCACATATAAGCCAAAAAGTCAAATTATTGTCTCTTAATTTCTTGTATCATTGACCGTAATTCTATAAGTTGTTTTTGAAGATTGTCATAATCTAATTTAGCTTGGTTAAGTTGTAATTGCAATTCACCATTTAATCTCGCCAATTCTGCTAAACTTTTTTGAAAATCAGTAAAGTCTTTATATTTTGTATAGTCAAAACCATCATTTGGATTACTCAATACATGAACAATAAAATTAGAGGTTGAACAAACGGATATAGAATCAACTATATCTATGCAACACAAAACGTCACCCTCAACCAAAAAAGATTTAGGATACTTAAATTCCCAAATAGTTCTTGTTTTATCCAATGGCGTAAAATTATTATATCCTTTAATTTTGGTTTTATTGTGTTGCCAATTAAGATACAACATTCCTTCTTGCGGAATTTGGGCAAGAGTTTCTTGTTCTAAGGTTACAATAATTGAACGTCCATTAGCGTTACCAGCCCCCGCAACAATAGGGCTATCAAATTTTTGGTCAAGTGATTTAAGATGAATTATAGTTGACTTTAAATTTTTATCATACATTTTCTAATTCACCACACTTGGCTTTGTTAAAATAGCGCGAGGAAGCTGACGAAGTTCATCCATCAATCCTTCTATAAAGGTATTCCCGCCAGCATTTTTATAATACATATACATGCGCTCTAATGATTGCAAACTTAAATCATCTATTGCTTGCATCTTATAGCAAAAATAATGATGTTTATCAATAATACGACTTCTTGTCTCGTTTTGCAATCTTTCAAGAGTAATATTATCTGTTGCTTGAAGTAGTGTAATATTTTGCTCTTGTTTATCTAGTTTATCATTAATTTCATTAAATTTGATATTTAGTGATTCCTTTAAATCAGCAATAGACTCATGAAGGGAATCTAATTCTTTTTTGTTTTTCTCTTTGTCATTTTCTAAGTTAAAATATTTCCTTAACTTATCCCGCACATAATCTAATGTTTCGCTAACAGCCTTAAAAGCAAAAGTTAATGAAAAAATAATAATAATTAGACTAGGGAGGGAATAATTATTCAATAAAAAATCTATTTGAGCCATATCACCCTCCTAAGATACTTTATACCAAATATGAATTGTTATATAAGCTGGCATATTATTATGCGGTTTATTACCACCAGCAGAAGTAAAATCTCTATCAAAAGTATATTCATTTTTTGAACGATAAGACCAAGCATTATTTCCATCAGCCCAGTCGGTACCATCTGCTGCGCCTACGTCATGCGTGTGTTTGGGCATTTCTTCAATAGTTAATTGATGGGCGTTTTCACCACTTTCCTCTTTTGTACTATCAGCACAATATAAAAATTTTTCAGAAATTTTCGTCCAATTACCGCCGAAAGATACTGCCGGATTTATATCATTAACCGTCATATAAATACTACCTATTGGGCGCAAATACTCATTTATCTTATAAGCACTCATTTTTATGCCGTCCTATACCATGCGTGACAAGTTATATAAGCAGGCATATTATTATGCGGTTTATCTCCACCGGTCGGTTGTGATTTCACCATATAGTCAGAATACATATTAGTAGAGTGAGCAGAAGCAACATAACCACCACCCCAGTCAGTACCCCACGGATAACTCATGTTGTGAACGTGAGACGGCATTTCTTCTACTGTCAAGGTATGTTCATTTTCTCCACCTAATTCAAGTGTTTTTCCTTCAACCGCATACAAAAACCTATCTTTTATTTGAATCCAAGTTCCGCCAATAAGTTGTGCAGGAGTTGCAGTATTACTCATTGATAAATAAATGCTACCAACAGGATAAGCCACATCTAAGAGATTAACCCATTTTGCCATGTTATAACCTCCTAGACCTTTACCCAAATTTTTACGCTTTTATTAGTTGGCTCCATTGGACCGACATATACAGTACCAACAGAATCATCTAATTTATCAAAAGTAACTGCTTTATTAGTAATATGATTAGTAGTTACTGAATTGTTTTGCAGATTAATATTTAAGGCAACATTTGTTTGTGTTGTATTTAATGATACTGTACCACTTGCACTACCGATTACAGAAATGGTTTTGTTCAGTTTTTCCGCAAGAGTAGCCTGTGTTGCTACACCAGTTAGATTTCCTTTAAAAGTAGTGGCATAAATATTTTTGTATTTTTTAGCCGCTGAACCAAGTTCCCAACCATTATCAACTGTTGGTAAAACAGTAGTAGTGTTAAGTGTTCCTTCTAAAGTTCCGCCAGAAATGCCAATAGCACCAATGTCGGACGGGGTAATATTAACTTGTCCTACACGATAACTATTTTCTTTATCGCCTTTAACACCTGTTACTTCACCCGCAACTTGCCAAGTGCCATCACCGCGTAAAAACTTTAATCTTTCTGCTATTCTTGGTTGCGGGACAATGCCAGCTTCGCCATCTTTTACAGTAGTAGCACCTTTCATAGCAGGGGCAAAGCTATCAGTAAATTTAGCGTCCGCTGGAACGCTCTTATCTACTGTAAAATCACAAGCAGTAATAATACCATTCTTAATATAAGCAGGTCGATTGCCAGCGCCAAGGGTGCCAGTAAACGGAGTTGGTTCACCATCTTTAAGATAGATTGGCCTATCCTCGCCACCTATTGTAGTTGTTCCAAGTTTAGCTGCGGTTCCTGCTCTGTATTCTTGATACCCATCTTCAGTATTCAGTTTATTCTCATTGACAACCAAATACATTACTTTTGCGTCAGATTGAAAAACAGTATCACCATTTTGAGCTTTTTCTTTAGTTAATTTTAATCTCTGTTCTCTATTAACAACTGTAATCATATTTTCAACCGCAGATTTAGGGATAGCAGATAATGGTAGCACGCCTGTTACAGCAGTAGCATCTATTTGCGGCAAAGTGATAGTAACATCATGTTCACCATCAAACGTAGCAATTCCCGCAACGGCATTAGTTCCGCCCTTAACGCTAATAGATTTGGGATTTTCTAATCTTCGAGCACTGTCCGCAACACCACGGACAGAACCTATTAAATTTCCCACTAGTTCTTGACCAAAAGTAGCTCTACCATTAAAATGTACCGGACCTGATACAGTTTGGTCTTTAGAACTTTTTAAATCTAATTTTCGTTTGTCTAAATCTGATAATGCTTTTGGAGTAGCCGCAGTAACGCCTGTAGCAGCGTCTAACGTTTCATCTACCTTATCAGAGAGTAGAACATCACCATATACTTCGGAAGTAGCGTCTGGCGCTTCATAGATAGGTTTATAGGTTTTGGCTATAGGGTCATAAACCTTAGCAACAAAATTTAGTAATTTTGATTTATTATTTGGATTACCTTTTGGCATAAACGCTATCCTCCTTTATTCTCCTAGTGTCTTATACACTAAATCTATAATTGTTTCTTGCGGCAAATCTCTAAGAATATTTATTGTAACAACTGTTCCAACATTTGCATCAAATTCCAATATGTCTTGTTTACTAATACAGAAAGTAGAAATACCAGAATTAGTTGTAATCTTTACATCTGGACTTAATTCTTTTTTTTCTGATTCAACCGGTGCTCTTTTTGGAATTTGGATTCCTATATGCACATATTCATTAGCACTTCCTCCGCCGACTTTGAAAGCACTGCCTGCGGAGAAAGGACCTTTCTTTTGTACTAGTTTCATATACTATCACTAATCCCAAAGTGTATAATTTAATGACCAAAATTTTGGTAAAGCATTATCAGAAATATCTGACTGTTCATATTTAAATAGCATACCTTTAGGACTTAAAGATTTAGTATTTTCTTGATTAACATCATCTTTATTGAGCAACATAACTTCACGATTACCGCTATCAGAAATTTTACCTAAGAAATACCATTTATTTTTGCTATAATCGTAGGCATAGAACTCTTTGTCACTTTTTTCATTTGGGTCAGATACGCCGAGGCTGTAAGTAACAATTTTATGTTTTGTATTTTCGCCGCCGGGAATATTTGTTTCCCCAGTTAATCCGTTTGGATACTTAAAATTAAGATAATCTAAAATGTTAAGTTTTCCAGAATTAGTCACATCTGTCTGACTGATATTAAAGCCAACCAAAACGCCATGCTGGTCTTTAATAGAACCATAATCTCGCCAATAAACTGTTACACCATAATCTGGCACATCTGGCTTGAATCCTCTAACAACATTATTATTGACCCAATTATCTTGGTTTGTGCCAGCAGGATAAGTTACAATTCCTTGATTAGTAATAGGTCTGTGGTCTGGCGCACTAAACAAAACAAGCATGTGAAAATCACTTGGACGGATACACATATCCTGAATATAGTTAATAGAATCACCAATAGGAGTTGATTGTGTTTCTGTATTGTATTTAACCTTAATGTGCTTATCTTGAGTAATCCCCGTAGCTAATTGAACAGTTTCTATAGTTTTTAATTTATAGTTAGTTTCTTTTCCTAAATTTTTTACAGTAATTGTTTCACCTGTATTAAATCTAAAAGAAACTGTACCATCTATACTAGTTTCAGCAGAAGTAATAATTTTTAATTTCGCGGGCGATGCTACATCACCAGTAGTATGATTGATTGTAATATCACCTGTTTTTTCATTAATGGCAATATTTTTTACCCAATCAAGAGTGTTTTGGTATTTTGTAGAATCATTAAAATTAAACTCAAAATGACCAGTTTCTTTGTCAAGAGAAACGTCTTTTACCCATTTTACCCGCTTTGGGTCTTTCACGATTCCATTAGCCGGTAGAGTATCGCCATTTGTACCAGCATATATATAAGTAATAGTACCGTCATCTTTGTCAATTTGAATATCTTTTATCCAAGTGAGATTAAAAACGGTATCAGGTTCTCCATTATTATATCTTACAAGAAAACGTCCGCCTTGATTGCCATTACCAGTTGTCAAACTAATTTGACTAATCCATTTTATTTTATTAGAAAAAACAGATTTAGAATCATGCGTATAACCAATAGTAAGTGAACCATCCTCAGATACATTCACTTCGTTGATAATATTAAAATTGCCCAAATAAATCATCTTAGGCTCTGGATTAATAATATCATCATACGCATAATAATCAAATACAATAATCTTGCGGGAATTGGCTATATCATCTTGTAAACCATCATAGCCCGCATTACCAAAATTCACTTTTCCACTGTTTTTATCAACAGTTAATGCTTCTGGCGAATAAATAATATCAGACGATGTTGGAACAATTACGCGCATTTTTCGCAAGGTATCTCCCTTAATACCTTTTGGAATACCAAAATCCCATTTTTCATAGTATGGATGCGTTAAATCGTCAACTCGTTTAATATTAGTGGCATCTTGTTTTAAGTTACCAATTTCGTCATATTGAGATACTTGATGAACATCATAGTCAATAACGGTATAAGGAAAGGTCATCCCTACATAAAACCAACTGTCACTAGAGTTGTTGTCTTTTCTAATATTAACCCATGTATATTTGATGGTATCATTATATTTTGTGATTCCACCTTCGGTATATTTACCGGGGACTAAAGAATGTTCATTTTTATCTTCAAAATCAAATACCGCAGGAGTTCCATTGCCTTCTGAAATAATATAATTTCCATCACTGTCTTTGCCGGTTGGAAATTTACGGAAACTATTTGGTTCTAAAGTTTCTTGACCTTTTTTCTGTACTGCTGCAATAGAATCAATTTGAGTATAAGGCGTACCAGATGATGCACCAACAATTTGACCTATATAAAATGCTCCACCATTAGCGTCTTGATAATTCATTCCACGGCGGTATAGCTTACCATTATCTTTATCATTTTTATTTGGTGTATCAATTAAGCAATATTCATTATACCAAACGTTTTTGTATGCAGCGCCTTGGCGAAAAGAAGTAACCATGTCAGCGACAGAGTTAAAACGCCCCTTTAGAACAAAAGAAACTCCGGGTTTACCTCCATATAAACTATCCATGATTCCTCCTATATAACTTTCTCATTATCGTAAGTATAGTCAAGTGTCCAGTTATTTTCATAATTATTATTTCCAGCGACTATCCCAATAGAAGTAATTGGAATTACATCACATTCATAATAACCACTTGGGCCAACTCTAATTTCTTCTCCATTTATTGCCATTAACAAACCCGGACAACTATTTACTCCAATACGAGATAATGTAGCACCAGCGCGAATAGTATCAATAAGATTGTTAACAGAATAAAGTTTTATTTGACCTTTATCTTTCGAAATTTTTGATATATCGACATAGCGTCCATATTCAATTCCTGTTTCAGTAGTATGTTGAATTGAATAGTCCTCTGCTGAACGTTCAAGCTCAAGCAAAATACTAGTAAATCCTTCTTCAAGCGGAGTAAATACAATTTCAAAGTCACTATAATTTGTATCTTCACTTTGCCGCCAAGATGCGACTATTTGCGATAAATTAACTTTATCAGTTGAAAGATATGCGGTACTTCCTGTACCAAGATAAAACTTAACTTGATTATTATCTAATCTTTGTATGTATAGCTTATCTTTCTGAGTAGTAACCCCAGCTTGATATTCCAATGGAATCATAGATAATACTTTACCATTAGTGGTTTCATACAACGCAATATTAAATACATTTTCAGCCGTCCCGCCACGTAATACTGATAACTGACGCAAAAATTGATAATATTGAACTTGGTTGTTTTGTTTTTTTACAAGTTTAATATTAAAATTTAAGTCATAATTCATATCTTGCGGGATAGCAATATAAAAATAATAGCTTTTATCTTTTTCAAACGAGTTATTGAGTGGTGTAACTAAAACATCTTTAAAGTTTGTTGCTATACTAGTCTCATTGTTAGTTAAATTTGTATATTGATAGCTTAAAACAGAGGTTAATTCTGTAACGCAATTTTTCCCTGTATAGCGTAACTGTCCTACTTGGAAAGACATTAACCCTCCTTTTTCTTCTTTTAATCTATTTTAATATAAAAAAAAGGACGAAGCCATTATTAAACTTCGCCCTATTTAAAAATTACATTTTATCAACACATTGATTACAAGAAATTGTCATTTGACCATTAACACCCAGCGAGAAGGAAAAAGATTTTACAATAAAATCTCCATAGGTATTGGTTGTTTGGTCATTTACTGTAATTCTTGTATTTGGTTGTAAATAAAAAACTGGCATAGTGGTTAAGGATAAAACTTTTTGATAAGTTGTATAAGTCCATAATTCTGTTTTTATCGCTTCAAAAGCGCTATTCTTATATCCGCCAGTCCAAAAATTGGTAAAAACATCTTCTCTTACTTGAGAATAAGGATACCCATTTTTAATAGCTTCTTGTCTTTTTTTAACTATATTAGTATCATCAGCATTTAGCCAAATAATATTAGGAATCTCTGGTTGAAAAATACAATTTATATCTTGATTGACTACAACATCTGTTCTGCGGCCAATATTCTGTACAGAATACTTGCCAAGAGAAGATGTGGTTGGTTCAATAAAATCAAGATAATAATTACCATCAGCTAATGTTTGCGGATGTAGACTTTGTTCTTCTTCCTGACCATAAAACATTTGCTTTTCTAAATCATATATTTGCGGCCAATACGCATCTAATTCCTCATAATAAAAATCAGAATCAATTTTTAATTGTTTGTTCTGATTATATATTTGTTCTAGCCATCCAGTATTCACATTTCCCGCACGTAAAAGATTATTATAAAATCTCCCTTGGTCAGTTCCCCTATTTTTAGATAATAATCCTTGCAAATAAAGTTCTGTGCGCCAATCTTTGGTAATATATCCAGCTCCGTTTATTGGATAATACTTAATAGGAATAATTTCTTTATAAGCGTTGTTATTCCAAAAGAAAAAAGAATTGGTATCAGCTGTGCGATAAATAATGTTGAAATTTCCGGGGTTAGGTAATTTAGACTTATTTTCCACTGCTTGCGGGAAAGCGACACGCACAAGGTTAGTATCTTCTTGCTTATAAATAAGTAAATCCTTGTAAGCGTTGCCAGCTATTGGTTTTTTATCTATAGCAAGATGATACATAATATTAATTTTATTGTTAGAAGCAGTTCCTTCTCTTGTTCCTTGTATAACATAATCATTTTTTATATTTTGATACTGCGGTGTAGCAGAAACAGATATTAAATTTTTCTTATTAGAAAAGATATAAGAGCTTTTCCGCAAGGAATTGTCAACCAGATAATTAAAGTTTTTCATATCATCTAATACACGTTTCGCTTGAGTAGTGTTTAGATAATTTTTAATTTCTCTAAAATGGAAGAAACCAAATTCATCATAAAAATATTCAAAATTACCAAGATAATTTTTGATTTTATCTAAAGCATCAACAACACTCTGCCCCGCGTTCATTGTTAGGTCTTGGTCATATACAAAATCGCTATATATGTATCCTATATCAGTATTAGTTGGATATGTTAAAATTCCATTCATATCATTCGGTTTTTCTACAAAAGCTTCATAATAAATATATCCATTATCGTTACCGTGTCTTTTTAGATATAAGGGATTTTCGCCCATCCACTTTTGTATTTTTTTAATTCTCAAAGGAACATCTTCTATGATAATATTATTAAGCGGCTCACCTCCATAATGATGAACTAGCTCTTGGATTATATTAAAAATCAAAACTTTTTTAGATATATATTCACCAGAAGAAGTTTGTGTATCTTCTGAATCAAGAATCGTAACAGAGGGAAATTTTCCTCCGACCTCTCCGTTTAAGCTACACATCTTATCTTTTAAGGTAAGATTTATTGATAAACCAGAACCTATACTTGATGTCACAGAGGCGGCAGATATAAAGAAAATTCCTTTTGGAAACCATAGTATTGGATATTGCTTATATTGTTCACTATAGTTTTTTATACCAATTTCTAAATAAATTTTCTTATTAATAGAAAAATCATTAGTAAAATCTTCAGAATTATATTCGCCGCTATTAAGAGTTGCTTGTAATGTGCAGTTAGTTCTAATAGAGGAGGACCCATCTTGTGTTAAAGTCCCAGATGTCAAAGCACCCTGAATTTCTTTTAGAGGGTCCTCATTCCAATTTAGTAAAGTAATTCGCACATATTGTTTCTTATTAACAAAGTCATCTATTTGTGAAAGGAAGTTAATTTTTGTTTGCTGGTCATTAAGATTCTCATGACTTTCATCCAAGAGATAAGGATAAAATCTTCTCATTCTTCCTCCTTACAAATAGCTAGACTGTACAACTGAACCATAGTAATTAATTTGCCCTTGTACTGGGACTTTTGCCAATCCAACTTTTTCAGACGAAATATTTGCTGCCACATTTGTTTCATCCAACGGTAACATCTCAAAAGAATACCATTTACCATCAGAATAATAAATCTTTAAAGAACCGTTAATTTTATATACTGTATTGCGGGCTGGCGTTAGAATTTCTGGAATAGACGCATAATTTCTGTCAATATCTAAGCAAACTTCATTTTCTTCTAGATATAGCTGGCGGACTAAAGGTTTAATTGACATGCGGATTCCAGCAAAGCATAAATTTGATATTTCAAAATTCTTTAATAAATTCAAAACACCAGTTTCGCCTACTAGATATTCTTTTTCCTCATTATCCTTATAAGTAATTTTACACAAAGCGAATGGAGTTACTTCTAGAGAAATTCCTTTCCAATATTGCATATACTGTGTATGACCGCGAGAACTGATAAAATTATATTTTGATTTAATATTCTTACTAAGATATTTATCAGGTTGAAAGATTCCTGTATATTGCCCTAAAACCGTGCGGTCAATAGAACTACCGGATATAATTGTGTTTGTATTATTTTTCTCATTGTAACAAAGAGTGTATTCTATCGTTACAACATCACCAATATGGTTGAATGACAAAGAATAAACATCAAAATTATCTGGTATTTGATAATATCCCTTTTGATTAACAAAAATAGTTATTTGAGATTCTGCATTTGCAATATTAAAAGTATATCCAAGTACAGTTTGTTGTGAATCAATAATGTTAGAATTAAATTCATTGTTATTGAGCCATTGAGGATTGCCATCACTGTCAAAATAATAAAGATTGGGCGGGCTTTGAAAATAAATTTTTACATTTTTGATATACAAATCATCAGGTTTCTTTTTAGACAAAATATTCTTTTTATCATAAATTGCTGCATTAGAAACATTAGATTTACCATACTTTAGTTGTAAGTCAGAATAAAGTTGATTTCGTATATCGTTTTTGTTCTCAACTGTAAAATTGTAAAGCTGACCTAATTTTATAACCTTGAGATAATTGCTATCTTCTGGAGAAATAGTGTTAGCAATACCTAATTTAATTTCTTGAATAGGATAAATTCCCAATTCATTCAATTTAGATAATGAATTACCATTTTCAATTTCATACATGGTTGCGGAAAAATCATAAGTAATTCTATTTCGCTTTTGAGTAGGCTGTAATGAAATATCTGATAACATAACAACCATTGCGCCTTCGGCAGAAGAACGATATAGTTTTGGCTCTCCATTATTAAGCCAATTAACAATATTTTCTCTAAATTCTCGTTCCCACAAATAATCTTCGTAAGTGGTAGTGAGATAGTTATTTTCTGTTATGTTTGTATCTTTGTCATTGTGATGTGCAAAATCTTCAAATTTCTTATAATTCTTAAAATCATTGCGCACAAGTTCTTGGATTCTATCTATGTCTGGCTCTGTATCTATTTTGTCTCCTCTTGCGGCATCTGGCAAGATAGATTTACTTGGATGTTCTTTGTAATGCTTGTAGTAATCAGCAAGTTCGTTTGTACTAAAAACTTTTTTCTTAGAAATGAATCTTTGATAAGCATCTGCTTCCGCAGACAACACACCAGAGATAGAAAATTGTTTGTAATTCAAAACTGCATTTTCCGCGAATTTAGGGAATTTTCCACCCAATGTATCAACTTTAATTCTATTAACTACTGGTTTCATACTTGAGATATTGTAGTTATATTTTATATTATATTGCTGATTTTTAGAAGATAAAATAGCATCTTCGAAATTAGGCATGATAATACGTGAATAAAATACTTGTGTAATAGCGCCAGCCGCGTTTGCATATTGAGCAGAATATTTATACCAAACTAAACTAGAGGCGGTAGTATCTTCAATAAATATATTAATTGTACCATTTACTCGTTCAGAATGAATAAGTTCTGTCTTTTTAAAATTGTCAATACTTGATAATCTTTTTATGTAAACAACTCCACCAACAATACTTGCAGAATTTTTAATCTTTAACCGCACAATACCTAATTCATTATCTACTTCTTCATGGAATACAGGAGCAAAACCAACATCATTTAAGAAGTCATTCAATATAATATTATAGTCTTTCACTAAAACGTATTGATTTTTAGTAGTTGCTATAATCCTAATAACAAATTTAGAATTTTCTGTAGTGTCAATAGTTTGTAAATCAATATTGTAGTTAATATCATTTGGGTCTAAACTATTGTTAGTATAAACAGTTTCGTTATCTTGGATAATATTTTTGTCATCTTCTGACAATACTTGAATTTTGTATGACTGCAAGGTTTCTGTTTCAGTAATGCTCATATCACCAAAATACATACCGCCGATGATAGGAATAATACCCTTGTTAAAAGCGGTTGCTTTGCCAGTATTAGAATTATCTAATGTTTTAATTCTTAAATGCGGCTCAAGGATAGGTTTAATCAAACAGACAGAACTCCACTCAGAAAAATATCCTTGATAATTAAGTAAGTAATTATTCTTTTCATTTGGTGACATAGTGAAAAAAGAAAAAGAAGAATCTCCTTCAAAATTATCGAATCTAAGCTGAACTTTATAGAACTGGTTAATTTCAAATTGTTTAGATTGAATTAAAGCAACCGGAATTACAACGTAATACATATTCTTCTTAGAATCAAATTTCAAATCAGAAAAAATAATTCCGCTAGGGTCAATAAGAATATTTTCATTATTGTTTTGACTAACAACTGAAATGTGAACTCTTTTTATATCGACAGAAGAATTGTAAGAAGAAATAGTAAAATAAACTATAGCATCTTGATTGTAAATAAAGGCATTAGAAAAAGTAGGAAGAACTGGAGGATATAAGGTGTTTACTGCTGTACCCATTTAATCAATCCTCCTTTATCTATCACCATAAGTATCATGATTTGTATGACCGGTATCAAGCCAAATGCCAATATGTGTATTAGTAGGCTGGTCAACCCCAGTCCATACAAAAGTTGTTTCTTTCATAAAAGCCATATAATTATCAAAGAATTGTGCAAGAGAAAAGTTGCCCTGTCCCGCACGTGAATCTACAATTTCAGAAAACGAAGCACCAAAATCATAAAAATTACCAAAATTACCATCTTCTTGTTTTACAGAAACTTGTTTAACAAGATTCTTTTTAGCCATTGTCTGTCTCCTTGTCCGCTATTTCATCTTTTTCTTCTTTTTCTTGCGGAACAGCCGCAAGGAGGGATGCCGCAAGCTCTTGTCTTGCAGCATCCTTGATATCCAATAGAACTGAATTTATTGCATTTTCCATAATATTTGCGGGAATCTGATTTTGTGCCATAAGATTCCCAATATATTGTTTAATAGTTGTTGAAACACGTAATTGTAGTTCTAATTCATTCATTTTTTCTCCTTTTAACTCTGATTAAGCAGGTCTACTTGTATATAAACCGCCAATATCTGTCGTTCTCTTGATATGGGAAACGTTACCAACAGATGTATTGTAAGTATCCCAGTCAGTAAGAGCATAAACTCTAGAAATATTAAGCGCATGGTGAGTGTGCCCAGAATAAGTACTCCATGGAGTATAGTTTTGATACACCCAATCTCTGCTTGCGTACCCTTGGCTTGCGGTCCAGCTAGTCGCATTGTTATAAGCACGAGTAGCGGCATTGTCCGCATAACTTTCAGTAGCGGTAACGTGCCAATGACTATCAACGTCATTTCTCAAACTTTGAATTTTATAATAAAAATTAGATAATTCAGCATAAATAGCTTTTAAGTGAGAATAGACACTATCATAACCGCTGTAACCACTGAAGGCATAGCTTTTACTAAATTTGAAGTCATTTCCCGCAACAAAACTGCCATTAGCAGAACGGATATCCCAGCCTGCTAAAATACTGGTCCAATAATCAACGCCTTTAGTTGAATCGTTTGAATTTAGTACACTTGGAACATATATTGAATTTGGATTAAAGATACCAGAAGTACTAATGCCACTTAAACTATGGTATATATTGTTAGTTGATTTCATAGTACCATTTGGACTTGATAAAATCCATGTAGAAGCACTACCTCCTGTTTGCGGCAAAAGGTGAAGATAAACGCCATCTGTCAATGTATCAGTAGCAGGAGAATAAGAATCAAGTTTAATTCCTTCTGGCGAACCATGGCTATCTAAACGAGCAGGTCCATGTATAGATTTTAATAATAAAGTTTCTCCCCAAAGGGTAGTATAAGAACCGCTACCATATAATAATTCTAATCCTGACTTAGAATCCCCGCCTTCATTATGTTTTACTACATAGCCATCGGCAGATGACTTAATAAGCGTATTAGTTGTAGAAAGTGAAAAATCTTTTGTTCCAATAGAAATAGTCATCTTCTTAGCGGTATTAATTTCTGTATTACCACTATTATTTACTATCAAATTACCTAATTGCGGAGATTGACTATTCAAGTTAATAAATAGTTGACCTGAAACAATATTGAATGGTCTTTTTTGATTAGTAGTTATATCTAAACCATATTCCGCAGACAATAATGCCTTATCTCTGCTAGGTAAAGAAATAAAAGTATTTTCATGACCAAATTCCGCAATATCAGAATTAATAACCATTCTATCAGCAGAACTCTTTTGGATACTCTTATTACTAGATGCAAATAAACTAATGCTAGCAAAATTAGATATAAGCTCGCGCTGATATTCATTATCTAGATTGGTACCACCTGTTATATAAAGTATACCAGACTTCTGATTGATGGTGCGGAAATCGGTAAAGAATTTCACAAGCCCATTATCATTAGAACCAGTACCAACATTAAAAGTTGCACCAATATATTTATGTTTAGATGCAGGTTCACCAAAAGCGCCAATATCACCAATAGCCAAAGCAGTGGCATTATCTTTAAGGGCATTAGTAAAGAATCGACCTTGACTATTGATACCAACTTTTAACTCTCTATGCCACACGTAATCTTTGGCTAATTTTCTATAAGCAGCTTCTTTTTCAACCTGACTATTAATTTGTTCTGGTAGATAGTATATATCTTTGTTTTTTACTAAACTAAAATAAAAATCGCCAGAATAACTGTTTAAAATTGGTTCGTAAAGTTGGTGGGCAATAACATAAGAGCCATTATATTTTTCTATTGTATTCCACGCAACAATTTTGTTATTAGAATCAAATACAGCTTTTGACAAATAATGTTCAAAATTCGTATCTTCTTCCGCATATATTCTGCCAGCTTTTATTACAAAATTTTGATATTCTGCTGCATTTGTATGACGATAAATTGTAAAAATTGAAGGATTATTTGGGTCTAGTTGTAACTCAAAGGAATCTTTTGGTTGAATAATAGTATTCGAGCCACTAAAATTAGCATCCTCTGTATTATCTTCTAATGAACGCCCTTTAATTGAAATATAAGCAGGTGCGGAAGAAAGCATAATACCTTCCGCATCGTGCGGAATAGATGCTTTATATCTAGACTGCCCGGTTATTTTATCCTTAATCTTCAATAAATCAGAATATGGCTTATCTAAAGTATAATCTGTAATATTGTGTTTATTTTTCTCAACATTATAAAGAGAAGTTAAACCAATATGCCAATTACCAATTAAAGACTCTTTACCAGGGATAAGTCTAATTTGACCATTTTCATAATTCTTATTTTCATCGCTTTCATCTTCTGGCAATCCGAAAATTGCTGAACCAGTTTCCGCATCCAAAAGAATTGATTGTTTTCCTTTTGAGAATCCCAAAAGACCAGTTGAAGTATTTTTATCTAATAATCCATTTTTTGTTTTATCATAGAAAGTGGATGAACCCATTACTAAACCAGTAAAACGGTTATTAGAATCTTTATATCCTGCGCCTATCTGTGGAGTAAGAATATAATTTTCATTTTGATTAATTTCTAGGTGATTACCATCCCATCCATTAAGCGAACGAAGTCCAAAAGTATTCAAAGATAAACATATAGGAACATATACTTCTGCTTCTGGATTGCGGGAATTGATATAATCATTTTTTGAATTATAGATGCGGGCATAGACAATATTATTAGAATAAGCGCCACTATAAGCAAGATTCGGAGTAATAAAAATTTGAGTTAATATTTCATAACCTTTAATTAACCCATTGTCATCATGAACATCTCTTGGAATAAGTATTTTATAAGTGTCTACTGAATCTTTTTTATAAGAAATCATTAAGTCAGAATGAGATGGATGCTCCGCGTAAAAATGTCCATCATAATTAGGTTCGCCGCCCTCAACGCTCCAAACAATATACTTATTATCATTTGTTTTTAGACGAATCCCAACACCCAAATTATGATTATACAAAGGATTTTGACCATCTTTGCTATAGGTTACATATCGTAAAGTGCTGCCCGCAAGAATCTCAATTTCAAAATTCTTTCTAATCCCATAATCAATAATTGGTAATGGATAATTTGTATAAAAGTCCTTACCTTCATAACGATATTCCGCACGAATAATTTGATTTCTAAATTTGTTTGCGGGAATAGGAGAAGAATAAGTTAAATGGTCATTATCAAAATTTAAGACTTTAGATAACTTCTTATCTCCGCCAAGTATACTCCATTTTATCTTTTTATCATCTATATTTAATTTTTCATTTTGTTTATACAAATCAAAATTAAATGTAAAGTCTTTTAATTCTTGTCCTGTATTGAATTTAGCTTTTTGGTTTTCTACTTCAATACAGAATAACTTATTTGTACCAAAATTATCTTTTACTGATATTTTTCCCACAAAAGGAGTACCATTTGTACCCATTTCTCCATTTTTTAGCAGTAATAAATCTGTATATTGTTTATATTTTTGCCCTTGATATTCAATAACAACTTGAATTTGATTATTTAATTTAGTATAATCAAAAATATCTTGAATTACCAATGGAAATTGAACACCATTAAACAATTCAATTTTGTTGGTTGCTGGATTAATTGTCATTCCAGCAGTAGGCACTTTAATTAAAGAACCTTCAAGTGGAACAATCCATTTTGTTTCAAAAGTTTTATTATTTACCTCTAGCCCATTGGGGTCATAAAAATGAGCGATAAGAGGTTTAATTTTTATAGGACTTTGATTACTTTGACTTGCGGGTGACATGCCAGATTCACTATACTGAAAAACTTGTGAACCATTTTCAATAACAATCTGATAATCTTTTTTTATTGTACTTTTTTCGTTTTGTAAGACAATAGAGGAAGCACCTATACCATATTGAAGTTGTTCTATTGTTTCTTCGCCAATCGGCTCCCTGTCCCGCAAATAAACAGAACACTTTAATGTAACAATATCATTAATTTTATTAACAGGAAAAATAAGTTTGTTTTTATCCCACTTAATACCAATTAAACTATCGGCTAAATTTTTTAATGCAGTAAGTTCCGCATAAGTAAAATTACCAGAATGGAGTAACTTTTGATATTTTGCTTCTACTTCTTCTTTTGTTTCATTAAATACAGTTACGTTGCCGAAACTATCTACTTTTGACCAAACAAAACTAAAATAATTGTCACTACGTTTGTTTGGCATATCTTTATCAAAATCTTTTTCTCTGCCATTAATTAAACATGTCAAGGTAGGAACGCCAATATCAAAGTTAAATTTTACGCCAAGAGAAGAGATAATTGATATTTCTCTTTTGGATGCTTCATTAAACAGAACAAAATGTTCTTTCAAGACAATTTGCTCTTTGTAAACTGCAACCACAAGGTATTTATTTTCATGCGCTAAATTTTCGCTTGCGGAAAAAGATACAAAACCATTATGTCCTTTTTCTTTAAGCCATCTCCAACCAGTTCCGCCATACATTTGGAAATCTTTAGAGAGAGAAGTAACCCTATTATCTTCTTTGAACCAAAAGAAGGTAGTTTGGTCAGTAAGGTTACTATTCTTAGAATAAAATTTAGCTTGTATATCTAAATTAGAATTTTCATTTAATGTCTTAAAAGTATTTCCTTTTGGCGTAGAAATATTAAGACGATATGTTCCGCTGGTTGCGGAAATTTTTTTTAATCCTAAAAATTGAATATTGCGGACAAAGATATCTTTACCGTGACCGAGTTTGTCATCTGCATTTACAAGGTCATCTTCTGCAACGAAATCTTTTTCATAAAATAGAATTGTATCAATATATAAAAAATTCTCTTTATCAATAGAATAAATTTGTTGCTGTTGTGTCCAAGAGCCAACATTAAGTGGATTACCAGTCATATTATTAGTATCAATTATATATGGTACTAATTTTATACCATTTTCTTTACTTTTGTCCTTGTAAGCTAAAATAAATTCTAGTCCAAAAGTACCGGTTGAACTAATTCTGTGTTCGCGGGGCAAGCGAGAAAAGAAGTCGGCACCTAACATAAAGCCGTCTGCTTCTCTTAAACTATTGGATAATTCATCACCGTCAATATAGAATAATTTATTTTTATTATCGCCAGTTATACCATACTTATAGAGTAAAGCATATTCGTGTTTAAGATATGAGTGTAAACCAACTGGTTGACTATTAAATTTATCTTCTATTAAATTGCGTCCAATAATATTATAATTACTTAAAGCAGAACTAATAAATTGAACATTGCTATCTTTTTTGGCTTGTCCTTTATCTAGAATAACTTTATTCGCAGAAAAATCTCCTTGCGGGACAAGAACATAAACTATTTGCCCATTTGAATATGATTTTCCTTCGGGTGCATACGCTAAGATGTTTCCACCATTATATTCAAGGCTATATTCTCTGATAAGAGCATTTGTACATTTTAGAACTTGCGCGGTAATGGTTTTGTCGGCTTGAATTTTTTCCATTCTTTTTTTGGTTAATGTATCAACTGCCTTTAGAATGGCATCTTGTAATTCTAAACTATTCAAAGCATTACCTCCTTTTGTCTCTAATAAAAAAAGGCGTAGAGTAAAAACTCTACGCCTTATCTCTTTTACTCTAGTATAAAATCAAAATTAAACAAGTTATATTATTTACTTTTGTCCTATTTACTAAAAGCATATTGCCAAGAACGCTCATTGAGATTAAGTAAAGCGTCCTCAATTTCTTTGGTAGAACTCGCATTCGGAAATTCTGCGGTGATATGTACATCTTGTTTGATGTTATTGTCAAGACCAACAGACCCAATTCCATTGACTGCATTGCCAAGAGTAGCAAAGGCAGTTTCCATAATTCCAGTTTTCATGACACTAGCAAAGCCACGGACCGCTTGCACGGCACTTAAAATGTTCTTGGTATCTTCCGCGTTTAAGACCAACTCTTTTTGATGAAGAAGAGCTACTTTTCCATCAGAAGAATTATTCCAAGAACCGGTATAGCCACCGGTGTCATACCCAATTAGTTTATAGGAACTATAAGCTAAGGAATCATAATTAACAAGTTTTCCGCTTTGCCAGTACTGATTAATATAATCTTGTACCTTACGGGCAAAGCTATTGCCATAAGCATTTTTAAGCTTACTAGAACGAATTGGGTCATTACCCCAACCGGATTGCCAGCCATACGTCCAAATTGCTTGTGCGATGCCCCACGCGGTAGCATCATTAGCAGAACCACCGGCTCCACCACCGCCAGAACCATAACCTCCACCATTTTGTTGACGATTCCATTCATCAATCTTAGATTGGAGATTTTGATTTTGGGAAAGTAGATTAGCATTTTCTTGTTCTTTTGCGGTTAGTTTGTTACCAAGTTCGTTTACTTGCTGATTGTATGCTTTCATTGAATTGTTAGCATCAACTATCTTACCAGCCATTTTTTCAATTCTGTGTTCATAATCTTGAACAACGCCAGAATCGTTCTTTAGTTGCTGGATAAATTCAGCTGTGCTACTAGAGAGTTCTTTTGTAGAATCAACGCAGTTATTCAAACTTTGGCTAATATCATCAAAGTTCTTTTCCGCAAGTTCAGATAAATCTTTCGTCTGTTTCTGATAATTTTCCGCAGTACCAATAAGATTATCAAACATACCATCAGTTTGTTTGTTAAAATCTTCAATATTCTGTAGCCAATTTGTAATTGACGTAGACCAACGTGTATCTATCTGGTCAAAAGCATCTTTGTTACCCTGAACAATTTGGTCATATATATCTTTCATACCAGAGCGGTTTTCTTCCGTCATAGTATTGAACATACCAATATAGTCATTGATTATGTTCTTTTCAGATGTCCCAAGCTGTTCACCAGTTGCCGCAAGATATTCCTTTAGAGAATCAATAATAGTTTGAGTTCTCTTTTTCTTCTCATCAAGAGAAAGATTGGCGTTAGTCCAAATATCATCAATTTGAGATTTGGCTTCCGTAAGAGCGGATAAAGAATCAGATTGAGTTTGTTTCATCTGTTCTTTTGAAAGATTGTAAGCATTGTTTTGTGAATCTAACAAATCTTCTTGCGCTGCACGTGTATTATTTTTATCCGCAGTATAAACATAGCTATAATTGCCTTGAGAATCGCGTCTAAGTTTCATCTGAGACTTATTGCGCTGTGCTTCTTCTAGAGCTATGCGCTTTTGAAGAATTTCAAGCTGTGCCTGTGCATATTGTACATCATACGCAGAAAGATTTGTCTTGTTGCGGAGATAGCCAAGCTGTTCCTTCATTTGATTTGTAATCATTTGTTGCAATTTAAGGTCACTTGTACCATCCAAAAGGTCAAGATATTTACCTTGTAGCTTTTGGATATTATAGGCTTTGTTAGTTTTGTCTAAATAGTAATCGGCGTTGCGGTTAATGAGTTCCCATTCTGTTTTTATCCATTCAAGGTCATTACCCATTGCCTTACCGCTCCAAGCGTCTGTAATCTTCTTAATTGCATTTGAGTATTGCTTTTGAAGATTTTCGAGGCTTGTTTTAACAAGATTATTCATATCTTTAGTTGCGGAAGTTATCTTCTCCTGAATAGTATTCCATTCTTCTGAGCCTTTCCGCATATTAGACTGCATATCTTTCCAAATTTCAAGCTGTTGTTTATACTCACTTAATTGTGCTTGATAATTTGCTTGTTGTGCTGCTAAAATTCTATTTTGTTCTTCATAAGCTTTATCACCATGTAAGAGTTCTGAAATGTTCGCTACGTGCTCAAGCTCGTCAGCAATTGCAGAATACTGGTCTTTGCGTTTATCCATTCTATCTGAAATATCGGAGATTGCGTCCATAAGTTTACTGTGGACTTCATCAATATCACTCCAATAATCTTCAAGCAATTTAGACATTTGATTAAATATGTCTTTTGCGGAATCATATAAACCTTTACCATTCTTGCCAAAAATCTCAGATTGACCTGTTTCTTCGTACTGTTTAAGTTGATTAAGAATTTCAGAACCATTTTGCCAAGCCATATCAAAGTATCCAGTACCGCCGACTTCCATAGTACCTTTATCTTGAGATTTTTGACCAGCTTTTAGTTCATTAATTTTTCTTTGATAAAAATCTTTAGCAGATTGTTCAGTTGCTTTTTGCTGCAATCTACTATAGTTCTTAATCATTTCATCAAAATACTTATTAGCAGTTTTAATGTCAAAGTATTTTTGAAGTTTTGCACCAGACTCAATAAGTTCTTTAAATGGATTTTTATCAAGTCCGCGATTCATATTATGCTGGAATGTTTCAAGCGTCTTTTGAATATCTTTTATATTGTCAAGTGTTTTAATAGATTTATTAAATGCTTCAATTTGCAAATCTTCAATACCGTCTGTAATATCTTCAATTTGTTTTTGAGTATCTTTTAAGTCTTTAGACCAAAGGGTATCATATCTCTTATATGTTTTATTAAAATTGTCTAGTTCTTTTTTAGCATCTGTAATCTGCTTTTCAAGAGTTTTTTGACCATCTTCAGAAGAAGTGCTATTGTATTGGCTAATAAGATTGTTTACTTTGTCTAATAATTGGTCATGTATTTGCTGATAATTTGCAATAAAGCCCTCTGTATCGAAAGCCAAACCATATTGAGCCTGTAATTGTTCTCTTAGCTCTTTAGCTTCTTCTTTTTGAATCTTTAGCTTTTCATGATAAAGCAAAATTTGTTTTTGGAGAAGAGGAATTTGTGCTTCAAGATTTCTGAGTAATTCTTTACCTGTTAAACGTTTTTCCTCTTTTTGAATAACACCTAAATCTTCTCCAACGGCAGAAAGTAACGCATTTACACGTTCGTAGCGGTCAACCTCATCTTTTTCGTATTCTTTGGTTTTAGGCTCGTAACTCTTTCCAGAGCCACCACCCTTACCGCCACCGCCTTTCCCGCCGCCACCGCCTTTACCTCTACCACTTCCGCCACCGATTCCACGAGAACCTTGCGGGGCAGCGATGTTGCCAACACCACCGCGTTTATAAGCACCAAGCGATTTGGCACGTGCAGCAGTATTACCGGCATTAGTAAAGTAACCGCCAGCATTATTTAAAGCAGATGCAAAAGCAGCGACACTTCCGCCACCTTTACCACGTGCATTAAAACCAAAAGTAGGAAGATTAATTTTTCCATTTTCAATATCAATCCACTTGCCATTGGCGGGACCCTTAATATAAGGCTCAAACTCAATATTATAATTAAAGCTCTTAATCATATTGCCAAGAGCAGTAAGAACTTGACCGATTGCTTGCTGAGCATTTACTAAAGCGCCAGCAGTATTATTCATTGCAAGCTGCGTCATTTGTGACACTTGGTCCGCACTCATACCAGTCATATCAACGATTTGTGCCATAGCAGCAGCAGACTCTTCTGTGGTGCCGTTGATTGCGGTATTAAGCAAGGAAGTCATTTCATCTACAGATACATTTGCTATGTTTGCCAAACCATCTGCAATAGCATTAAAATTATCTTCTGATGTTGCGGCGAAGTCTACTAAACTTTGAGTAAGACTATTAATATAGTCGTTAAAACGTGAATCATCTAAAATACCATTAGTAAGATTCCCTGCTGAATCTGTATATTGTTCCAAGAGGTCAACATTATTTTCAAGTGTATCTGAAATCTCAAGAGCCGCAGCTAATTCTGTTTGCGTGCGGGAAAGCTGATTGAGCGAGTCGGCTGCACTTACAGCTGCTTGGTCATTTTTATCTACCGCCTCGTATAACCCATCTTGGGATTTTTGCAAGTTATAAGTAGTTGCGGTAAGTTTCTTCTGAATCTCAATTCCGCCTTGAAGGTCTTTAATATAATCACTAACAGATTCTTTACCCTCAACAAAACGTTTGTTTGATTGAACAAGAGCATCAGAAACTTCTGCACCAAGTACAGACACCATTTCTTCTGCATAGTCTGTTGTTTCATCAAATTTACCGTCTAAAGAGTCTAGCGCGTCATATAAGCCACTACCTTCAATACTTTTACTCATTGAATCAAAATATTCTTGAGTAGTAATCTTACCTTCGGCTAAACTTTGATTTAGTTCTTCGTTTTTAGATACAAGAGAATCTAATTGTGAATCAATAGATTGTAAGCCAGCTTGTTCTTCTACTACGCCTTCCGTGGGAGAAAGTGTGGGATATTCGTGAGTTTGTGAATGAGATGCTTTATTTTGAACAGAATTAAGAATATCACCATAATTTTCAAAAGACTTTGTACCACCCATATTATCATCAACAAGCTGATTTTGTTCTTTGATTGATTCATTCCAATCATCGAGAGCTTGTTGATTAAGCTTATACTGGTCACCAACTTTTGTTAAATAACCAGCATATTCAGGATGGTCCGCAAGTATCTTCGCGGCTTCTTGATTATCAAAACCGCCAGATTCGTCCTTATCATATTGGTCCCAAATAGAACCGAGCCTATTTACATAACCATTTTTGTCTTTATAAGCATCACCATAATCGGTTATGAGTTCAAGAGTTTTATCATCTTCTGATATATTACTCTTGATACGCTTTAGTTGATTACTTATCTGCTCGGTTGAAGAATCTTCGTCAATACTAGCCATTAACTGAATATATTTACTCTTGTCATATCCCGCAGAGAAATTGCCAAAGCCTTTATTTATGACTTTCTTCTGTTCATCAGATAAATTATCATATTTCTTATTAGCATCTTCAAAAGCATTTTGATTAGCTAAATCTTTAATCCATCCAATATTCGCGGTACTTTTGGCAAGACCTTTAATAATGCCTTCCGCAGCTGCTTCTGCTTCATCTTGACCGGTGACTAGTCCCTTGGCTATCAAGTCTTGTTTAATACGTTCTTTAAACTGGTCTGTTGTCTCACCTTTTTGATATTTAATATCTGATTGGTCAGAACCGTATTTTTGAATAAGAGAGTTAGTTAGATTTTCTTGTGCAGTTTTATACTGATTTAGTTCTTCCGCATGTGAATCTCTAAGTTTATTTAACTTTTCTTGTGATTCAACAAGTTTACTGACATCTTGTCCAAGTTGCCGTCCAGATGCAATAGCTTTGTTAAAAGCATCACCCATGCTTTCAATGTCTTTTACACGTTGAGCCGCAGATGTACTATTAACAAAAGCCCAATCGCCATTTATCTCACTAACACTAAGAGAAGAGGCATTTTTATAAGCTTCTTTTAAATCAGCATTTCCACCGGTCGTTTTGTCAGTAATATTCCATTGTGATTCAGTTGCATTTGCCCAACCGGGAGTCTCCGCATATTTTTTGCCAGCCTCATTTAAAGCTGCATTTTGTGTTCTAATAGTTTGGTCTAAAGAAGTTTGAGTTGCTTTCTCAATATTCTTATTGTAAGTCTCCCATTGACCATTGGCACTAGATAGAGTATCTGCTTGTGAACCAAGAGCCTTGTTAAGGTTTTCTGCTGCTTGTTTTAACTCTTCAGAAGTAGCTTTTCCTTCTTTATATTTCTGATAGATTTCCGCATAAGATTTCTTAGTTTCTAGAATCTTATTCATTTCTGTTGTAGCATCTTCACCTGCGGAAATAGTTGCTTTAGAGGCTGCTTCTTGTTGCGCTGCTATGGATTCTGCAACGACAGAAGCAACAGAAGCCATAATAAATAAGCCCGGAAGAATCGAATCTAAGGTAAGTTGGAGGGCTTGCGCGGACATATAAGAAGATTCTATACTGTAGCCGAATCTCCTCATGTTATTGCCCATTTCTTTTATCTTACTTGGGGCACCGGATATGCCAGAAACAAATTTACCAGCAGCTTGAGCAGCATTAGAAAATTCATTAGAAATTTTACTCTTTATAGCATTTCCTATATTAAGTAAAATATCCTTTGCATCTTTTAAGTTCTGAGCCTTAACAGATTGAAATGCAGAAATCATATTGGGGAGTGCCATAGACAAATTCATAACAGTTTGAAGAATTTTTTCACCTGTATCAGTTTTGTCATTTGCCCAAAGTGAACCAAGATTTTGGAATGATGACCATGCAAAACCAAGTTGTCCAATAGCACTAGAAAGCTGAATTGTTGAACGGATTTTATTCTTTAAAACTTGGTCATCAATAAATGTCTGGTTGATTTTAGACTGAACTTCCCAACCAGCTTCATTTTTGTCGTAAGCATTATTTGCATCGTCTAAGTCTTTTTGACGGCGCGCAAAAACAACTTTTTCTTTATCTCTAGCTTGATTAAGCGCTCTCATTAGGATGTCGATATTACCGAGTGCTTCAGATGTTACTCCTTCTAGCCTTCCATCATCAAGGTTATCATAATTTCCAGCTTGAACTTCATCTAAAACATTACGCATTTCTTTTACACGACTAATAACAGTCTGCAATGGAGAAATTGTCTCATCAAAACTATCACGTATTTCGTCTACATCTTTATTAGATTCTTCAAGATACAAATTAAAATCACGGGTTTCTGATTCAACCCTAGAAACAGATTGTATTACCTTGTTTAATGAAGCGCCCATATCATCATAGTTTATAAGACCCATTCCGACTATATCATCAGTTGTATCATTGAAGATAGTAGAGAGTTGCTTTTTAAGCTCACTCAACCCTTCGTAAGCTTGAGTAATATTTTGCTTTTGGAACTCTAGAGCATCTTTGTCATTAAAGACATCATATCCAAGAGCCGCATTGCGATTAGAAAAATCATTGAAAAATAGCTTATTAGTCATGTCATCTTTACTGACAACTTCTTCTCCATAAGCTATATTTGTAACGTCCATCATGGCACCAATTTTACTTTCGATGTCAAGACGTTCTTTTTCTAGATTTACTGTTTTTTGTAAAGCATCTGTATAATTTTCAATTTCAGTAGTTGAAAAATTACCACGATTTTCAACACCAAATCTAATAAAGTCTAAAGTTTTACCAAGATATGGATTAACATTCTCATAATACGGTTCAACAAGAGAATCATTCATATCCTCACTAAATAATCCCATTTCTCTAGCTTGCTGCATTGCTACAAGATTATTGTTTTGAATCATCTGTGCGGTATTCATATTTTTAATAATATTAGAAATGCCAGATGCCATTTGGTCGCCAAACATTCTTGTCATTAAACTATAAACACCGAGCAGAACAGTTTTTCCACCGCCAACGGCATCAATAAATTCTTTGGTCAAGCCAAGTAAATCGCGCACGCCATCAAGAACAGGATAAACATCGTCAGTATTGAATAATGCCCCTGTAATGCCTTCGACATTATTTAAAATTTGTTTACTCTTACCAGCCATTGAATTAATAGCTTCTTCATTCATTTGGTCAAGAGTACCATCTGCGGTTTGTGACGCTTTTTTATATTCATCATATAAATCGCCACGATTCATAAGAGCCTCAAAACGTGAAAGCTGGAACTTACCCGCTACCGTTTGCGCGATAGCTGCTTTCTGGGTGGAGTCAATAGATTTCCACACTTTCATGAGGTTCTCCATGATATTACCAACACCACGGAGTTTTCCATCGCCGTCTAATACTTGAACACCAAATTTTTCAAGAGCAGAAGTGACTTTGCCTAAGTCAACGCCATCTTCAAGAGTTTTCCCAGCCTTAATATCAGAAAAACGACCATATAAAGTTTTAAGACCATTACCAATTTGTTCAGGTGCTTCACGGGTAACGGTTTCAATGGTTGCAATTTGGGCATTTAACTGGTCAAGAGAAACATCGGTGGCAGATGCGGCAGATGCAACGCGCTGTGCGGCTCCCGCAATCTCTTTTACGTCAGCTGCGGACACATTTGCTACTTTTGCCCAAGAGTCCAAAGCAGCATGAAGTTTTTCAACGTCACCGGACAAATTATAAGCGTTCATGATTGCGGTGATTTGGTCAGAAGTGTCTTTTGTATCTTGTTGTGAAGCATTGGCTAATTTAGCAGATAAAGTAGCTAATTGAGAAGATTCTTTAAGATTAAAACCTTGCTGCGCAAATACTAGCGTACCATTTGTCATTGGTGTGGTAGTTAAACCTACTGCTTTAGCTGCTTCGTTAGCAGACTTGGCATATTCATTCATTTGCTTGCGGGAATAGTCAGTAACAAGCATAATTTGAGTCAAAGAATCGTCAAGCTCTTTTAAATAAGTTACTGATTGCTGCACGGAATCGCGCACCATATTAAAGCCACTAGCGACAATACCCCAACGGACAGTATTCCCCACAGTGTTTAGAATCTTATCCATTGTGCTACTAGTTGCCTTTAAGCCTGTATCTAGTTGACCTAATTGCCCTAAAACATTAGCAAAAGATTTTTGTCCTTGTGTGCCAGCCGCATAAAATGATTGTTTAAGGTCAATCAAGCTAGTATTTGAATTTTTAAGTCCTTTATTAAAAGCTGTGAGGTCAAGCATACCCATTTTTGGATTATAGCTTGTTGTGAGTAATGATTGAACACGTCTTAAATCTTCAACAGCTTTTCCAAAAGTACCATCAAAATCTCCATTTTTTCGGTTTAAATCTTCAAGAATAGCTTTTGTTTTATTTAATTCAGCCTGTAATTTAGTAATACCACTAGCGTCTAAGGAAGTGCGTAATTGATACTCAACAGTCTGTGAATACTTTGACAATAAAACCACCTTCTTTGTTTTTAGCCAGCAAATATTTTACAGGCTTCCTTTTTCTTCAAAATCGGCATAAAAAAATAGCCTACTTATTTTGAAAGTAGGCTATAAGATTTTATGTATTTTTGTCCTTACTCCGCGCGGAAAAGGGATTTTTCATCTTCTTCGATTTTAGCGTCTCTGTTTAATCCCCAGTCTTTGGCAACTTGCAATACCTCTTTTACATCGCTACCATTAACCGTTTCAGAAAGATTTTTCCGCATATTCTCTACAATATCTCCAGATACAGTTTGAATTGTATCCAAAAGACCCCTTATAGAATGTTCATAATCCATGCGGTCATCCGCCCAAACGCTAGCATATCCCGCAAGTCGAGCTAAAGTAAGTTCATATTTATCCAATAGGTCTTTAGCAATACCTTCTTCGACAAGGTAATCCCATGCGGCCAAGAGAGAAGAAGAGTTCTTTTTCTGAATTTCTTCACGATGTTCTTCATCAATAACAAGTGCCGCATATACAATAATAGCACGCTCTAAAACAAAGGCGTTGATAAAGCCGCCTTCGTTAGCTGCTTCTACCGCAAAAGCAATAATATCATACATTTCTTGCGTAGAAATAGGACGTTTTTCCTCAAAAGAAAGGTCAATCATATTTTTCTCCTTTTTACTCTAGATTACTTACTTTTTATTATACCATATTTTTAAATTAAAGTAAAGAACCTAATTTTTTCAAACTAATGTCAAGTTTTGCCTGTTGTAGCCGCATAATAACTGTTGGTAATACAAGACTAGAACGTTTTTTACCCTCTTCTCGGCTACGGTCCATTCTATAACTCGCTCCAGAACGGTAATTCGCCCAGCGCCACCTGTTTTGTTTTACAATATTACTTCTATTCAAAGCACGACTAACTGTGCCGTCAATTTCTGGATTATATCCTCTTACTTGACTATCTAACACTCTATCTAAAACATCGCTAATTGGATATATTCCACCATTATATACTAAAAATAAGGTAGACATATTGCTATTAGTGGAAAGTGCCAAGAGCGAGCTAATAAGTTGTGAAGTTGTAACTTCTTGAATAACATTATTCCAAGCATTTTCAAGAACATCTTCATTAATAAACGAACCATCATCAAAAGAAATAAGTGATTCACCACTATTGGCTGCGGCCAAGTTAGCTAATTCTGTTTGACTTAATTGTAAATTGTTTATTGCGGCATAAAGAAAAGAAGTATTATCGACTAAACTCATATTTTCATATTTTACGCGATTATTACCTTTATATTTACTAATGTCAACATCATAATGGACTCTCACAAAATCATTATTAATGGTTACATCAACACCAGATTTTTTAACTTTTAAATGAGTTCCGCGTTTTTCTTCTAATTGTTCTTTTCTTGTTTTAAAATTAGCCGCTATAAAAAGACTGCCATTGCTATAAGAATCAATCGTTTTATCTAAATCTTTAAATATATCTTCGGTACTTTTTAATCCGTTTTTAAATAATAGCTCTTCTATTTTTATCATAGCAATTTTTTGTGCGCTTTTTATAACATAATTATACAAATTTTGTATTTTCGCAATAAATAATTTTATAGAACCTTGACTATTTTTTGAATTATCATTAGAATAATCAAGCGGGACATCTTCAAAGTATGGGAGGACTTCTATCATTGCTTCCGCATACTCTAAGAATGATGCCAAATCACCATTGGAAAACGATGGTGTTTGCAAGTTTTTTAAGCCATTACGTGATATAAAAGCCCTTAACAGTTCTTGACCAACATTAGATTGAGAAGAAGATAAGCCATGCGTAGCAGCATATTCATTAATGATTTCTGTTGCGTACTCTTGAAAACTACTGCCTAATTTATTTGTCAATTCATTACTTAATTTCTTAAAGTAATCTAACATTTTTGAAATATTATCAGCCATAAGATTAGTATTTTCTGTTATTTCTTCTTCAAAAGATTCGGACCTATTCAAATCCATATATTCCCAGCTCTGTCCTTTAATAAATTTATTATCAGATAAAGTTGGATTTTTAAAAAATTCTAATAATGATTCATATCTCTTGATATTATTAGGAGTCGAAGTATCATAAAATGTAGGCGATAATTTATATTTATTATTAAGTTGCGCGATAAGACTTTTATTTGAATTAAAACGTGATACAATAGAGCCAAAATCGTTTATGTCAGCAAAACGAAAATGCAAATAATCATCTACAAGCATACTACATCCTATCTATAAAAATAGGGGAGTACTCCTAAGAAGAAGTACTCCCTGAGATTCTTATTTTGAATCACCGAAAATTGATTTAGTATACCATTTATCTGGGTCAGCGTCACCATCGCGGCCTTTGTGACCAACAATAGCTTTGTCACTATAATCATGTCCACCAGAAGCAGTATCAATAACTTGGAGAGTTGCAAGAACTTTCTTAGATTTATCGAACTTGGTGTATGCGGGCATACAATCAATCTTGAAATCAAATGCCTTTTGTTAAATATGTTCGCTACACATATAATCTTTATGTTTCCACAAAGAACAGACTATATCTTCATCCTATAATATAGGAGACTCCCATTTCGACAACGCTTGTTGCCTACGTCTTTCGACTAGTCGTTGAACTTTTCTCTTAAAAAGGAGACTTAGCTGCTGATTGCCCAATCCTAATATTTTCAGACATTCACGCTTATTTTTACAAATTACGTTGTAGTTATTAGGCTCTAAGGGGTTTCCAGCAATTAGAGAGTGATTATTTTCAGCTTATTACTAAGCAGCCATCCGCATTTCGATTTCAGATGGGTCACCAGAGTTATTCATCTGGAAGGTGAAGTTAGACTCAATCTTACCACGAGGAATAATAAATTCTGCGGGAAGGTCCTCACCAGTAGCTTCATCACGGAAGAGTGTAGAAGCTTCAATGTAGTAATATCCACCAAAGTTCTTGGCTTCAATAGTCATTTCCATTGCGTCCTCATAATGGAGGGTGTAGCAATCAAGACGAACAGTTGTACCAACTGCAAGGTCCTTATCAAGACGTTCATCACCGGGGGTATCAGCACCAAGGACAAAATAAACATCTTTGTCAGATACATCTTTAATAGTGCAATCTTTCTCGAACTCTGCGGCTTTGAGAGTAATGGTAGGAGTTGTAGAACCAACAACTTTAACTTCTTTTTCTGTTACAGCAGAGAGGAATCGAGACTGCGCACCAGCAGCATCAAGAATAACTGGATAGATAGGTGCTTCTTTAGAAACAACAATCTTTACGCCTTTGCGGTCAGCAACAGAAAGCTTGACTACAAATTCGGTTCCAACTTTTTCAATAGCTCCATCAAAAGTGCTATGAACATAAATTGGTTTACCCTTGTCATCAGTAGATGGGGTACGACCCTTAACAACGCCAGCACCAGAAAGAACTGCAAAAGAGGTGGCACTCATAAGAGCATCTTGAACATTAAGAGTTAGTTTCTTTTCACCGTCCCAAGAAACAAGAGTAGGATTACCCTTACCACCATTAGCATAAACAGTGGTTACAGCTTGCTCAAGAGAGGAGGTTTTAGCAGTATCAAGGGTGAGAACTGGCTGATAAGCGTCAAAGTGTTGACCGCCAATATCAACAGAATTGAGTGGTTTGAAAGTTACATCAGCAACTTCACGAACGCCAAAACGATTCATAAACTTAGTTCTCCTTTCTTTTAGTTTTTGTTAAAGAAATACTGTATACAATTTTTCCTTTATGACCTAATTTCTTGACGCACCAAGAATTAAATCTCTTATATAAACGCAATTAAGCGATTATATCTATTTATAAATATCATCAAGCCAATTTTTTGGCTCTTCGACAGAAGATACATCCATCATAGGCATTGTAGCAATTCTTCTATAAAAATCAAATGCTACTTTTGTATTATATCTTACAAAAGAATCATGTAATTGAAATGGAGTATAATTTAATAATATATTCATATCCAATGGCAAAGCAATAGAAAGACAAGAAACATAAGTTCCATACATAGAAAATTTTTCAGAATCTTTTTTCTGCTGCTTTCTTTTTTGTCTACCTTTTTTAATTTTTTCCGCAATTTCTCTTGCTTTATCATTTACGGGATTAAATTCAGCTTCATCAGCATTAAAAGGAACAAATAGCTCTTTTAAAATTCCACAAAATATTTCAAAATTCATTGGATTTATTTGTCCTATAAATGGTCCATCTTCTTCTAGTTTAAATTGAATACAACCATTATCAAATACTATTTTGTATGCGGGAAAAATCAATTCAAAAAAATCACTAATTTCTTTAGAGAATGTTTTATCTTCGTTTAGAACTATCATAAAAATTTGAAAATCAGATAATGGTTCTAATTGCGAATTGCCCTCTCTAATTTTACTAGTAAAATTATCCAAGTCACAAAATAAAGCAACTTGAGACAAAAACGTATCTTCACCAAAAGCACAAATATCCTTTATTTTTGGTTGAGTTACCGCAATATTAGCACCTGACACTTGTACAGGGATTCCCGCAAGTATCTTAGCATAATCTCCTTTTATAGCCATTTTCCGCACCTACTAAAGATTAGTAGTTTGTGTATACGTGGGAATAGTTTCATTCAATTTCTTCATGTCATCATTTTCAGAATGTGTGGCACGATATTGTAATACAGCACCGCCCAAAAATTCATTAAGAATAACTTGTTTAGCCCCAATAAATTCCAATTTACCAATACCAGATAGATGTTGTTCATTTAATACTCCATCTACATATCCGGCAATTTGCCATGGGCGTAATTCATAATCATCTAATTCCCAATAGTCAAGATGACAAATAATAGAAAAAGTTAAAAGACAGTCTCTATATTGCGGATTAGAGCTAGGAACAAAATTGTCAAACTCTAAAAGAATATAAGCTTTTACATTTTCATGGTCTGAAAAAGAAAGTTTTGGAATAGTCTTAATATACTGTTTGTCATGCAATTCCCGCAAGCCATATTTTTTTACTTCTTCGGTAAACTCTGTATGTTCTGGGTCTAAACAATGCGGGGAATTTATTATCAGTAATTTTTTTAATTTATTAGAATAATCTTTAGTATCAATAAATAACTTCTTCCAGATTGTCTCTTGGTCTTTCGCGCAAGAAGAAAAGGAGGATTTGAAATTTTCTTCAATAAATTTACTTGTAGCTATTTTCAAAAGTTACCTCCTTCTAGAACGAAATTATTTTAACTGGTAAGGTATAAATTTTTTCATCAATTTTTACCATTACATTAAATTTTCCACTCTTACCACTAACAATTTCTACATCACAATAGTCATCGCCAACGGCAACAATCTTAGAATTTGTTGAATCTACTCTAAAATACGCTTTTTTACCTTGCGGCAAATGAATAGAATATCTATTTGTAGAATAAGGAGATACTTCTTGCGGACCAGCGATAAAAGGTTCTTCGGTATTAATCCTTACCTCTAGTTTTGTTTCACCATATTTTATGGTAAACATACCAGCAGCCGCATCATAAACCTTGACTTTACAAATCTTTCCATCATTAAGAATTTCTTCTATTTTAATTCTATTATTGCCAAGAATTTCCCAAGAGCAATCCTTAGAATAGATGGAATCATCAACCATATAACCAACTGAGGTATTTTGTTTTACCACTTTTTCGCCCTTAATTAATTGGTCTTTATCTGATGGTTTTACTTGCGGCAAATCTTCTTCTTTGTTATCATAGTACTCTTGGATTTCAAGTTCTAAGATGCCTTGTACAGATATAGAATCAACTACCTGTACTTCCCACCTATGACCATCTATTTTAATTTTTGTAAAACGATGAAAAAAGTTAGCAGTATTTTCGTCTTTTTTAATAAAAATAGTACCAGACTTGTTTAATTCATTAGCATTTATACCATTTTTAATAAACCATCTAACATCTGTTTCAACAGGGCCTTGAAAATAAATAAAATATTCTTTCCCATTAACAATTAGTGAATGGTCACATCTGATAATTTCTGACCGCAAATAAGCCGTCTCGGTTAAAATAGGAAGATAAATCATCCATCTACTTTTATCATCAAGACATTGAAAAACGTCTCCTGCTTCTAGACCTGCGGAAAATTCTACAGAAATATACTTTCTATCATAATCTGCTTTTAGCCCATAAGCATTATTTTTGATAATACATGGCACAGTAGAATGTTTATCAGTTTTGATTAAACGAGAGTTGTAATCATTCTTTAATGCTGCCCGCAATGATTGTAATTTTTGTTTATTGATTCTACTAAGTTGGTCACCACCTAGATAATCAATACGCGCGGACATTGTTTTAAGACTCAATAGAGTCTTTCAATTCATTAGCTAGCCCGCAAGTCTCAAAAATAGTTCTGCGGAAAAGAGAAAAATCCTCTGAGTTCTCTTTAATACCAGCTAACTTACTAATTAGTGAAATCAATTTAGACTGACCGGGAATAAAAAGAGTTAATCCACTAAGCTCTATCAAAAGAGTATCAAGCGGCTTTATCCAATCTTTACCTTCTTCCCGCATAGGAAGTAGTTTAAAAATTTGTCCCACGATGCGGGATAAATTTTCTTTTATTGAATCATTCTCTAGCCGCAAAAAATCATCACTTACTACTAATAATGCCATTATACCGGCTCCATTATCTTACCAAGAGAAGAACGAATATGTCCATCATTGTCAACATATCTACGACCTTGAAGCCGTTGAAGATGGAACCCCTCTTTCTCATATTCTTGTTTCATTGCAATTAACTGTTTCATGTGCGCGGCTTGGGAAGTGAAGCTGAAGTCACTTCCGCTATACTTTTGACGCACAAGGTCAACATTCGCTAATTGAAAACCAATCCATTGTACAATCATATAAGAACGAAGAATCCGCATATCTTCAATAGTTAATTTAGCTGTAAATTTTTTATTAACTAAATCAAGGTCAAACGGATTTTTCCATTGCGGGAACTCGTAATGCGGAAATGCCGCAATTAAAATTTCTTGTAGCATTTCCTCTGTATCTTCCTTTGTCATTTCCAAAAACATATCATCAGTAATTCCCGCAAGGAAGAAATCATACACTTCTTGAAAAGTTGTAGGCTCTTCCATTATTAACTCCAATTATTTTGTAGTTGCTGCACGGCGTACTGGTTTAGCTGGTTCAGCAGATACGCGACGTGTCTTTCTAGCTGGTTTTTCTTCTTTTTCAGCATCATTGTAAAGATTCTTGTTGCGAATCATGGCAGAAATATCACGGTCAATTTTTTCTGAAAGTGCCTTAATTTTATTGTTATCAGCAATTTCAAGCTCTACAGCCCTGTCCGCAAGCGTTTCAATTATGCTAAGAGGTGCAAAATCAAGGGCATCTAGAAAAACATCCATACTACCATTCAATAGCACATCATCAATATCTTTTCGATTCCAGCTATACTCGTGGTCAAATAAATCTTCGGAAATACCAAATTCTAATGCCAAATCACGATTGTTAACACGTAAATAATCTTTAATAAGAATATTACCACCAGATTCTAGATTAAGATTACGAAGTTCTTCTGCCTTAACCTTAATAGTTGCTCCACCGGGAATAATTCTCCGCACATTGTTAGAAGTTAGTGTATACCCAACAGGTGAACGTGTAACATTGGTTACGCTTACTAGTTCATCACCATCAACAGTTTTAAATTCATTTGACATTTTTTCTCCTTTTGTCTCGCTATATTAAAATAAGGGGTACTTAAAATTAAGTACCCCTCCTTAAAAACTTTTAATTATCGACTAAGCGATAACTTTCTTGAGCTCAGTGTTAGTGAACTGGCAAATAGAGGGATTAGAAAGAACCGCTACACCAACCTTTTTATAGGTTTGCATATCACGGGACCAGTCATCATTATCCTCTACAGTGCGAACTGCGGTCTGACCCTCAAAAGAAATCTTGACGGGTTTTTCGCCAACAGAAGCAATAATATAAGCCTTAGCTGGGTCAATAGCCTTAACTTTATTGTCAATATCTTCGACAGATTGCTGAAGAATAACTACGTTGTGACCCTTGTAAGTACCAAGGAAACCACGGCGGAATAGGTCATCCTTAATAGAATCGGAAGCCCATGCAGCATCATGTGGAATCATAGTAGACGCAAATTCACGAGTGCAGTAAATGGTAGAATTACCATTACCATAGGAATCAGAAATACCGAGTAGTTTATCAAATTCCTTCTCGTCAAAGCCATTGTGAGATGCTTTGTTTACTGCGGGAAGTGTATCAATAGCAGTATCAAGAGCTTTAGCAATTTCCGCATAGATAGCATCGTCAAGGCCCTCAATCATGATTTCAGTAAAATCAGCGAAAGAGTAACGGCCATCAAGGAATTCCTCAAAGCCAAGACGAATTGCATAACCATAAGCACTTGTATTAACGGTAAGCTGACGACCTTCAAGCATCACAGTTTCGTAACGACCAGCAAGACCAACACTAGTAACAAAAGCTTTTGCGCGTTTGCGGGCAGCTTCGGTAATACGAATGTTAAACACTGGTTTATCGCCCTGTGGAACAGTGATAGTATCAGCAAACTGTTCATACTGTTTCATCACACGAGCAGGAAGAATCTCGTCAATAGTAGAAGAGATTAGCTCAAAGATAGTATTTTCATTACGCTTAAAGGTGTAATAATCTTTGGTTAGTGGAGCAAGTGCGGTACGAAGTGCTTCATTTGCCGCATCAGCAGTATAGGTTTCCTCTTTACCATTAACAGAATAAGTAAGAGGAGTTTTGCTTAGAGTAGCTTTTGCAAGCTTTTTAAGGTCATTAAGATTAAGTTCCATTATTCTAGTCTCCTTTCTTTTACTTATTCAGCTTTAGTAACTTGTAGTTTCACAGCAGGCTGCCCATCAGGAAGAGTAGTTTCCTTCACGACAGTACAAACTAGAGTATCAGTAGCAGTGAGAGCGGCTTTCTTCTCTAGAATACCTTTTGCGCCGGGAACGAGGGTATCGCCAACAGTAAGAGCTTCCTCTTTTACATTGTTGGTAGTGTAAATATCACCAACAGAAAGACGAAACACACGAGGAACCATATTGCTATTTTCTTTAGTCATAGCATAGTCACGATGCATCTGTTTACGCTCGTCATAAAGTTTTTCCTCGTTGAACACCATCATCCAAGGACCAGCACCATCAAAATCAACCATACCCTTGGCAAGGTCATACTTAACAAAAGTACCCTGTTCTAGTACATCAATACCACTCTTTGCAGGTAGCTGTGCATAAACACCACCATCACGAGGAGCGGAAAGGTGATTTGGCTCAACAACAGCGTATTTATCGTGCCCAGCGAGGTCAGTACGCTTTACAGTAATTGCCATTTATTTCCTCCTTAAATTATTTATTTGCGGCGTTACGGAGTAGTTCAATAATTGGGTCAACTACTGCTTCGCCATTTTCACCAGAAACACCAAAAGTAACAGTGGGTTCATTATGTTGAACCGGTTTATCCTCTTGGTCCTCAAAATCAACATTTTTCTTAACATAAAGTAATGCTAATTTAGATTCAATTTCTTCATAAGAATAAGAATCTTTATTTGCTATAATTTCTGCTTTATCATCATCAGAAAGCATATTGTACTTATTAATGAGATTGTCTTTATCAGCAGAAATGCGGTCTGCCTTGAAGGAACGCAATTCTTCTACTTCTTGTTCAAGATTAGAATATTTCTCTTGTAGGGAAGTGAGTTCCTCTTTTAGATTAGATAGTTCTTCCTCATTTTCGGCAAATTTTTCTGCCGTGTATTCATCTTCTTGGTGACTATTTTCTACAACAGGTTCTACTTCGCCTTCCGCGGGGTTCTCAGTGAAGTCCGCATTCTGGTCAAGAGGTTCTTCTTCATTAGTAAAAGTATCGTCTACTTTTTCGGTAGAATCAGAATTATCAGTACCACTTTCAGAAAAATCTTCTTCTGGCTCTGCTGGTACATCTTCTTTTTCCGCAAGAGCAAATTTGAGTTCATTCATCATATTGTATAAAGTAGTGGTAAAGTTTTCTTTAGAGAATTTATCACTAATATTAGGTGCTTCAATAGATGCACCTTCAAAACATGGTTCTACGTCATTACCTAGAACACATAGCTTTGTAAAACTAGCGTCATTAATAATAAAAAACTCAATCCCAGTTTCACTATCTTCTACCCAGTGACCATCAAGATTTTCGCCATCTAGTTCCATAGACTGACCCATGCCTTCTTTAACACAGCGTTCAATTTCTGGATACTGACCAGTCCAAAGGTAAGCAGTGGTCATAAGATACGTGCGGTCAACGGTGTTACCAAATTCATCATAATCAGTAAAATCTTTAAACCAGACTTTAGCATCCGGCGCAACAAAACCATAAGGGACTGTCGCACAATCAAAAGTGATTTCACCATTTTCAATGTGAATGATTTCACCGTGGTCGCCAAAATCGTCAATGTCTTTACGATAAGCACCAACGATAGGGCAAGCACGTAATGTTTCAGACATCTTCATAGCAGTTTCTTTATCAATATAAGAACCATTGCGGTTCTTGCCAAGATAAAGAACTTTTACATCTGCTTTAGAAATGCCGGGATTGAGGGCATCCGCCGCTAGATTTACAAACTCTGGAGCCGCAATAGTGGCAACAGAAGTATTTCGTAGCATTTATCCCTCCGCTTCTTCATTTTGAATTGTTTTATCGCTTTTTTCATCATCAGCCAAGCTAGGACGCCCACCTTGCGGATTGTCAACGGAGGGAGCGATTTCTTTATTGTCTTTGTTGCTTAAAGTATTGGATGATTTAAGTGGAACAAAGACATCATTCAAATTAAGTATATTGTTCTCAAAGTAAGATGACATAATAACCATACTTTGAGATTGTCCAAGAGCCACAAGTGGTAATACTTTAGAATATCCAAGAGTAGCTAATTCCTTATATTTTGCGGACAAATCTTTGTAATTGTAAACAGTTGTTGGCAAAATTTGGAATTTATAGTATATTCTATTTGGACTCTTGTTAAAAGTAGATAACAAACTTTGCGCGAAATCCTCAAATTGAAGAATTAAATTGCTAAAAGTTGCTTCATCATTTAAGATTGATTTTTCAAGAGCAAGATTACCATCAGCATTAAATAGGTTTTGACCTGTTCCCGCCTCATTGTAAACTGTTCTCTCGATCTTTTCTAGCTGGTCTACAGAACTAACAGAACTGTGGTCAGCCATGTCCGCAACTTTAACATCCGCAAAAGTTGTTAAAACATCTACTCCAACTGCTTCAGATAGCATATTAACAGCGTTAGCATGAAGTTGTTGTGCTTCTGTAATATCAAAGACCAAATCTCCATTTTTGTCTATTGGCATAGTCTGGATAATAATCTTTAATATTTGCTGCAACATTTTCTTTTTGTCAAGGTCTTGAGCATCAGCCAAGTCAATTAGTTTAGGAATAACCGGTGCGAACAATGGTGCGTCATTATTGCTAAGGTTAAACTTAACTGCTTTTGTAGTGTCCAAGAGAAACCAACCCAAATCGTCTCCATTGAAATCAACGGCAAGTGTTCCGTTCTTATAGGCTAAGTAGGCTTTTTGGAACTCTTTGGGCCACATCTTTAACACTCTTGACCTATACTCTGCGTCAGAAAATGCGCTATCGAAGTATTTTATATTAAACTCTACTGCATAGCGGCCATTAAGCTTATAGCGGCTGCGGCAATAGGCAGTTGGTAAATCTTGTAAGACAGTTGCAGTCTGGCTATCCAAATGATAACCATAATAGCAGCCATCTTTTACAACAGCTAAAGCAATATCGCCTAGTGTCTTTTTTAATTGTGAATTATCTAAATAAGATAAGGCTTTATACCAATTCTTTTTAATTCTTTCTTTAGCTTTATCTGTGTCATCTCCCGCATATACTAGCGGAGTTACATACCAATCATATTTGTAAAGGTATGCCATATAACGACATAGACGACTATAAATACCATTTGAATTAAAGAATAGATTGGAGTATGCCCGCAAGCTTGATATATTAGATTGTTGGAGTGCTTTTTCAACATCTTCTTTTTTTACTCCACGGCGCGAAGTAAAAGAAGAGCCACCATATAATGCGGTATCTATCGAAACATCATTTGCAAGTTTTTTTCCACCAACCATAATTTTATTAAAAGAAAGTGATTCTGCCTTGTCTTTTTCACTAGAAACAAGACGAAAATCTCGTTCTGCTTTATTGCGATAAAAAGCCAAACTAATACCTCCTTTTAATAACCGGCTGCCCGCATAATATAGTCATAATTCACATTTGGTTCATCATAATATGGAATAGTAACCAAATTTAAGTTATGGTCTATACAATATTGGCGCTTTTTAATATCATTTTGTTTTTGGGCATAAAGGGCGCGTTCACCGCCAAAATGCGGCACAGGAACATAATGTTGTCTACCCTGCGCCTCAATAAGAAAATCTATGTTATTGTCATCATCAAATACACAAAAATCAAATCGTAGTGCGCGTCCGCTTTTCCCAATAAGCCCCGGAAATTCATATTCTTCTTCAAAAGGCAATCCAGCTTCCAAAAGAATATCAAAAATTTTTCTTTCTAAGCGTGAATCCCGCATAAAAACTCCTTTTAATATCATAACTAATATATATAAAAATAGGGCAAAAGAAGTTTTCCACTTTCGCCCAATTTTATTAAATTAATATAATTAATTATGTTTTGTGTAAAGGATGAGGTCTTTGAGATTTCTGCGGGAACGCCGTTCTCGTTTTTCTTCTTTGAATCTACACCAATAGAGTCCATAAATAAGAGCAGAAACCTTGTCCTTTTTGATGCGGCGAGTCGCTTGTTTAAGTTTAATCAGTGCACCATCATTAACAGAAATAAGATTCATCATCTGACTTTTCAGGATTGATGTTTCTACGTATGGCCGCATGTAATCTTCACGCTGACTTGCGGTCATTGATTTCCCTTGGTCTGTACCCATAAGTCTATTGCGGGCTAAGCCATCATCAAGTAAGAAATGAATCTTACCATTTTTCATAAGAATTTGACAATAGGCAAATAGAGCAGAATTTATTACATTATTTGCTTTCATAAGGTAAAGAGCATTTTTAATAGTATTATCTGTCTCAAACTGTCTATAGACCTTATCTTCATCGTTGTAAACGCCAAAGTTGTAAAGAGTTTCTCCTGTTCTAGGGTCTACTTGGTCACGAACAAGGAAATCTACTAAACCAATACCAAGACCATTCGCGTCAAGAACACACATGCTACAATGGTATCTATTAAATATTTCTTTTATTCGTATTGCTTGCATTTCAAAGTGACCAGATGGTATGGTATAAATATTAACTACTTTTTTGATTGTTTCTCTTGCACCTTTTTTGTAAGGTGTATCTTTAATAACAATAACTTCTGTTAAGTCAGATTTTCTACCTACGTCAACACCTAAAATATATTCTGCATTTTCACTAGTACGCCTATCATAGGCATTTTCCGCATAATCAATTACTCGTGCGGAATCAAATGCAGTTGGATTGAAGAAAGCGCCCTCTACTTGTCCTTCCCATAGACTTTCCATTTATATTCATTGCGGTTCGCTAGACCGCAATCGCTTATTTAAAAGCTGCTTCATGTTTCCATAAAGATTAGACTATATCTTCTAGTATGGCATTTCGATAATGCTTATTATCTACGTCTTACGACTAGTCGTTGAACCTTTTCCATTTTATAGGAATTTGGCTGCTGATTGTCCATTTATCTCTTTTATTTTCAAACATTCACACTTGCTCTTTCGAGCTATGTTGTAGTTAAAAAAGCTTTGGGAGTTTCCAGCAATTAACCATATTTATAGAGTACATAATAAATTTATACTCTCGTCTAAAACCTGCTTCATCCATAGAATTATCCATCTCTTGGGATTTAATGAAGTCTGCTGGCTGTAGACCTTCTACGACTGGTATTCGCCAATCGCCGCCTAAGATAAATCCTTCATTATTATTTCTATCGCCAATAGTACGACATAAAGTATCAATAAGTTTATCATAGGCAAATGTATTTTTATAACCTGCGGAAGTAACAAACATAGAACTTTGATTTAATATTTCGTTTGGGTCTGGTAAATTGCCTGCTATCTTGCGGGAAACGACAAGAGTTGGCATGATAATTTCTGTTAGTTTCTCTTGGTCTACTTTGGCTGCTTCTTCTACTAATAGTGATTGGAAACGTTGACCACGAGTTGTTTCAGCCATTGCCGCATTGCACAAAGTACTATCATTTTTGAAAGCATATCTGACTGAATCTTTTGTTTGTGATGTTGTCGCTATTTTACCACGTGTATCCCAAATAATTTCATTGCCAAGAGCAGGAACAAGTTTACATATTTCTTCCATCTTAGAACCAATGATAGCTGCGGACTGCGCTTTACCATCTGCCGCAGCTGCAATAGAGGCACCGGGATATAGGATTGCTTTAATCATTAAGGCCATGACCGCAATAAATGATTTAGAAAAACCACGTGAAAATACAAAATAAATAGTTTTGTAACGAAGCATGATGCGGAGAGTCATGCGCTGGATAAAATAAAAGTTAAATTTGTTTTCTGGATTAAGAGAACATAAATAATCTACAAATTTATCTGGATATAATCGCCAATAGGAAATAATCTTTTGATATTTTTCTATGTTCTGTTTAACTTCTTCTTTATCTATTTCTTGTAAATCTGTAGGTTTTTCCTTTTTCTTATCCATTTTCCGCAAAATATCACTAAGAGCCATAAGGATGCCTTTCCCAATAAGGAAGTGCAAAAACTCTCTTTGCTTCTTCTTCAAACAGTTCTTCAAATGTTCTATTATCTTTGAGTGCTTCAAGTTCAAGTTCTTCTTTAGTCTTGAAACCATCTTTGATAATATCATCTACTGATTTTGCTTTATTGCTATCTGCTTTCATGAGATAAGATTCAATTAGACCACTAAGTCCCAAGTCATCTTTTACCAAGTGGTCAAGATAGCTTTTCATATCTTTAATACAAAAATCTACCTTATCTTTTGGATAATCTATTGGATTGTCGTAACAGGGAATTGCCCCGCCTTCTTGTTCAACAAAAGCAACTAATTCTCCAATAGAATCAATATCACGTTTAACTTCTTCTTTTGCTTGTGCTTCTGTGAACTTACCCGATTTCCGCATCTGTTCAAAGACTGCGGCTAAATCACGATAAGATTTGATATCGCCTACATCTAGTGCTTGGTCCATTTTAAGGGATGTGCGACAAATGTTCTTTAAAACTTGTTCACGGTCAATAGACAGCTCATATTCCGCAGCGTACTTTTGGAATAAATCCTCTAATACTACCCACTCTGATGGTTTGTAATGAATACCCCATTTAATACTTAGATATTTAATATCTTCTGGTGTTAATTCTGATTGGAGTTCTGATTCATTTACTCCTACCACATCTGGAATAAGTGGTGGTGCCTGTCCAAGAGCAACAGGATTAGTAAGTGGTGTTGCATCACCTATTGGTGTTGTCATTGTTGGTTGTAATTGTCTTGCGGAAGATACTAAATTAGGTACACTATTCACAACTGTCATTTTGGCTGCGATTGCTCTATCAGCTATCTCTTGCGGGCTAAGGTTGCTAGTAACATTAGAGAGTGGATTTTGCTTTATGGCTAATTCTTCTGCTTTTTTCATAGTTTTTTCTAACTCTCTATGATAAGCCATACCCTCAGATGTGTATAGAGATGGTTGCGTTACTGCCTGTTTATAAAGTATTTCTGTATCTGTTTTTTCCAATGGTGTCAAGGTATGATATTCTGTTTCAGTTATCTCACCTTTCATTAACTTGTTTTTTAAATCTTCTTCATACTCTTCAACAGACATGCCTGTATCTTCTTTTATTTTCTTTGCTTGTGCGGTACGTGCGGACATAAATTTCTCTGAATCAGCAAACGTATACTTCATGTATTGAGATATACGCATTGTCCGCAAGTATAATCCAAGTACAGACCTACCATTAAACTTGGCAGGATTTTTCATGTATTGTTTATTGAAGATAGAGTTCCATATTGTTTCTATGTATGGTACATCAAATTCTTTTAAAATCCATAAAAAAGTATTAGGGTCACGATTATCTATGTGTGCAGTAAGACAATCTTTACAAACAGGGTATTTACTACCATCTTTTCTTGAATAAAAATATTGGTTATCCCATTGGGGTCTCCCGCACTTCTGACATATCATTTTCTTTCTATCAGTTGTATTAGAATATCCGCCCTTACTTTTGGTACCATTAGGATTTCTAGGTCTACCCAATCAAATGACCTCCTTTCCCAAGAGTAAAGAGATAATAGATTAATTAATTAGTTTTTGTTCTACACTTGCGGCAAATGGAGTAATATTTGCTTTTACCATTTGGTCCATAGAAGAATGGATGTAATGGTTTCACTTCTCCGCATCTCCCGCACTTGTACCAGTAATATTTATTTGTTTTAGTAGGGTCTTTCTGTAAGTAATACCATACTAAATAGTGACGAATAGCTTCTTCTGCTATTAGTTTAGGTATACGTTTAGTCCATACTGTAGAGTAGTATTGTTCACTATGATTAGCATTATAGGTAGAATTAAGTTTAGTAGCTATTTCCTCATTAGGCATCTTATCTATCTTGTATACTAATAGGTCATATAGCATACCTTCTGTACCTATTGCTTTATCACATAGATTCTCTAGGTCTAGTAGCAACCACCGCATATCACTATCTAAATCTGTATAACATTCTTGTTTTAATTGTTGGTAATACTTTAGTAGGAATCTAATATGGTCTTTATTGAATAGGGAGATTAGACCATTTGATTTAGGCATACCTGTACTATCATCTAACGTAATATCTTCATTGAGGGATACATGGGATAAAGTTTTAATAGAAGATAGTATTTTTTCTCCCCTTTTCCCGCACTTACGATTAGATTTTACTAAATAGATTTGTTGCCACATCTCCATAATTTGTTTCTTTATTTGGTATCTAGTTTTTCCTTCTGCTTTGGCTAAAGATTTCTTTAACTTTCCAATAGTGATTAGATAGTCTGCTATGATTGGCATATTATCTATATCTTCTGCGGAAATATCCTCACGATGGTCTAATAGTTGATTTTTATCTGGGTTTATCCGCACGTATAGTCTATCTTCTCCTACTTCTGGATTAGAAGTAATTTCATCTAGTGATTGTTGACGCTTAGCTATAGTAACTTCTCTATTATTGGTAATGATTTGATATTCTTGTTTCTTTTCGTATTTAGTTTGTCCACTTTCTTTAGTTTTTAAAATATAGTCTGTCATATTTTCTAAATAACTAGGAGTTGTGTAATGGGCTTCCCGCAACTCTTTCTTAGCTTGCTCAACTCTATCTTCACTATTTTTTAATGTGAAGTCTAACAAAAGTTTACACCTTCTTTATAAATAGTCTTTTAACTTACAAAGTTATTATACCATAATAATATAAATTTGTCAAAGTATTTATTAAATTTTTTATATTTTTGTTTGTTTTACCAATACTCTTTTTTACCAATACTCAAAATCTATATACGTGTACCCTATACGGGTAACTAAAAAAATAAAGTAATCAATTAAATAAAAATAGATTAAATAAAAAAATAATTTAATTGATTACTTCACTTTATTTAGCAATAACATTTACTACTCAACGACCCCTTGTAGTACCAATAACCCAAGGTCATTACTATAATTAGTAACCCTCTGGTCGGCAAGCTAGGCGCTATAATCTATAATCATTTCCAATAGTAAGTTAGAATAATCTTTCTTTTTTATTGGTTTACCAATAATAGTCTTTCTTTTTTACTCTTTTTTGCTTTTAGTGCTTTTTTAATAGCCGCTATCGCGTGCTATTAAAAAAGGTGAGCTGGCTGGCGCCAGCCGCCAAGAGCAATGATTAAGTAAGTTAAATATAATAATAAAATAATAAATTAATTAATTAAATAATTAAATAATTAAATAATTAAATAATAATTGCGGGAAATGGTAAGGTAAATGACTCACTTACGTTCGTCTATAATAGCCGCTTGCGCTAATCACTATTACGAGATTAAAATGGCTGTTATTTTTACGTGTTCCAACCCCTCATTTCCACTCTAGGCGAGGACACCTAGGGATTATTAGCCTAATCTAATTCCAAGGCATAGCTAATCTTGATAATTGGCAAAAAACAATTATGTTCCAAGAGCAAAGAGTAAATTTTCCAAAAGTCAAGAAATTTTATTCAGGCTATGCGGGAAATCCTTACCTGCGGGCAAGCCTACCAAATTTTAGGCAATATATTTTTACCCGTTTTTGTCCAGTCAATTTCCCGCATACGGTCATTCACGGGATTGCCGTTTAGAAAGTTGCGTAGTATTGGGAAAAATAAGGATTATAAGATAGTGGAAGAGCAATGTGTCTCAGTGCAAGTACGGGTTATGGCTATTCCCGCACGCTGTACACTATACACCCAGAAAATTGACAAAGGTGTATTGCTCTCTTAAACCACGATTATTCAACTCTACCCTAGTGGGAGGTGTCTTTTTGCTAAACTGACTTCGCTTCGCTCGTCTGATTCTCTTGGAAGCGAGTCAATAGCTGCCGACCGGGAACGGCAATATGATTAGGTTTTACTTAAATTATTTGGCATACTTGCTATAGACATAACTGTAGCTTTGTCACCACGGCATTTTTTCAGTGGTTCGTGCCCAAATAATACACATAACCCTTAGCTATGCGCGACAGTTTTACGACTTAGTTTGTCGAGGTCTATTCTATTTTAAGAGCCTGTTTTTTGGCTCAATAATATTATACCACCTTTTTATAATTTGTAAACACTTTTTTATAAAAAATTTTGTTCGCTTCGCTCACTTTTTAGAGAAAATAGAGAAAATTTTTTGGCTATTGGATGCGGGATTTAGGTTATTGGTATTTTAATATTTGGTGATTTTTGATTGTGGTGGGGGATGTGTGGTGCAAGGCTCCCATTTCAAACTCTCCCCGCGCATTTCCTAGAACCACCCCCCCGGTACTGAACGGCTGGCTCGACTGGACACCGTGCAAACCAAGCCCAACAACACAACACACAACACACGCAATCACCAGTAATACTACTAGAACATTCGTTTCACAAACTACTAGCACACTTTTTTGTCTTTATCAAATAAAAAATCTTGTCAATGCCAAAAAATCTAAAAGTGTAGAAAATGTGGAGATAAAATCAGTAGTGATTTCTCGCGCATAAATACCGCGCTACACGGTATACTAATGCCAACAGGGAAGTAAAGGACTTCCCGCGAAACCGTGGCGGGGCTACCGCCGGAAAGAAGGAATTATGTACGAGGTTACTACTGACATTTCGCGCGCGAGAACGAGAGTGGAAACACGTTTGCATACAGCACAGAGACGTTTAAAATACAAAAAAATCCCGCCGATTACTCAGCGGTAAATGATGCGGCCATCAAAGCCGCGAAAAAATTAGTAGATTTAGGCATGGCATACGCGGAGGCATAAAATGGAAAAATTAAACACTTGTGTGTTCGGTCTTAATGTTTGTATAGCCGCATATTCTTACGCTGATATACTCTTTTATGACGGCGTGCAGCCGGACATGATAGCGGTTTTAGTCGCTAGTGTCCTAGCTGCTGCACTCATAGCAGCAGAAGGCAAGGAGTAATTCATGCGCATATACATGGACATGGACGGCACACTCCTAGACCTCTACGGGGTCATGGGCTGGCTGGAAATGCTCAGAGAGGAGGACGCGACCCCTTATCGTGTCGCGCCTGCTCTTGTTAATCCTGAGCAGCTTTGCAAAGCTATGCGGGCTATGCGGGCTATCGGGGTAACCTTTGGCATAATCTCATGGAGCGCTAAAGACGCCACGCCCGCATATAAAAAATCCATTAGGCGCGAAAAAGTCGAATCGCTTAAAAAGTTAGGCATTTACAACCTACTGGACGAGGTGCACGTGGTAGCATACGGGACACCAAAGTGCAAGGTGGCGCGCGTAAAAGGCGGCTACCTTGTGGACGATGAGCCGCAAGCGTGGGCACCTGACCGGCTTATCAATGCGGAAGTCTTTAGGGAATTCATTCAACAATTTTAATTCAACCATTGGGAAGGATAAAAAAAATTATGGCAAATTACATTGTGATAGACACTGAAACAGCTAATCTTATCAATTACAAGGATGGACAGGCGCATCCAGAAACGGCGCTGGTGTACGACATAGGTTATCTTATAGTTAGTACGACTGGTGTGACACTTGCAGAGCGTAGCTACATAGCGAGCGAGGTTTTCGCCATGCGTGAGCGTATGAGCAGCGCATACTACAGCGAGAAACTACCACAGTACAGAGACGGCGGGGGATTGACCTCGTCTAACTTGTGGCAAGTTGATAGCTTCTTAAACATTTTTCAGCAGTTCAAGCAAGATATTAAAGATTTCAGTATTAAAGAAATCTATGCGTACAATATAAACTTTGACAAAACAGCACTAAATCACACGCTGAGGTATTTGTCAAACGGCTACCAAAAATATTTTTTCCCATACGGGGTGAAAATTAAGGATATTTGGGATATGGCGCAGGTGATCACCTGCGCTAAAAAATATTTATTATTTTGCGGGAAAAATAACTACGTAACAGCCAAAGGCAATCCGCAAACATCAGCAGAAGTGGTATACCGCTATTTATCAGGAAAAACAGAATTTAAGGAAAGGCATACAGCTCTAGAAGATTGCTACATTGAAAATTTTATACTTAAAAAAGTTAAGAGCAGGAAAAAGAAAACGCCAAAAACCATTGGGCAAGGTTGGCGCGCTCCAGCTAAAAAATATAAAGAACTTTAATTATCGCCATTAGATAATTAAGAAAAATTAGGTACTGGTAGAAATACCAGTACCTTTTTTATGCGGAAATGATTAAAAGTTTGATAAAAATGATTAAAACTTTTATACCAGTCAGTTCAATATTTTATTTAACTTTTTGATTCTTGCGGGCAAAACTGCAACATCTACCTGCAGATTCCCGCAAATGTGGAGGAATTGTGGAGACACATTATTATCAGTTGCACATTGCCTATGTTCGCGTATAGTAGTTATCAGTTGGAGGGGATACACCAACGGGACGAAAGGAGCAACTCAGTCCCCTCGCGCGAGGCATAGCGCTAGGAATGCCAATTTTATAAATGCGGGAAAGGCCCGCGCAAAAGCCGGAAAACCGGCGGAGTGGAGAAGTTATGAAACTCAGCAAGAAAGCAGCTACAAACCTTATTGCATTGACATACGGCAAAGGCTTGAGCCTTGAGGAGGCTCTTGAGCGCGAGAATCTCAAAGACATCACAGAGAATGACCTCCGTGAGGCGGTGGCAACTCTGTACAAGGTTACCATTAAGAAAGAGACTACTCAACAATCAAAAGCGCGTTATATCGCCGAAGGCGTTGCCGCAAACATCGGCGTTGGGAACACCTTTGTGAGTGATGTTGTCACTCACGCCGCCGAGACAGCAGACATCAAGCCGGTAAGCGTTATCAGCGCCGGAAAGCGTTGCGGCTTGTGGAAGCGTGTCCCCTCGATGGGGAAAGCTCTTTATGAGGTCATTGCGACCGCATAGCCTTACGGCACATACACACATATAATTGTACCGCTCAGCAGCCAAGCACCTGAGCGGTACTTTTTTTATGCCATTTTCTTTTTCTATTTATGCAGGTAAACGGCTTATTGTGAGCCATTCTAACGGCTTAAAATTAAAAAGACGGGTATTTATACACTAAAAACAAAACCACACCTCAGAATGGCTCACAAACATTCTTACAGCATTTTAGCAGTTGCGGGACAGTATTAGACGTATGAGGGCGCGATAAATGAATAGTTGCTCATTTATTAAAAGTTTATACTGGTGTTCATTTATCGCGGACTCATGCGGAAAATTGAACACTCGATCTCAACTAGAGGGTTAATGTTCAATTTTAATGCCCGCGACCATGAAATTGAACGCAACCGAGCCGCAGGCAGACGGGCGTTTACGACCGTACCACCTTTCACCCCCCGCGCATATGGAAAATTTCTATAGATTTGGCATAAAATTCTAATACCTTCTAACGAATCCCAAAACCTCTGTCCTATATAAAGTCTTTTCATTTTCCGCATCCACTTCCTATAAAACATCTTACTAATTCTTTGCTATTGGATGCTAACCACTATATAGAAAAATTATAGGATTTTCCGCATCAAAATCTAAACCATATATCCAAGAGCAAACAATAACATCTTATATAAGAATCTAAATTAACAACTACGGTAATTGGCTAGTTTTTACCAAGGCAATTGGCTAGTTTTTACCAAGGCAATTGGCTAGTTTTTAGTAAGGAAGTTGGCAAAAATAAGCAAACATTAGTGAACCAAGAGCAAAAGATAAGTGATTGTAAGCTGCGGGATAGTGATTGCAAAATTTTTCATACTAACAGGTATACCCGCAGATAACTTCTGTAGAATAGTTAGAATATATTTCATGCGGGAAATTGCACCATCTACCTGCACTTACAATTTTTATTTGTACCCGCAGATAGACACTAGTGAGCCGAACATATGTTCGACCCGCACCTAGGCGAACGCAAGTGAGCCACTATAGTTAGCCGCGCCATATACTAATGTCACAAATACCGCACACTATCTCTATTAGTGTAATATATTAGCTACCTTATTTCCCGCATATACTATCTATTTAGTAGCATTTAACTAAAAAATAACAGCCCTAGCCCGCGGCTAAGACTATTATTGCAATTTTATTAAATTAGATATTATATAAGAATTAAAATGTTGTAATTACAACAGAATTCCGCACCTCTTTTCTTAATCACACTACCAACTCTTTGCTCTTGGTAGCGAACGTAGTGAGCAAGCTGGTGTAGGAGAGCGGTTACGCTCGACTACGACAGCAAGGTATAGATATTAGTTGCCTTGAGTTCACCAGTACCCTTCTCAACAGATACCTTATTCTCCTTTACAAGGCGGCGAAGGATTGCGGAAGCCTTTGGAACAGACACACTCAGATTCTTTGCTATAATCTTGGCACTAGCTCCCTCTGGGTCAAAGTTCTCAAGGATAGCGACAACCGCGTCATTCTCCTTCTTCTGGACATACTGCTTAGTAGCATCCGCAATATCATCTTTGTCAGTAAGGAATGATAGTACACCAGTTACAAAGGTCTTAACTTCCGCATCATCAACAGTGTTCTGAATGGTAGTGAACATTTCCTTGTTTGTCATAACAGACAACCTTTCTTTTGGATAGTACCAATACTTTTATATATCAATAACCTTGCGGTCATTGTAGCCATACCCACCAACGGACAAGAGAGGATGGACCGGATGGTTGAATGGAGTAGAACCATCTTTAGGTCCTTTCCCTCTTGCTATATATATTATAACACAAAACTATATCCAAGAGCAAGAAGAAATATGCGGGAATTGGTACTAAAAATTGAAAACCATTTTAAAAATTGAAATTCATTTTTGGAATTGAAAATGGAAATTGAAAATGAAATTTGAAAATTAAAATTGAAATTGAAAATTACTTTTGGAATTGAAAATTAAAAAATGAAAATTATTTTTAATAATTCTTTTTAATTAATTAATTTATTTTTAATTTAATTATTTATTTTTTTTAATTTATTTTTTAATCCAATATTTATTAATTAATTTAATTAAAAAATT